TGAGCTCATCAGCTCTAACCATGCCGCGGCTTGTATATATTTTATGATTTGGAGTAACTTGTATAAGAGACCCATTTTCAAGCTCTATCTCTAAAAAATATGTATAAGAATTACTTTTAATCAAATTTTTCCATGTGTTGATTACGGGTTTTAACTCTTCCTTGTGTGTACTACAGTTATATGACTTAACTATATCCCCTACTTTAATATCTTGTATTTTTTTGTATCCCTTATCAGTTGTTATGAGCGTATTTGAACGTAAGCATTCATCAACAATAAGAAGATCGATTGTTTCAAGCCATGAAAGATCGCTATTCTTACTTTGTAGGATGCCAAGATTGGCAACAATAATATCTGAATTTAAATCTAAATCATCGTCACCAGTCCACTTAGAAACACTGAATGGAACGCCGTAATCAGTAAAATCCTGTGCCGTCTGCTCTACTAACCCTCTATCAGGAACAATAAAGAGAGCCTTAAAGCTCCCCTTGTTATACGTTGATCTATACAGTGTATACACTTTAGTTATTAATGATGCAGATGTAAGTGTTTTACCGCCAGCTGTGGCTAGAATTACTGTACCTCTACCTAATCCTAGACATTTTTTAACAATATCTTCTTGATAATTTCTAAGAGGAAGTTTGAGCTTAGGTAACTCATAATTGAAATCTAATTGCTGTTGCCAAGTATGTCGTGCAGGGTATACAACATCTTGAAGTTCTCTTGTACTTGTTACTTCCCCAACGTAATTACAGCTACGAATATAATCTTTTATAGCAAAATACAAACACGGCTCAAAACGACCGGTTGGTGTAATTGCGTAAGTTCTCGGTGGCATAAACCGTCCATACCTACGCATAAACACTGCTGCTTCGTTTTTGACAGAAAAGTGCTCTCTTATATCAGAAAGCATATCACCTGATAAAATTCCTACTTTTTTCTTACTATCGTAGCTAAACTCAATCATCCTATGTCATTTCGAGTTTCATAATCTCGATTAAATTTTTAATGTCAAAAGTAGTGCTACCAAGAATTTTTTCAGACTTTTCAAGTAACTCTACTAACAGTTCAGCTTCTTGAATTTTATTGGTATACTCTTGAATTTTACTGTGTTTATCAGCAGTAGAAGAAATTACAGGTGAAGTTAATTGAACCGGGCTTGTTGCTTTTATTTCAGACATCACTTCATTCTTTGCTGCGTCTCTTTGCTTTTTAAGAGTATTAATAGTCATGCGAGTTCGAATAAGTCTACCTGCCCACTTGTGTTTAATAGCAGGTAAGCGCAATTGATAATCTTTAAGATTAAGTTCGTTAATCTTAAGATCCTCTTCGAGCTCTTTAATGATTTCTTCTAACATTAAGCTTAAGTATATATTAGAGCAATTGTAAATCAATGAGTAATTTTAATAAGCTTTATCTAAGTTTACTGCAAGAAATGGAGAATTCTGCAGCTACAGCGTTTGGTCCAGCAGCAACTGGTGATCACGGGAATCAATTTCCATCTCAGAATGATATGGCCTACGCTCCTGGGGATGCTCGTTGGCCGTTCGGTAAGGAGTTTTTTAACGTAGCTCAGTCAAAAAAGAAGAAAAAAGGTAAAAAGTCAAGGAAGTCAAAAACACCAAAAGTTTCTGTACAGCGTAGAAATTTAGGTCCGTCAATGTAAGTTACTAAATGGACTTAGGTCATTGGCAGTTAGACGATGGGGTTACCGTTACAGGTGATTTTTTTGGTTTTATCTACGAAATAACCAATACTGTCAATAATAAGAAGTATATTGGTAAAAAGCAATGTCATAGTAGACTTAAACGTAAACCACTGAAGGGTAAGAAGAGAAACAGAATTGATTATGTTGACTCTGATTGGCGCGAATATACAAGTTCCTCCAATGAACTTAACGAAGATATTGTAAAATACGGTAAAGATAAGTTTATTTTTAAAATTATAAAAACATGCAATTCAAAATGGGCTCTTGCGTATTATGAAATAAAAGAGCAAATTGACAAGGACGTACTGATGCGCGAGGATTATTACAATGGTATCATAAATGTACGAATTGGTAGGGTTCCAAAGGGAGAGTTGCAGTCTTTTCAAAACAGGTTATAATCTGGATATGATCCAGGAAATATCGCCTGTACAGTATAATTTTAAAATTTTAGATTTTGCTTCAATTTGTAAGGAAATTTCTAGAGTTACAGTAAATGACCTATATTCCTACGGATTACTTGAAAACCCCAAATTTTCACGTGATGTTAAAAAATTGCTTTTACATCATACAATCCATCAAATTTGTGAATATTTTCTAAACAAACACAAACGTACAGCTACTTTTATATACTTTGCAAGAGCTACGTATAATACGGAATTACACGAAATTTACGGTGAATCTGTAATAAATGAGTGGTTATATCAAACCATACTTAAAATTAAAAAAATACTTCCAATTCGAATTCTTATTGGTCATTTACCGTTTACAACTATTAAGTTACAAATTGACGAAAACAGTGGAGATGGCATGGAATTCCTGCAAATGGTAAGAACTTACGCAGATTGGCATAATACTGACAAATACACGTTTAGTAGTATCAAACTGTATGTAGCACGTCATGGTCTGACGTTTCTAAGTAAAGATTACTTTAATCAATTAAAAACAAAAAACCTCTTATTTGCATAAATAATTGTGTGAAATTCACTGATCGTATTGATAATTATCTTTCCCTTTTAAATGAGCAAGACCCTGGAGCTGAAGCAGCTCCAGCTGCTGACGCCACTACACCTGATCCAAACGCAGCTCAACCTGCTGCAGGTGGAGAACAGCAGCCAACACAGATTGCACCCGCTGGATACGTAGATCTTGTTAAGTTATTAGTCAAAGCAACAGCAATGAATTTTCCTGAAGGTGACCTTGATCAATTATATCAAACTGAAGTTACAAAAGAAAATGCATTTATTGTAAAAAATGCTGTAAAAGATGCATTAACGATGTATGAGGGTGATAACATGGTGCGTTTAGATAACCCTAATTATAAAAAATTTCTCGATTCAATCAATACAAATAATCTCTATCTAAAGCTTGATAAAATTAAGTCGATCATTAACAGTAGAGCCTAATAATATGTACAAAAGCTTAAAAGATGTATACGTAAACGAATCGTTTGCACGACCAGTGCCACCGCCCTACATGCGCTATGTACCAGTTGGTGTACTTAACGAGGGCGGTGCAGGTGGTCATATGACTCATCCTTACGAAATGGCTGGCGTTAATACTGGCAAAGATTTGATTAACGTTTTTGAAGAAGCTGTTAAAGCAATTCAATCTGAGCGCCCGGCGGTAAAGATTGATGGATCAAATGTATCAATTAAAATTGCAAGAAACCTTGATGGTAGCATTTATTATAATGCTGAAGGACATATGGAGTTTGGTGTAGAACGTGGTACTAAGAAGGAAGATGACATAAGAGGTGTTACATTAGATAGACTTGGTTCAAGATTTGTTAATAAAACAGATCCTACAAAACCACATGGCTTAATTGAAGCTGGTAGTATTATTCTCAATATTTTTAATACCGCACTGCCTTCAATTGAAAATGATCTTAAGAAATTAAAATTCTTTGGTAAAGAAAAACAGCACTTCTTTAATATGGAGTATGTTTACGGTCAAACAAATGTTGTTGGGTATAACAAAAATTTCTTAGCTATTCACGGTGTTAATGAAATTGATCTTGCTACGAGAAAAGCTCGTGAAGTTAACTATAACAAAAATGTTTTAGAAGATGTTATTAAGAAAATTCGTCCTATTGCTAAGCAGGCAGGTTTTGATGTTTATAGTTCAATTCCAGCTGAGCTCGAGGAGGGTACAGAAGATGTAGATTTTAGTCCAGCTCTTAATTCTGAATTAACTGTATTATATACACCTGATCACGCAGTTACAAAGAGACTTGCTGCATGGTTGAATGAAGCTCACAGTCCAGCTGGCAAGATGATTACTCTTGCTGATAACAAGAAGGTAAGTCCATTTAGTAAGAAAAATTATGATATTGTAGCAGGTCGTATTCCGTTAAATACAGCAATCAAGGATAGCAATGATGTTGTTATTAAGCAAGCTGTTGACGGTGCTGTATTCGTACAGGCTACAATCTTAATGGGTCAAATCTTAAAGAATGCTTTACAATCTGAAATCGGTCATGTTGGTGCTCACGAAGGTATTGTTGTACGTAATTTAATGTATAAGGGTAAGCCGGTTGGTATTCCTATCAAATTTACAGGTGACTTTATTATTGGTAAGGAGCAGGGTAAGTTTGCAAAAGAGCAAGATAATGAAGATGTAGGGCCTATTATACCAGCTTCAAACGATTACTTAGCTAATTCAAGAAATGGTGTTAATAACTTAATTGGTAATCAAACTATGCAGGGTTCTAATCGATCAATTGCAGATGTACCTTCACCAAATTTAGGTGCAACATGGGGTAGTTAATTATGAAATTTGATCGTTACGTGCAGCTTGTTCTTGAGTCTATTAATAATAATAAATTTATTGTTTTAATTCCTGGTGGATTCAAGCCACCGACAGCTGGTCATATGCATTTAATTGCAAGTTATAACAATAATCCGCAAGTAGAAAAGGTTATTGTATTAATTGGTCCAAAGGAACGTGACGGTATTACACGTGAACAGTCTCTTAAAGTTTTTGATTTATACGGTGTTAGTAGGCTTAATAAAGTTCAGGTTGAATCAACAGAATATAATAATCCGATGCAAGCAGCATTTGAATTTTTAATGAGTGATCCAAGAAGAGAAGAATACAAAAATTTAATTTTTGGTATGGGTGCTTCTGATAAAGGTGGTGACGAGGCTCGTTCTTTTGCTTTTGAGAATTATTTTCAAAAGAACCCTGATAAACTTCCTAAAGGTTTTAGAGTTGGTATACCTCCAATTATTAAGGCAAAGCAGAATAACAGTAAGGAAATTTCAGCAACCGATTTAAGAAAAGCTATTATCAAAGGTGATATAGCTACAGTAAAGGATAATATCCCTGTCGGGGTAGATGTTAATAAGTTTTTAGCTATTTTTAAATAACTTATTTTTTCTTCTTAGCTTCAAGTGCTTTAACACACTCTAAGAGAACCTTTTCAATTGTCTCTGTTGATTCATGACGTACAGTACGTCTGATCTGATTAACAATATTGCTACCACCACGATTGATACTATCGATAAAATCTTGTTCTGTACCCTCTTCAACTTCTTGAGTATGCCCCTCTACTTCATCTCTGTATTGCTCATAATCTTTATAAGCAAATACAGCATTTAAATCGTCAAAAGATTGTGTAATTTTAGCAGCAATCCATGGCTCTAATTCTTCTTCATCCTTAACGAGCTCATGTAACATAGCTGCCATCTTAGCGATTCTAAAGCATTGCTGCTTAGCCATATAACCATTTGTTTCATGAGAATCACGGTGATCTTCAATATCTTCATGATCATAACCACTGTGTGCTGGCTTATCAGCAAACACCATATCATCTTCTTCACTTGCCTCGCATGAACATTTTGGCTTTGATTGCTTACACTTTAAGCATACTCTCATAGGAGCTTGGTTAACTGCACCGTTATTACCATATGCATCAACCCCATCGAGAATACTGCCCATTTCTGTACCTTCTTTATAGATACGTTGATTATAGATCTCGTTTAAAAGATTAAAGTCCTTTGCAAACATACATAATTATTTAGTCTTTAGGTGCATAAATAATTGTATGTCATGTCTATTTGAATCACGCTTTATAGAAGTCCTAAATGAAAAGAAAGCGCCTAGCTTATCTGTTAGACGTGGTGAAAAACTTTCAGTAAAACGCGGCGGTGGGTTAACTGCCAAAGGTAGAGCAAAATATAATAGAGCTACCGGCTCACATCTTAAGGCTCCAGTTACTGGTAAAGTTAAGAGAGGATCTAAAGCATCAAAGCGTAGAAAGAGTTTTTGCTCCCGTAGTAAGGCTTGGATTCCAGCTGGAGGTTGTGCTGGTAAAAATACACGTGGATGTGCAGCAAGAAGGAGATGGAAATGCTAACATTTAAACAATTTTTTGTAGAAAAGAAAGTTAAGAGAGATCGTTGCTTAAGAAGAGCTGACTCTGTCTACGGTAAAAAAACTTCTGCGTATAAGTCAGGAGCTGTTGTTAAGTGCCGTCAGGGTAAAATCTGGAAAAAGAAATGAAATTTAATAACCTCGTACAAATACTTATTGAAGATTTTTCAAAAGAAAAAAAGCAAGGTCTTCACGGTTGGTTTTCTCGCAATCACGGCCATGGCTGGGTAGATTGTAAGACAGGTAAACCATGTGGTAGACAGAAAGGTGAAAAGCGTAAAAGCTATCCAGCTTGTCGTCCGACAAAAGCAATGTGTAATAGTAGAAAGAGACTTAAAAAAGGTTCAAAACGAATATCCTGGAAGAAAAAATAACATTATGAAATCATTTAAAGAATTTGTTGAAAGTAGATCAGCAGGCCATCCAAGCAGACCAGTGTTGGGTGTTACCGAAATTATTGATATCGAAGGTATCGGTGAAGTAGAAGCAAAGATTGATAGTGGTAATGAAGCCTATAATGTACTTCTTGGATTAGATATTGAACATCATGGTCATGAAGTAACATTTACAACAGTTAGGGATAAACGCTTAACTTTACCGATGACAGGCAGTGTAGATATTAATATTGGAAGCGGTAATATAGAATCACGACCAACAGTTGAGCTTAATTTTACTATACAAGGAAAACATTACACCGGCGTCACATTCAGTCTCGCAGATCGAGCTCAAAATGATCAGCCGGTGTTAATCGGTGAGCCGTTTGTCAAAAAGATAAACGCTCTTATTGATGTAAAGCAGGGAGATTAACTCCGCATATTCTTTACGAAATCATAAAACTCAGCGCGTGCTGCTGCATCCTCTAGGAAGTCACCGCTAAGCTTAGATGTTTTCATCTCACAACCATCGTGCTTAATACCACGAAGACAAGCACAGGTATGGGTAGCACTCACCATTACAGCTACACCTTGATTCAATTCACATACCTCATTAATCGCGTTATGAATTTGAACCGTGAGACCTTCCTGAATCTGCGGCCGGCGTGCGTAATGCTCAACAATACGATTAAGCTTTGAAAGCCCAATAACACGACCTTCCTGAGATGGAATATAAGCAACGTGTGCTACACCGGTAAAGGCAAGGTGGTGGTGGCTGCACATTGACTTAACAGGAATACCACCTTGGAATACCATACCGTCATATCCGTTAGAAGGGAACGATGTAATGTTTGGTGGATTCTCATAACAACCTGCAGCTAGATCATTTACAAATGCCTTTGCTACTCTCTTAGGAGTACCAGTACTATTTGGATCATTACGCCAATCAAAGCCAAGTGCATCGAGATATACTTCGTATGCAGCAGCTGCTTTTTCAATGATAGCCTGCTTCTCTTCAGCAGTACGTGGATGATTTCCGTTAGCTTCTTTGAGCTTTACTTCTTTTGTATATTCAGACATACCCATATTATACCACCTAATTTTCTGCTTTCAACAATAAATATTGGTAGTGAAGTACGAATTAATAATTGAGAATAGCCTAAAACAAACTGCTCTTAAGAGAGTCCGTATCAAAGTAGATCCAAGTCTTGTATATCAAACAGAAGATCTCTCACAATGCGATGGTTATGAAGGTTATATCCTAGCAGAAACTGGCGATGTACCAAGAGTTCTTGTTATGTCACCGGATGGTGTATCATCAGTGATGGATATACCTCAGCAATTTTTACAAATGTTAATGTCTGATGAGGAGTCAGAAGCATTGAGAGCCTTTAAGGAATATATTTGTACTGTATGTGAACTTGATACATCAACCCCGGAAGCTGAAATTCTATTAAACGCTCCTACAATAGAGGAAGTTGAAGCTATTTTAAAGCAAGTTGGTTTAACTGATGACGAGTTGAAAGTTTTGTATCGATCATTTATTGCAGATAAAGGAGATACAGTTAATGAGGGTGTATTTAGCAATCTTCTAAGTCAGGCTGCAACAGCTACAAAAATGGGAGTAAAGGCTGCCATTAAACCTTCAAATATTGTTAAGGGTGTTGGTAAATTATATGGTGCATTTGTAGGCAAGAAAGGCGGTGCTGCTATTGAAGGTTTAGGTAATTCAATGGCCTCTTTATACAAGACAATTAAAGATCAGAATATAAAGGATGCTCTTAAGAAGCTTGAACGCCCACCTGACGGTAAGGATTTAAGTGTACGTGACAAGGTTAAAATTCAGTTACCGTTAAAAGGTAATATCGAAACGGCGGCCGCTGTTTCAAATGTACAGGGTAATGTAAAGGATGGTAAAGCCATTGTAACTATTGCACCATTACAGAAAGGTTTACCTGTTGATAAAATTGTAGTAGTGGATACTGGTAATGTACGTTCAGAGATTCTATACTATCTAAACGGTAACCAGATTCCTGAGCCTGAAGTTAAGAAAAATAAATGGCCGGTTGATGTTGGCTTACATAAAGTTACTACGGGTTCATGGATTATTAATACAGATATAAGTGATGATAAATTTACAGAATTTGTAAATGAAATTATTGCTACATTAAAGCACGATGAAGTAAAAGATAAATTTGATGTTACTGATCAGCAAATAAACCTCCTATCACGTGCTAAAACAAATAATGACATTAAATCAACTCTCGGGTTAAGAGATCAAGAAGCATTTCAAGAATTATTAGGATATTGGGCTAAATACAATGGCCCAGGTGCAATCAAGTAATATTATGCCATACAATATAAGAAAAGTCAAGAGTGGTTATAAAGTTTGTAAGAAACATGGTAATAAAAAGTGTATGCCTGGAAAGTCTGTAACAAGAAAGAAGGCTCAGGCTCGTATAATAGCAGCTAGTATAAATGAAAGTTTTAATGAGGCAGTCGATCGTATTTTAAAAACTTTCATCTAGACAGTTGCAATTTTTTGACGGTGATTAAGTATTCTTAGATTTGGATGTGAGCGAACGCATCGGGGTTTGGGGAGCCAAAGGCAACCACTATACTTTTTCCGTCTATAGTTGATTTTCTCTCAACTGTCAGTTATAATTTACATATATGAGTAATTACCAATCTACTAAGCTTATTGAGCTCGGATCCTGCGCATTTAGACAATGGAGAGCTACATCACATTGTTCAAAAATTCACGGTTATCAATTACTTGCAAAGTTTTATTTCGCAGCGTCATCCTTAGACGAGAAAAACTGGGTTGTTGACTTTGCAAGCCTTAAAACTTTAAAAGCACAACTTCAAAATCAATTTGATCATACATTGTGTGTAGCTAAAGATGACCCTCTTCTTGAAATATTTCAACACTTACACAATATGGGAGGTTGTGATCTTCGTATTGTTGACGCTGTCGGTATAGAGAAGACAGCTGAGTATTGTTTTAATGCTGCAGCAAATTGGCTCAAAGAGAATTACGGTGATCGTTGCTGGGTGGAGAAAGTTGAGGTATTTGAACACGAAGCGAATTCTGCTATCTACAGTAAGCCAAAACCAATTGTATATTCAACAAGTTTTACTCAGCCTAGCACATATACAACAACTGATCCTGTTACTGCAGCTGCTACAACAGAAACAGTTAACATACCTTCTACTGTTGAAGTTAACGTACAGCCAACGGAAACACCAGCTCCTATTGAAATTCAACCCTTACCTGAACCACCAAAAGGAGTAACTGTAGGACCTGGATCGGTAACCAAAGGTTGGTCTAATCCATTTGGCGGTACTAGTTGGGGTGCCTAATGAATGCTGAGCATCTACAACAGATATACGGTGGTGAGATAAGCGATTATCTCAAACCAAAGTTTGTTGTACAGAGTGAAAATGTATCAAGCTTTGATCCAACAGGAGATATAACAAACATATATAAATCTCAGGTACAGAATAAAGGTGCTATCGATACAAAAGGTTTATTAGGATCAAATATTAATCTTTCTGCTCTTATAGATCAGAGACCACCTGATCCTATGCAACAAATGCTCAATCAAACATTATCAAAGATTGCCCAAGAACACAACTTTGAAGGTGAACCGGGTGTGGATAAGGTTAAAACACCTGAGCTTGTTTTACCAAAAGATCAGACATCTAATGATATTCAACAAGCTCAGGATAATATCCTAGCTGCCTTAGCTGAACTAAAGGCTATGGGTGCTGCTTAACAGACATTGTAGAATGCATAATGTCTTTAAAGACATGTGTTACATATCTACAGAGTGCTGAACGTACAATGTGATCTTCAGTTAACTCTACACAATGTACACCGTGGGATTTTGCATTATCATTATCAAATGCTTTATAAACAGAATTAAAACCTGATTTACCATGTGGAAGATCCGATTGGTCTGGATCACCACAGATAATCATTTTACTAAATTCACCCATACGTGTGAATAAAGTTTGTAATTCTCTTACTGTTAAGTTTTGACTTTCATCACAGCAGATAAACTTTACAGCAAAGTGTAAACCACGTGCAAAGTTAATTGGACAAATTGTTATTCTATTATCCTTGTGTAAACGATGAATGTGAGGTTGAATGATAAGCTCTGAAAACTTTTCATTAAAAGGTGTCATATATACATTAACCTTCTCATTGATATCACCAGGGAGATAACCAAGCTTTGAATCAGAACTCTCAACAGCTGAACGTACGAGAACAATATCTGATACTTTCTTCATATTAAGAAGCTGTAATCCTAGATACATGGAAAGAATCGTCTTAGATGTACCAGCTGGACCTTTAAGGATCATTAATTTTGTATCCTTATCTAAAAAGAGATTAATAATCTCCTTCTGTTTGTCCGTCCAAGGAAGCTCTTTGACGTTGAGAGTAAAATCAATTTTCTCTCTTTGGGCTACATATAGTGATGTGTCAGCTGGTTTTTCAACCGAGATGGCACCCGATGGTGGGGCTACTTTCGCAGCCTTCTTCTTTTTCATCTACAATTATTTAATCAATTTGAGCCTTGATTTACGTAAGGTAAAAAACATTATTACTATATAAATTCAAACCCAATAACGTCACCAACATTGAAATTGTGATTTCGTTTTTGTTTAATTATCCATATACCTTTATTAAAATTTTGTATGAAATTAGATCTATCACAATGATGTTCTGAAATAAACTGTTTTTTATTTCTATATTGTTTATAAAAATTATCGTTAATATAAACTTTAAACGGTTTATCCTGATAATTGCTATAGCTCGGATCCTTATATAGCTTATGTAATGATGCCTTACGTCTTTGTTGATGTAAAGCTTTTCGTTCCTTACTTCTATTTTTAATAGCACACTTTATAGCATCACTATGTTTTTTACCGTATCTGCGTTCAATAATCTCATCTCGATTTGGTAAATGAGCAGTTGTATTACCTCCTGCTGCAGTTCGCTTCACATTATAATACTTACTACCATTATAAAGTAATTCTTTATCTTGTATCATATCCAAATAATATTGCTCCCAAAATAATATATCATCTGCTCTCAACACATATTTCAATATACGTCGTTTAAAATCACCCGGCCGTCTATTGAAAGCCCTTAACATGCGTTTACTTGAACAAATATAAGAATCCTCTACACTACCTTTATGTGAACCAACATAAAACATACAATTATGCCTATCATACCAAATATATACAAACCCACTATATGTCATATTAATATTTATGTAATATGTATGGTTTTTTTCTTTAGTGTTGAAAAATAGAAATTATATCATATAATTTGTCTTAATGAGTGATAATAATACGTTTGAGCTATCTGAGCACTTTTATTCTGTACAATGCGAAGGTATTAGTACTGGTATACCGGCATACTTTATAAGATTAAAAAATTGTAATCTTGCCTGCGGATTTAGTGGTAAGGCTATAGTTGAACTTAAGAGACAAGTAAATGAAACAGAGGGATATATACCTGGTGGTAACATTGTCGGTGACTTACATCAACAAGGTATTGCAACATGGACATGCGATTCTGCACCTGTTTGGCTTAAAGGTGCGCATACGAGCTTTAAGGAGCTTATTGATTCATGGAACGAGCAAGGTATTTTTGAATGGATACGTACAGGTAGAATTCATATGATATGGACAGGCGGTGAGCCAACTATCCCTAAACATCAAAAAGCAATTTCAAACTTTTTATATAACTTTAAACTACAATATGGTGCAATTTCATCTTATAGTGAAATTGAAACAAACGGTTCAATTTATATTGAAGATTATTTATTCAATCAGTTAAATCAAATTAACTGCTCTGTGAAGCTTGCAAATTCTGGCATGGAGCGTGATCGCCGCATCGTACCTGACGCACTCAAGCGTATTATGGAACATGAGAATTATTCATTTAAATTTGTTGTGAGTACAGAGGATGATTTTAAGGAAATTATTAACGATTTTGTTAAACCTTTTGAAATACCGTTTGAAAGAATTTGTATGATGCCAGGTCTCGACAGTCAGGAGGATTATCATGAAAGAACACGCTTTGTACTCGAGATGGCAAAAAAATACGGCTATCGTGGGCTAACACGTCTACATATTAGCGCCTGGGATCGTGCAACAGGTGTTTGATTTATAAACATCAAGGTCTAAATAAAGCTAAATGAGAATTGCAATTGTAGGATCAGCTTGTCAGGGCAAAACAACCCTTGTTAATGATATTGTTAAAACGTGGCCTGCTTATAAAGCTCATGAATCGGGTTATCGTAAGGCTGTAAGAAAGAAAAAGCTCCCTATTAATAAGGAAACTAATAAGAAGACACAAAAAACCATTTTAAAAGAACTAGTTAAGGATCTTAATAGTTACAGAGAAGGTGATAAGGTTATTTTTGATCGCTGTCCATTAGATAATATTGTTTATTCATTATGGGCTGAAGAAAAAGGTACATCTGATATTGACGCAGATTTTATAAAAGAGTGCTTACCCTTAGTACAGGAGAGTATGCATAAGCTTGATATTATTTTTTATCTTCCTATCACAAAAGCTGCTCCTGTTATTCCTATTCCAAGAGAAAATCGTGAAGTTGATTACAATTTTATTAACGAAATTGATAATATCTTCAAAGCATTATCACATCAATACTTTAGAACCGGTACATCACCATTCTTTCCAAAGGAAGATAGACCGCCTATTATTGAGATATTTGGCACACCAGAAGAACGTATAGAGATGATACGCTTATACCTTGATGATCAAGGTGAATTGGTTAATGATGAAAACAGTGTACTGAATACTGAAAATCTAGATCTTATTGAAAAACTCTTAAGAGACCATCAAGAAATTAAGCTAGAAGACGAAGAATGGGAGAAGTTTAAAGGTAATATTATAGTTCCGCCGCCTAAATAATGGTGTGGATAGTTTTAATAAACATTTTAAGTTAATTTTGGAAGATTTGGAAATGCCAAATCGTATTGATGTACGTAAGAGAATTTTTTACCCTAAAAAGTTAAAGGGAATGCTTTCTAAGGAGTTTATTGAATGTTTTAAGGCAGAACGTCAGCGCTTAATTGAGCAAAATGGAATGAGTGCTAAGCAAGTTAATCAAGGAATAGCTAAAGCGCTATTATTTTTTCATTCACGCTTTTAAGCGTTTTGTTGTAGCGGTACAATAACTGCAAGTCTCCAGTATACAGTAACAGGTACTGTCTGAGGTACACCTATACTAACCGTAAATGTTAGTGCTGTACCTGTCCCATCTGAACTTCTTGTAGATGTAATTGATGTTGGTACTACAGCTGCTTGTACAAAGCTTGGAATTGTAGCAGTATTATTACCAGTAAGTAAACTAATTGCAGCTGGACTTGTTAATGAACTCATTAACGTTGATAAACCTGTAGTACCACCAATTGACGCAAGATAACCACTATTAACACCTGATAGTGCTACAAGAGCTGTTAAGCTTTGCAATGATGTTAAGTTGAAGATACTTGATGTACCTGTTGTAGGGATAAAGTCAGTAGCTAGTGTTATGTGAGCAGGTGTAATATTACCTGCAGCAATTAAATTGTTTGGTGTGCTTGCAAAAAACTTATCAAGCGTTACTTGATAAGATGTTAAACCAGTTGGAATTAAAACATTACCACTTCTTTCAATAACAGGTGTAAGACCTGAGTTGTTTATTAAACCTTTTATTAGGTTTGGTATATCAACATTATAAAGTTGATTATAAGTAGGGTCATTTTGTATATTTGACGCAGCACTAAGAATAATGCCATTATGAATTGTAAATTGATTATAAAAACCACTAGGTAATGTTGTACCTGGACCTGCTGCTGTATATACACTCGCCGCAGAAAGATTATTGACAACTATACTATTAAAAATACCCGTATTTGTTACAGAGAGATTATTGGTAACAGTAGCACTACCCGTTACATCAGTCTTTACAACGTTAAACTTATCAAACGTAATAGTTTGGGTACCATTCGTTGTCTGAAGTACTAAAAGATCTGATCCTACAGCGAGTTGTGCTGATGGAAGAGTTAATATACTGACTGTATTACTATTGGTTGGTGTAATTGCCATTTAGAATATTTATGTTAAAATACATGAATACAACTATGGATACTAAAATTGGACTTGGAATTATTACTTGTAATCGTCCTCAGTATCTAAAGGCTCTTTTAGATACATTATCTCAAAGTAATGATCTTGATGAATTAATCATAATAAATGATGGGAAAGAGATAACAGAAATTGATATAAGCCATGTTGCACATATTAACAACAGTACAAATCTCGGTGTTGGTAAATCAAAAAACAAAGCTTTGCGTTATTTGGTAGAGAAAGACTGTGATTACATATTCCTCATTGAGGACGATATGTTAATCCTTGATCAAACAGTGTTTAAACAGTATATTAACGCGAGTATTAAATCCGGTATACATCATTTTAACTTTGGACCTGGATCACCATTTAATCGCAAGCAAACAATAAGAAACTTTGATCTTCATAACAGGCATTTACTAGACGAGGAATCAGAACCTAACCCTAGAGTTATAATCGATTACAAAGATTGTCAAATAGCGTTATATCAACATTGTACTGGAACGTTCTCCTTCTTTACAAGGGAAGTTTTAGATAAAGTTGGTTATATTGATGAAAATTATACAAATGCCTGGGAGCATGTTGATCACACATACAATATTATTAAAGCAGGCTACCACCCACCGTTTTGGTGGTTTGCAGATCTAGCAAATAGCCACAAATTGATTACACCTCAAGCAGACGCTATTAATAATAGTACTACATCTAAAAATACAGATGCATGGATGAAGAATGTGCAATTAAATGCAGAAAAGTATAGAGTAAAACACGGTCACTATCCTGCTCAAGCATCTGATACAAGACAAGAAGATGTCATTACAATTTTAAAGAAATTAAAACAGAAATGAAAAACATAACCCTCGCCTCGTGTTCATATAATACACCTGATGTAACGATTACAATGCTTAGATCGTTTTTTAAGCATCACGATACAACAAATGTATTAATTTGTGAAAATTCAACAAATGAAGATACCGTTAAGCTATTAACAGATAACAATGTACCATTTATTCGCAATCAAGGAGGATTACACTCTCCATCAGTCGATCTTCTTATAGAGAATTGTAAAACTGACTATATGCTACTTGTTGATACTGATATTATCTTCTTAAAAAACCATCAAGATAAGCTTGATGAAGTTCAGCAAATGGATCTTACACTAATGGGTGAGGTATGCGGTGATAGGGGAGGTAAAGCACTCTATAATAGAGTACATCCATGGCATTGCTTCATTAACGTTAAGCATATTAAAGATAATAACATTAAATTTTATGACTATGACAGGCAGATAAAGCGCGATGGTAGTAAGATTTACGATGTTGGCGCAAGTTTTTTTGAAGATGTACGCAAAGCAAAATTAAGAATCGGTAATGTTGTATTGCAGGACTTATATTATAAACATTATGAAGGTATGTCATGGCGTACGTTGAAATATGGTAGTGCTGACGGTAATATTGACGTAGATACAACTGCCACTCACAATAATGCCGAATTATACAAGTACGGTAAATTTATTGAAAGAATGTATCAGCTAGAAATTTCAACCTATAAGGATATAAAAATAAATGCAATATAATGATAGAATATTATTTTCAATCGTAGTACACGATCCGGAGATAATTAACAGATTTGAACAAGATGGTAAGTATAGTCATCTAAAACACTATAACTATCTTCTTGTTGGTAAACATAGTAATGATTATACATCAGATAAGATTATTCAATGTGATAGACTCGCTAACAATATAGAAGACCATAAGAATTATCTTGCTTATACAGCATGGTATGCTGCAGCTCATAATGATATTATACCAGCAAAATATGATTATGTATTTTTCTTAGAGTATGATACAAATTTTACCGATAAGGATGCAATTGATACAATGATACAAAATATCTTTTTAGAAGATAAAAATGTATACGGTACTGATGCGTTTGAAACAACATCATGCTTCTTAGATGGTAGTATTTTTAACTCCTTAGTAGTACAATATCTTGTACAAAATAATATAACAGGATTACCTGCAAAGGATAAACACTGGATGGCAACAAATAACATGGCATTCAAGCGAGAATTTGTAGCCGAATTTTTTAATGATGAGTTTACTAAGAATTTTCTTTTGTTCTTAAACAACGATCGTATGTCGGGTCATAACTTGGAAAGATTCTTATCTGTATATTGTTTTTATAGAAGGAAAAACTTTGGATTTATTAATCCGCATTGCTTGAAACATCAAGCATTAGATAGTCATGATACACAAGGTAGAAACCAAGAGTATGAAAAATTTAAAACTGCTAATAAAATTTCCAACTAGAAATAGACCGGATAAATTTTTTCAAATGCTTGACAAGTACTATTTGTACTTGCGTGATATGAATTTTATGTTTATTGTTTCATGTGATTATGACGATCTAACAATGAACAATGATGATGTGCGTACAAAACTTGACAGCTATCCAAATTTAAAATACTACTTTGGTCACAGTAAATCAAAAATTGAAGCAGTTAATGCTGATATTGACAGTAATACTGACTTTGATATTCTATTACTAGCATCAGATGATATGGAGCCTGTATTACCAGGTTACGATGTCAATATAAAGAGCAAAATGAATGAATATTTTCCAGATACCGATGGTGTTTTATGGTACAATGATGGCTTTCAGGGAGACAAGCTTAATACTCTAGTAATTATTGGTAAAAAATATTACGAGCGCTTTAATTACATCTACCACCCTGCGTATCAATCATTATATTGTGATACCGAATTTACACTCGTATCAAAAGCGCTTAACAAGGTACAATATTTTGATGAAATATTAATAAAACATGTACAATACAGTATTGTTAATGAACAACCTGATGAATTGTATATACGCAATGATAAGCTTGAGAGTGTCGATAGAATTACTTTTCAAGAAAGAAGTAAAAATAATTTTCAATGAATAAAATTCTTATATCTTTTGCTACTAGCGATAAATGGTTAAGGTCACAATGCGCTCTAAATGAAAGTGCTATCAGAAACGGATTTACACATTACATCTCTTATAACTCAAATAATCTTGACCCAAGCTTTGTTGCTCGTCATCAAGAAATTCTTAATAATAATACCCGCGGGTATGGCTACTGGATGTGGAAAGCTGCAATATTAAAACAAACGTTTGATATTGCTAATGATGGTGATATTATTGCATATATTGATAGCGGTAACACGATTGTTAATAATTTGAATTATATCTTTAATGAATGTCAAACACGCGACATTATATTGTTTGATAACAGAGATGGTAATCCTTATGGGCAGGTACATACAAATAGACTTTGGACGAAAAGAGATACATTTGTATTAATGGATCTTGATGGGGATCAGTATTATGATACACCGCAAGTAGATGGATCATATCAATTCTATAAAAAGAATGAATACACCAATCAATTTATTGAAGAATATATGCAGTATTGTGAAAACGAAAACATAATCACTGATCTACCAAATATAACTAAAGATAATTTACCTGAATTTAAAGATCACAGACATGATCAATCAATTTTATCATTGATGGCTATTAAACATAAAATAAAGTTGTATCCAGAACCATCTGAGTGGGGTAATCACTTGCAACGCCCATATCCGCAGCTATTCTGGCATCATAGAGGAGTATTTTAATGAAGATTTTAATTATACAAGAAAACGGAAGACACGAAGTAAGTAAGCATTTACGTGAGTGCAATAGCATGCAACGGGCACTTATTTACAACGGTGTAGAGTGTGATGTTTGGGGATTAGGCCATGATAACTTTGAAACAGTACCTGATTACAATACGTATGATGTTATTATTAATCTTGAAAATTATGACACAGGATGGATGCCTAATTTAGCAAATTTTAATAAGCCAGTAAAGTTTTTATGGGCAATTGATAGTCATGTTCGTGGATATGATTACTATCGCAATGTTTTTACTGAAGGTAAATACAACTACACATTACAAGCTACAAAGCATTTCTGTGATAACGAAAGTTTATGGTTTCCAAATTGTTACGATGATGACTTTATTAAACCAAATAATACTGAAAAGAAATACCTAGTTGGATTCTGTGGCAATTATGTTAATCGTATGCCGTTCTTTTCGTTTATTAGTACGTTTATTCCGTTACATTTAGATATTGATGTACGAGGTCAGCATATGATTGATGCTATTAATTCATATAAAATTCAACTTAATAAAAATATATCCAATGATGTAAATTATCGTAACTTCGAAACAATGGGATGCAAGACAGTCTTGTTAACTGATGAAAATGATCAATATGAAGAATTAGGATTTAAAGATGGTGAAAATTGTTTTATTTATGATTCAGTAGAGGATGCCGTTGATATTGTTCGTACACTTGAACAAGACAACGCGTTGGTTGAGACAGTTGCAACTGCAGGGTATAATTTTGCAGTAACAAAGCATACGTTTAAGAAACGCGCAAGCAGTTTGCTTAAGTTTATAAATTCATTATGAAGATAATTCTTCACGATAATTTTCTTGGCTTACGAGGTACAACTGTTGCACTTTATGATTATGCTTTTTTTCTAAAGAAAAATTTTAATTATAATTGTTGTATATCTTATAACAACACAGACCATAAAAACGAATTATCTGTAATTAAAAAATTTAAAGCTGAGTTTGAATTACTGCCATATAATAATTTTAGCGATTTAGATACCATTGTTAAACAAGAACAAGTAGATTTATTTTATACAATAAAGGCAGGCGATAATGACGGTAGATTACCTAAGGGAGTTAAGACAGCGGTGCATGCTGTGTTTCCATGTAGTATAGCTGAAAAACATGGTGATGTATATGCATATGTTTCTGAATGGCTAAGCAATCATTGTAGCAACGGGTCATTACCGTATGTACCGCATATGGTTAACCTACCTATTACAGATGACAATTATCGTACAGCGTTAAATATACCAAAGGATGCAATTGTATTTGGTAGGTACGGTGGTTTAGAGACGTTTGATATACCGTTTGCTGCAAATGTTATTAATAACGTTATAAATACAAATCCAAACATATATTTTATTTTCTGTAATACATACAAGTTTATTGATCATCCGAGAGTTATTTTTACAAACGGAACAGCGTCATTAATGAATAAAGTAATGTTTATTAATACATGTGACGCATTATTGCATGCACGTATGCGCGGTGAAACGTTTGGTCTTACAGTACTCGAATTCATGAGCAAAAATAAACCTGTAATTACATACAGTCAATCTGAAGAGAAAAACCACTACAGTTTATTAGGTGCAGATGGTTTATATTATAAAGATGAAGATGAACTTTATAGTATAATTATGAATTTTAGCTCATATAATATATCATACCCTACATTAAATGAATTCTTACCTGAAAAAGTAATACAAAAATTTAACAAGGTCTTTATTAAAAATTAATTATGAAAATATTTGAAACACGAAATGATTTAATTGAAGCGCTTCCTAAGAATCTCAATATTGTTGAGCTTGGTGTCTTTAAAGGCGAATTTGCAGAAGAATTATATAATCGAATGTCACCGAATCAGCTCACTCTTGTAGATATTTGGGAAGGTAGTTACGGATCAGGGGATAAAGACGGTAATAATCATATTACTGTTAATGATATGGAGGCTGTATACAACGGCCTTGTAGAAAAATATAACAATACAACAAATGTTAAAATTATACGTAGTACTAGTACAGCGTTCTTAGAAGCTCAGGAGGATAATAGTCTCGACATGATATATGTTGACGCAGACCATTCTTATGAAGCTGTTTTATCAGATCTTAAGTTATCTTTTCAGAAAATAAAAGTTGGCGGTATTTTAGCTGGGCATGATTATATTTTAAATACGCAAATTGCTGCAGCAGTTGATTATTTCTGTCGTAGCTACGGCCAGCGTATTGTTGCATTAACACGCGATGGATGCCCTACGTTCGTCATACAAGTCTTACGTTAATATGGTTAATATTAATATATTCCTTGTAACATACGACCGTCTTCTTGATAGAGTCGTTAACGAATTGGATTATGATGAATTAAATGCTATTACATGCTACTGTGTACAAAAGAAGATAGCAAAGGATATTACGCAGCAGATAAAACAAACAATTAATGAATGGGAACTTCCGTGGAATGATTATAGCTATCAATCAAAGCAATATTATGAATATGGTAGTATGGTTCATTTATTAAAAAACCCAGAACTACTACAAAACACTACACATGTTGGCATTATGCATTATGATGTTAAATTTAACTCAAATGCTATTAATGATATGCGACTTGAGCTTGAAGAAGATCCTAATATAATTTTTTATCAAAAAATGAGAACATATGAACAATTATCATTTTTAAGAAATGAAGTTGATGAAATATGCAAGTTTATGAGTGAGCGCTTAGATATGGTTATTGATAGCAACCGTATTTGGGGTGGTACGTGGATAAGCGAAGCGTTAAGTGTGACACCGATTGCTGTGTTTAATAAATTTGCAAATTTTCTTTATACCTATCATGAGGATATTGAAGATATATTAAAATCTAATAGATGGGGTATTATGAATCATTGTCCACATCGGTTATGTGGTTTAGTTGAAAGAATGTGGGGATTTTATTTGACGTCGTGTAATCTACCATTGAAGCAAATGAACGTCATTCACGAATGGGATGCATACTCACATCAACACATGAACATGAACGGTACAGGAATTACAACAATATGAATACATTAATTGAAAAAATAACTAATCTAAAAAATAGCGATATAGATAATTTAGATACATCTTATATTGATGAGCTTATTAATTTTGATTCGTCGTACTATCATTTAAGAACACATAGCGGTCGTGAGCATTACAAACTGCTTATGATGATATCGACATTTATAGACAACCAAATTATATTTGATATTGGTACAAACGAGTGTCGCTCAGCAATATCGCTAGCGTATAATAAAACCAATAGAGTTAAATCATACGATATTATAAAAATATTACCACAAAATCCTGTACTTGAAAATGTTGAGTACTATCTTGGTGATTCAACACAAGACTCTGATCTTATTACATCACCAATAATCTTTCTCGATGTAGATCACGATGGGTCATATGAAAATATTTTCTATAATCATCTTTTAAGTATAAACTATAAGGGATTACTTCTATTAGATGATATACACTTAAATGATCCAATGAAAGATTTTTGGAATAAAATTAATGAACCAAAATATGATCTAACACATCTTGGTCACTGGAGCGGTACTGGATTAGTAGTACTCGAATAATGTCGTGTACAACATAAAAAATGTTTTAAATGCATATAATTATGAAAGCATTTGTCATTTTTCTGTAATACCACCGTACGGTAAGTACGTAACACCGGATTTGCTAGCACGTAATGCTACTATCTTTTGCAAAACAGATTTTATTGATTACTTGTTTGATCAAATTAAACATTCAAATAATGAATATATTTTAGTAACACATCATAGTGATTATCCAATTGACGCTGAGCGATGGAATAAGAAACCAAGTTGTATTAAAAAATGGTATGCTATTAATCCAACAGTTGTACATACCGATTTAATTGCACTACCTCTCGGAGTTAAAACGCATGCTGATCCTTATTATGAACCGCAATATATGACTAACTGGTTTGCGGAAAATATTAACACATTGAGGTCAATACCTAAGATAGGTAATATATATTGCAATTGGAATAATACAAATATATCTAGAAATAATATTATATCAACTCTTAAAGACAAAGAAATAAAATTTACACACGATACTAATGTACCGTTTAATGAATATATTACTAAAATGTCACAACATAAATTTGTAATATCACCACCGGGTAACGGTATTGATTGTCACCGTACGTGGGAAGCATTATATGTAGGTTGCATACCGATTGTAATAAAAAATTACATATATAATGATTGGAAACTCCCAATTATTCAAGTTGATGATTTTAATGACCTGACTCAAGAGCTTTTAGATAATTATCATCTGCCTTCTGATGGCTCTGATATGCTATCTATAAATTACTGGAATAACATCATCAATAGATATGAACGATAAACTCAAAGTATGTATTATTGGTAGCTGTAATTATCAGCAGTTTCCAAACACCGGGTATGGCGGTATCGAAGCTTCCATAGAAAATTTATGCAAAGGCCTACACAGACATTTTAGAGATACTGTATCGTTTACTGTTATTGTTCCTAAGATCTCAGAGCAAAGAGAATTAACCAACACATACGGGTTTAATATAATTGAAACCGAATATATTCCTATGAATATATCAAATATATACCCTACAAATTTTGCTGCAGCTGCTATGGACATTATTAAGGCTTCTGATATAAAGCCTGATATAATTTGGTCTGTTGGACATTGGTCTGCACTCATTTTAAAAGATCTTAATATTCCTGTTATAACAACAATGCAAGATTCTGGCCCCTGGGAAAACCATAAATTTATAGCACACCATAATATAACGTATAGATTTATTTCAAAATTTATATATGATTTAACGTTTAAAGATGCTGCAAGCAATTATACAATAGCTAGTGTAAAAGAGCGTAGTACGTGGTTTCATGTAGGCCTAGATGATTCAGAATTTGATTTTCAGGAAAATAAACAAGATTATATCTTGTGGGTAGCAGGTTTAGGATGGGGATATGAAGGTAAAGGCCTTGATGTCTTTATTGAATTAGCAAAGAGGTTACCTACCGAGCAATTTATAGCTTATGGATCCGGTGATGATAGCCTAGCATATGAGCTTACTAATTTATCTAAAACAATATCTAATTTTGAATTTAAAGGAGCCCTTCATCGAGGTAAAGAACACATTGATGCATTCAAAAACGCTAAACTTTTTGCAATGCTTACAAAAACATCTGAAGCATTTGGTAGAACAAATATAGAAGCACTATCAAAAGGAACACCCGTAATAGGCTCAACATATGGTGCTGTACAGGAGCTTGTAGAATATCCGGCAGTAGGGTTTTGCTCAAATAATATCGATGAACTCGCATCTGCAATAACACAGTACAACTTTAATACAAAAGCATGTTATGACTATGCATGTACAAAATATCATATTAAGGAAGAGATACAAAAATTATTAACTCTAAGCAGAAACATACTTAATAATGCTTGAATCTTAAATTATTGATGTTATATTATATGTAATATGATTATTAATGTGCCTATCTATGACGGTGATCTCATTCACTCCCGCTTTGCTTATAAACATTTTCGCAAGAATACATTACCGATCGGTAACATTGTAGCATTTAGAGCTCCTATGAAGGTAGAAGCTGAAGGCATGATTGATAACGAGGACATTCTTAATGCCGATTACATCTATAGCGACGATGCAATTAATTTCTGTTGGGAGATCCCAAATCTCGATCCTTTTGGCGCTGTATCGTTCCAGCGTTTATTGAATACACAGATTGCTAATATTCTAAGTGCAAAATACCTTAGAGCACCTATCGAGGTCGATGGTGATGATCTTATTGTCCATAAGGAACACACCCAGGGTGGTGTTACTCAGATGAAAGGTAAATGTAGTGTGAGCATTACGTATTCAAAGAATAACGTCGCCCTGGGTCATACTGGTATTAATATTGAGGCTGGTAAAAGAGCACCAGCATTTGCTTACTCCACTAAGCTTGGCAATACAGAAGCCGAGCAATTCATGAAAGATGTTATTGAGCTATTTTATGCAATGGTAGAGGATATCTTTCTTGCTACTACAAAAGTCATTAGTTAATGACAGTTTTTGATTTTATAGGTGATATCCTCTTCTTTAAGAAGAATGATAAACTCACTACAGTAGATCAGGAATCCGAGTTTCAACCATACATTGTTAACCGTTGGTTGAGTATGCACTCTCCGCTTGTAGCAAAGCACTCTAATATACTCAACAAGTATCTCGGTGTATTTGATAATAAGAAAGATCTTTATAGTTTGTTTATGGCAATTTTTCCAAAGGTACCTTTTAAGAAGATATCGTATATAAAGAAAGTAAAGGAAAATAAGAAGGAACAAGATGAGAGTATAAAGCCATTAGCACGTAATCTTGAACTCTCTGAACGAGAAATTACAGAATATATTGCCTTTTTAAATAAAGAACTTAATTAAACGTATATGGTAGCCGATATTGACATGCTAGGTCCCGTTCCGAAAAGCTTAATTGACTTTTCTTCACTTCCAAAGAATTCTTTTAATTCTGTTTTCTATGGATATAATTTAAAACAAGTACTTGATGACATTCTTCTCTGTACGTTTGTGGATGAATCAACAGATGGTACAAGTATCATCCGTAATGGACTCCATGTTCCTGTTAATACAGATACGAAGGCATGGAGAATTGGTCAAGTAATCCTCGCAGGACCTAATGTCAAGCACGCAAAGGTTAATGACTATGTATGTTTCCCTAATAACTTGGGTGTACCGGTTGCTAATCTTGATGTAGATGGATACGGAACTCTCAAGAGAGGTATATTTCTTAACGAGCAACGTATTTTCGGTATTTGTTCCATGAGAACTGATGAAAATGAAAGCGTCGCTGTCCACAATAAAAAGTCTTCTGCTAAACAACGTAGCAGAAATTAAGTTTTTACGCAAACGACCGAAGCCCGGTGCACCGGCTACCAGGCGTATGTTGTGCACGAACTCACTATCTTTACTAGGTAGCACTGAGGGAATACTTGCGCTCAACTATAAACGCGCTATTAGAATGCCTAAATTTGATCCGACTGCTAAGAATCTTGTAATTACATGGGATATTTTTATGCAAGATTATCGTTGTATTAATATGGCAGCATGTGACTTAATTCAGGTAATACCTGCTAATAAAGAATTTTGGAAATTTTTTAATGAAAAGCTTGTTGGAATGAACGCAGCACAAAAAATTAACTTCATGAACTCATGACATCTGTAGAAAACATAGAACAACTTATTAAACCATTTCTTCTTAGAGATATTTCTTTTAATATTGATAATAAGACAGTTAAAACCGGTAAACTTATCCTGTTCTCTGTTAAAGACTTCTTTTGCGTCTTCACTCTTACTACACCAGACCGTGGTAATAAACGCTATATCTACGAAATACCGTATCCCTTTACAACAAATATTACAGTCAGTAGCTTAGAGTTTGATTATACGCTTGAAAGCTTTTGTCTCGGTAATGAAAATATCGCTCAAGCTTCTAAAAAGATAACACTGAATCGACCTTCAAAGTTGTTTAATAAAAAGATGGTTGTAATAGCTAATTAAGCAGCTATAATCAAGGTGTGCTGAATACATATACTGATAATTTTCCTATAGGATTTACACCATCTTCAGGTCAAGTTAAGCTTTTAAACGATATTGAAAAGGCTTTTAAGTCGAATAAGAAGATTGTCGTATGCTGTGCTCCTACAGGATCCGGAAAATCATTTATAGCAAAAACTCTTGCTAATTTAAGTAATAAGCCTTCAGATGAATTTGTAAGACTCATTGAGAGTTATGACGCATACAAGAAAGAATTTGATGGTGGTTATTCGTATGGGTATGAATGTACACAAGAACCAGCATTTGGTACGTTTGCTCTTACAATAACGAAGACATTACAAGATCAATATTATAATCTCTTTAATGATACATCTATTCTTAAGGGTAAAACCAATTATAGATGTGATATTGATGATAATTTTGATACAGAATTAGCACCCTGTACCTTTGCTCCTAAGCTTAAAGATCAATGCTGGTCAGTTAATCGCTGCCATTACTATAATGCAAGAAACCAAGCTTTACTTGCACCATTTGCTGCCTTAAACTATAAAATGTTCCTATCCTTACCTGATCATGTAAAGCGTAAAAACTTTATAGTATGTGATGAGGCTTCAGAACTCGAAGATGAGCTTATTAGACAATTTTCAGCTGAAGTTGTTTATGAGAAACTCGATAATTACAATATTAAACACACAACGCTAGTTACTGATAACCAGCAACGTGCCCTTAATTGGGTAACGGATTTAATTATTACGCTAAATGAAGAGATAGAGATTCTATCTGCTAAGGCTACGAATAAAAGCAAACCCGTAGCGCTATCAAACAGTGAGCAAATCAAATATGGTTATTTGAAAAATCTTCATCGCTCATTAACATCATTAGTATCGTTATGGGATAAAGGTGAATATGTTGTAGAGATTGATTCAAAACATGTATTAATTACACCACTAAGAGCTGACTTCTTAACAGATAGTATTTTTAAGTTTGCAGATAAGATAGTATTACTTTCGGCGACTATTATTGATCATAAAAACTTTGCAAAATCTTTAGGTATTAAGGATTATGAATATATTGAGATTGGCAGTAGTTTTGATGCTAAAAAATCACCAATTTATGTATCGACTACACATAAACCGAATTATAAAAATTTAAAGAATGTGTTACCTGGAATTTGTGAACAAATAAAACAAATACTCGAACATCATAAGAACGACAAAGGAATTATTCATACACATTCTTTTGAAATTACCGAATTTGTACGTAATAGAGTAAATAGCAGTAGACTTCTCTTTAGAGATACAAACACTACCAATGAAGATATTCTTAAGCAACATATGGAAACTAAGGATCCTACCGTTCTTGTATCACCTTCTATGGTATATGGTATAGATCTTAAAGATGATTTAGCGCGCTTTCAGATAATAGTAAAACTACCGTTTTTGCCTCTTGGATCTAAGCGTATTAAGCATCTATTCGATATAGATAAAGAGTGGTATGAGAATAAAATGTTAAACGCTGTTGTTCAAGCTGCAGGTAGATCTACCAGGAGTAAGGACGATCATTCCAGCACATATATCCTTGATGGAAACTTCTTTAATGTAGTAACCAGATCAAAGAACAAGCTACCAAAACACTTTATAGAGCGCATTCATTAATTCTGTTATATTATCTTGAAATAAAAGATAAATATATGTATGGCGTATATTTATCAAATAACATGTACTGTTACAAATAAACATTATATTGGTAAAACTAAAACAAGCTTAGCAAAAAGAATAGAACGACATCTCTATGATTGTAAAAGATCTACAAGAAAAACAAAATCCCTTCTTTATGACGCTATTCTAAAATACGGTTGGCATAGCTTTACATATAGGATATTAGAAAAGGTAAATAATAAAATAGTCGATCAAAAAGAGCGAGAGTATATTAAGCAATACGGTAATTATAATATTGCTGAAGGCGGTTCAGGTGGTAATACAGGTGTTAAAAGAGGTAAAAAATATATTGCTCCAGAAATACAAAATAAAATAATTAGCGATTATTTAAAATTTAATAGTATTAAGGATATTGCAATCAAATACAATATTTGTATGGAGAGGGTAAGACACACTCTTGTTATACACAATATATTAATAAGAAAACACCAAGCTACACCCATTAGCAGAAGCAAAATGCGGATAGCAAGAACGGGTGTATCTCGATCTACAGAATTCTGCAAAAAAATGAGCGTTATACGTAAAAAAGCATCGAAAGGAATATGTAACAATTCGTGGAAAGGGTTTTGGTGTACACCATGTGGTATGTATGAAACACTAAGTGAAGCCGCTGCTAATAACAACATATCAAAACCCACCTTAAGTAGGTTATGCAAGAACTCACACGTAACATTAAATAATCATATGATAAAACTAAATCCAGTATTACAACAACTGGGCGCAACATCATTAACTATACCTGCAGATTTAGGATTTAATTTTATTCATAAAGGAGGACCATCCTATTAAAAATCAAGCTTATCACTTTGAGATTAAGGATTTAATAACTCAATTCGTAGCTGCTTTTGATGATATCATTATTAAAAGATACGATAAAAACCGTAACGCTGTAAATAAGGTACAGGTTCGTTATGTATATTCTCCAAAACAGAGAGTTATATATGATATTGTAAATTTAGCTCAGAATATCACTGTTCCAGTTGTATCTGTACACATTACATCAGTAACACGTGATTTAAATCGTGTCTTTAATAAGCTCGACGGCTATTACTATTCAAAAGGTATAAGCGATTCTACAGGACTTTCAACAACAACACATTATAATTCACCTGTTCCTGTTAATATTACAGTTGCTATGTCAATATTAACAAAGTTTCAGAGCGATATGGATCAAATTATATCGAACTTTGTACCCTACAATAATCCATATATTATTTTATCCTGGAAGGTCCCTGAAGATCTAGTTAATGGTGGATTTGCTATACCTCAGGAAATTCGAAGCGAGGTCCTTTGGGATGGCACGATTAACCTTACGTATCCTACCGATATTAATGCATCTGAAAAATATAAGGTAACAGGAGATACAACTTTTACTATCAAAGGCTGGTTATTCCCTGCAGCACAAGATGATGTTGGAAATATCTTCTATATTAATAATAACTTCCATAATGTTGCTCTTGTTACTTCCGTTGCTGAACTTACAGCACAAAACAATTACGTACCTGCATTATCATCTGGATTAATAAATCAAAATGAAACTGTATCCATCTCTGCTAACCCACAGATATCTAATGCGTTCTATACACAACAGGGAGCTAACGTGCCTGCCTATATTCAGTTATTCTAATTAAATATAAAATATGGCAGCATCTACGGCACAGCTTATAACCTTTAACTCAATTACAGTATTGGGTGTTAATGCTACTAATGCTGTAGATCGTACACAGCCGTTAAGTTTTCTTCAGTGGCTACCATACAACAAAGCCACATATACAACACCAGAGGGATCGCTTTCGCTCTACCAGCAATACCTTACTAATTGGTATACAGTAAAGGGCTCCTCACAGGAAGAGCTCTCAAATGCCGTACAATATTTGTATGTTAATTTAATTAACGAAATTATAATTAACTACGCTACTGTTGATGAACAGCGTTATCTAAGCAATCTAGATTTTACAAATTCAAGAGATCTCGCAATCGCTGTACCATTCTTTTCAAAGAAGATTAAAGATGTTTGTTTATACTATACAACATTACGTGAAACAGCACAGACAGCTACAACACAATATAATTTAAAAGGCTCAAATATCGGTATTAAAACGCTATTGTATAATACAATATCAAATGCCCTTCAATCACAGGATTTAACTACAACCATTACAACACTCAATCTATCTGTTTCTTCTATTAGAAACAATATGGTGTTAGATATTGAAGACATTTACGATCTAACACCTGATTATTTTGATGTTAACCCCACACTGCCTGCATCTGCATATGATGCGTATGGTGATTTGCGTAGCAAATATTTTAAAGCAAATCAAGTACCTGTTGACCCGTTCTTAACGTTAGACTTTAATCAAAGTATTGTTAATGCAATCCGTCAGTACCCAATATTTACTTCACAACTTGGCAATCAATTAGCAATTAATCCTGCTGTACAACCCTCACAGCTCAATCTCTTAAAGGACAGTGAGTTCATTAATGCAGTCAATACTAACAACGTAAAAGATTTAAATCTTAATACACAAATTATTGAACAACAAAAGTATATTGGTGCTGATTTTTATTATGTAATAACTGATTCAACACTTACTACATATACATCCGGTCAGTTGTTTGCAGCTGATAGTGAGTTTGCAAATGTTCTTAATAAGCGCTTCCCAACTATTGCCGCTATACCGAGTCAAGAATTCTTAGAAACAGGTAAAGAGATGGGATTGTTCTTTAAGCCCGATAAAATTGGTTTACTACACTTTACCAATTTTAATTTTGCCGCTTCTATTAATTTGGCTAACTTAACGCCAAACACTGTATATTACTTTCCTGATCCTACAAAATATGGTAATGTTACAAGTAATACAAAACAAAATTTTGTAACACCACTTACGTTTTTTGAAAAGAATTATTTTAACAAGGTTGATTTTTCAAACCAGTATCGCTTTGGTGATGTAGATACAAAACCTTATTATCAGTTATTTAGAAGTTATCAATCACGTGAACAGACATTAGATTACTCAAATGCTGGTATCTCAAGATATACTGATTATCAAGATTTCTTTACAGGCGGGTTAGACAGTATATGGAATAATATTGATGTATATCCATTAACACCTATAAGTGAATATCCTCTAGCACAACGTACACAAGAGCTACTTACTGTAGATTCAACTCTATTTGATTTTAAGACTGATATATACGGTAATCAATACGGTCTTTATAAGCCTACAAATACAATTAAAGCTCCGCTTTCAAGTCCAGAGATACCAACACCATCTATTACTGATCTTGTATTAGATAATAGCACCTTTAATAGTACTCTTACAACAAACCCTATTAATTGCGGTTATCTTAATCCGCTAAGTGGATCACCAGCTACAATTAGAATTCAATCATACGGCTTTAATTTTGAAGCATTTACTCCTGATTATGTAAGTTCTGCGTTTATTATTACCGTAGCTGACGGTGAAACATTTGTTAGCGCAAATAATACAACATGGATTGACTCAGAAAGCGACTTTACTAGTTATAATCCAAATCTATACGGTCTATATTATGGGACTTTATTGGAAGGCGGTCTTACTAATACTGGTCAACCGGCGTATAGTGGTTCGTTAGTTAGTTATATATCTGCAGGTGTACCAACTGTGAGTGGAACAAGCTTGAGCGCTACTTTTGCTTACTCTACATCCGGAGTTACAGTATATGATGGTTATTGGTTCCTTGTAGATTACTATGACAGTAATAATACATTAATAACTAACTATGACCCGCTAACACCACCACAGTATATCTACGATTATACTGAACAAAATAATTTCATACCAGTTAGATTACCTGGTTTAAGTTCTACTATTGATTTTTCATTAACAGGCGAGAATATAGATCTTTCCTTATACCAGTCCCGTAATCTTGTTAACGGTAATCTATATTGCCGTACACCTGACAGCTCGTTAATTGCTCCATTCTCTGCTGCTTTAAGTTCTGTATATACAAAATATACAACAATAAGCGCTTACGATACTACAACAGGTACTATTAACACTATTGGTAATGAAATTAATAATGAGTGCATTAATTTTGATGTATATTACGATGTAATACAAATTGAGACTTCAAATCATCTTATCTTTGATAAGATAAGATTTAATTATATTAATAACTCAGTTCCCGGTTCAGTTACATACAGCTATCTATATCGTGGATATTCACCAAATCTTGAAAAATTCTCTAATGCATGGTTTGATGAAACTAATAAACAGATAATTGTCTGTCAGACAAAACTCTATACGTCTATAGTTAATGGTGTAGATCCATTAAGTGCCACAAACCTTAAGACAATATATCCAAAAATATATGTTGTCAATTTAAATTCACCAAACTTCTTACAACTCTATCCATATACAGCCGATGCAAATCTACCGTTGAGTGCTGTTACACAATACTCACTCTCAAGTACAAATATTGGTGAAAATCTTAATATTATTGAAGTTGAAAAACCAATATTAACATTTAATAATCTTACAAATATATACGACTTGACTTACCTCTGTAAGGACGCTGCTAATGCATTCTACACGATTAATACAAAGTTTAGGTATATTAACGGTGTTTTAACTGTTCTCTCAACAACATTCTATAAGCCTACAAGTGATACATTACACCAAAACTTCGGTACATATGGGCTAAGTTCTACTATTGTATTACCAAATCTTGGTCAATATAGTATTCTTGGCAATACATTTGGTTATATTGATACAGATGACTCAACATTTACCTTTACATCTGAAGTATTAACAAGCTTCTTGTTAGCGCAATCCGGTATTAACTTCACAGCATATCTTACACAGCAGGACGATATTTCTTACATTGCATTATAGTATAAAATCGCGTTTTTTGCTATAAATAACTAAGATATGTCTCTACCAGCGGTAAGTTCTTATAATGTAAATGTAGTTTCTAACTATCAAACAGCAGAATACGGTAAGTTTATTCAGCTTACCGATAATACATCATTTCCTGCTGTTTCAGTAACTAGAGTTGAACACCCAGATACAACTCAAGCTTTTCCACAGAGCTTACAATCACAGTCATTAACAACAGTTGATATTTACCCGAAATATGCAACACTCAATTACGTTGTAAATGCAGCTGATTTTCCAGTACCAACATTAAGTGCAGGTACAGTAAACATTAGTACGTCTGCACTTAACGCTATAGCCCAGGATATTGATAATCAGATTATTAATGTTATTAATCCTGCTGTTGTCGCGACGGAATGGAATACTTTTGATACATTAACTGCTGTTATTGCGTTTAATAATAACTATCTTGCTACAGTTTTTGCATTAAGTGCCACGATTAAGAATCCGATCGCTATTTCCAATACTGTAGCTATTAGTTCATCATCAGTCATACCGGTATCTGGTAATGTCAATATACTTAATCCTGTTACTACGTTAAGTGCTACCGTCTTAAACCCTGTTTCATCTTTTAATATAGCTAGTACTAGCGGTATTTTACCAATATCCGGCTTTATTACAAATACGATTGCAATTAGTACAACACAAACTTTACCGGTATCTGTTATAAACTCTCAGATTGAAGTATCTAACGACATTGGTAACCCTGTACCAATTAATACGACACAAACCCTACCGGTCTCCGGTACTGTAACTGTAACAAATACAGTTACCTCAACTGTCGTAAATACAGTATCATCACAGATTGTCAATACTAGTGCTTTACCTGTTTTAACAAAATACGCAGATACCCTCCAAGTTGACCCACTCGGTAGAGTTCGTACAGCAGCGAATACCAATCAATGGTGGTATCAGGCAGCCGTCGATAAGGATGGTGATTTAAGATACGCTGAACAATTTGTCGGGCTTAGTGCTCAGAGTCAATTTGTTCCAGCTATCGGTAACGTTACCATGACACCTGGTTTAAGCTCAACAGGGTCAGCCATAAGACAGACAAGACGTTACTTCAAATATCGCCCAGGTGTCGGTCATCAAATTTTCTTTACAATGAATTGGTCAGGATATCAAACTGGTGTTGTAAAGAGAGTGGGTCAATATGATGCATCCGATGGTATATATTTTGAATTATCGGGATCTAACTTTAATGTTGTCGTTCGTAGATCATTACCAGATGGAACTATTATTGAAGATAGAACAAATAGTACAAACTTTAGTAATGATAAATTAGATGGTACCGGGCCTTCACAGATTAATATGTTCTCACCGGCTGTTACAGCAGCCAATCTTTCAGCCGTTTCTATAACCCAGGTTCAGGCAAATGCTAATTATGCTCCGGTCTGGAATGTTGTTTATGATACAAACGGTGTTGACTTAACAAGTCTCTATAAAGTTGGAACAAAGGTAAATATTGGTGGTGATGCCAATTATAACGGTATAGTATTTCTTGCAGGTGTTTCACCAACAGCTTTAACTGCTACATATACATATTACCCGTCTGGTGGTCTACCGGTAGGTAGAACTATTACTACTTCTCAAACTCCCTGGAACATGGAATGGACGTATTGGATGGACTATATTGGTGGTAGGACAAGTAGGGTACGATTTGTTATTGCCTCCCCTAGTCAAGGTGCCATTCTTCTTCATACCTATAGTACAGGTGGAACCCTTGGTACTCAATTTGTTAGTGAACCTTGTTCACCGTTAAGATATGAAATTTTTAATACCCAAACTCAAACCTCTTTACCTTTCTTAACTCTTGCTTCAGAAGCTGTTGACGTTGAAGCAGAGGTTTCTTTAAATCCGGGATTTGGTACAGCATATAATGCATCAGGTCAGGCTTTCTTAAAAACAACGGGTAATGAATATCCATTAATTGGTGTAAGCCTGAGACCAGGCGAACCTTATAATAGAGGTGATCTCCAAGTTCAGGATATTCAAATACTGGAGACTGGAAACAATACTGCTGGTAATCAACCTGCGTATTATTACAGATTAGTACTTAATCCAATAATAACCGGTACAACAGCAGTGACAAATGTCGGTAAAGCATCACAAGGTATTGTTTATTCAACAACTGCCAATCAAGTAACCGGTGGTATAACACTTTTTAGTGGATTCTTTGCCGGTGGCGCATCAACTACCAATGTACAGCAGGCCTTAAACTTCTTAAACTTAGGTACAAACGTTGATCTGACTAAACCAGATACTATTGTATTATGTGCTACATTGCTTAATGCAGGTCAGAGTAACTCCACACTATACGGTGCAATAAACTTCTTAGAAGCACTCTAAAGCTTAATTGTGCTTATTAAGAGTTGGGGCAGGGTGACGGTGACGCTTAGGGAGATGAGCTCCCTTACCCTCAGCAATTAATTGTGTGCGTGTCTTAAGAACCACAGTTTCTCTAGGGATTGAATTTAATTCAATAACAGAAGAAAGCTCTGACTCCTTAACACCAAAAATTCTATTGGTGAACTTTTTAAAGACACGAAGGAGTTGGGTCATACCTCTAATTAATTAGTCTTTAAAAATTATTTTTTTGTATAAAAGTACAAACAATTTTTAAAAAAACCTAACTTAAAGTTAAAAGATACTTTAAGCGGTTAAAGACACCAAGCATTTCGTCTCTAACGTTAAGAAGATCGGAGTCATTAACCTGATCAAGCTCCTCATTGAGTCCAATGAGAAAATCTACATACGAATCAATTACGGACATATAATTGTTATCAATATTCTGTAATTCAATATTGTAAGTAAACTTAGCTTTTGAACGACCATATTTACCCATATAAATCTCTACAAATGTATCAATAAGATCACCTAACTGGTTGTATGTCTTATCAAAAGCCTTGTGCTGGGCGTAACTCTCAGTCTGCCAGTGATATATACGGATCTGATTCTGTATGCTTAAAAATGGACCGAATAATTTCATTAATATTAAAGATATTTATACTCCAAAAGCAATACAAAGCAAAGAAACTGGATCAAGCTGCTTATTTGTCTGTACTGTAGTACTAGCAGATTCATAATCACCATAAGGATCAGCTGAATTATTAGCTTCTACCGACACAGTAGTTGAAACTTCAGGCATATAGGGTGACTTACGAATTTTCTCAAGGATTAAAATCATTAATTGATTGAGTACAATATCAGCCATAGCAGCTGTTACAAATTCTTGAATATCTTCACGTTTAAATTTGCCTTTTAATACTTCAAATGGGTTAGCATATGTTCCAAAAACATAATGTGGTAAATACTTGTTAGCTAGAGTGGCACAATCCTTAATAACATGAAAAGCTGCAGGAGTTTGAATGGTAATTCCTGTTTCAGGGCGTTCGGCAGCCTTTTTTGACGGACCAAAAAGCTTAGCTTCTTTAACCTGACTATTCTGAATGATTTGATCGATGAAGTTCATGATTTTTATAGTGATTAAGCATTGCTAAAACATCATACTTCTTATATGACATTGGATAATATGAAAATTTTTCAGTATTCCTATCATAATAAAAGACACCGATACTGTTTACACGTTTACCGGTAATGTTTTGATACATATAAGCATATGTTGAAAGCTGAAGACTATAAATTGAGTACTCACTAGCTGTTAAATGATCCAAAGGATGTAAAAGATACTCGTTATAAGGGTTAAACATGTTAAACTTCTTATTTGTCTTAAGATCAAATACACTAAACCCACCGTTTTTCTCTTCACGAATAAGATCTGAAGTACCAGCAAGTTTAAACTCGTGTGAATACACCTGATGCTCAACAAGAAGATCATCTTTCTTGCTAACTATATCAAGATCCAAGAAGGCTTGAATAAAAATTGTATACTCAGGATCAAAAGTACCAGTTTTAAGGTACCTTTCAATAACAGCATGAAACTCAGTACCGTAATCCTTGCTCTTATCATTGTCTTTCTTCCATCTTTCCTTGACTTCTTCCTTTGTAATACCTTCTCTCTTAGCAACTCTACTAGCTGCAGTATCAGCATCAAAGGGTTTCTTGTATTTGTGAATAACTCTTGTTACAGAATTATAAAATTCTCCTGTAAATTCGTTTTTATAAGAGTGAGCTACTGGATCAAATACGAGCATTTACTGATATTAAATGCTTTTATACAGAAATCAATCATTTTCTTCTGTATCATCTAAAACATATGTACAAGTATAGCCCGTTTTAATGGTTGTTTTATGTACAAGTTTAAAGTTCAAAGATCTTAAACGCATATTCAATGATTTAAACCATTGTTTTTTGACATTAATAATGATACTATTCTTGGTATGATCTACAAGAATAGTATCTGTGAATTCCTCACATAAAGAAGTAACAATTTTAGAAACTGACATGTACCATAATATTTATTCAATATTATGGACATATTATCCCGTGGGAACCCTCATGAAATAAGGAGGGACTCGTTAACAGACGTCAAAAATACAGTAATTTTATCGCTTATTTTACTAAGAACTTCGGTATCATTCTCACTTACAAGGTTTTTATCCTTTACAGCATTGATTAAAATGACAATGTTCTTAAGATCTCCTATTGTAAGTTCTGTTACAAATTCTTCACTTGCGTTTTCTTGCATATGTATTATTATATTATGATCTAGATACACTAAATTCAACTTCTTATGTATATCTTTACTCTAAAACCTACTCCAAAATCTGAAATATGGTTTAGAGAACATAATTACGATATGAAAGCCCTAGGAGCCGCTACTTCGATGTTATTTGCCGAAGTAGAACCTGGTGCTATTACAAGGAATATTACCTTAACCGTACAGATTGACTTTGGTTCTGAGGAGAGTGGTTATATGTTTTACTCAAACAAGATTTATCTATGTGATGAACCCGATGGAAAAGCTAAATCATATAAAAAGAAGGAACGTGCATTATTTGAACACTATCTTCACGAGTTTAGACATTGGATGCAAAGTAGAATCTACAAAGTAAGTCATACTGAATTATCATATAATCAAGAGGACGTAGATTTAAACAGACATGCGTACTTTAGAAACGAACATGAAGTAGATGCTAGACGTTTTTCAAAATTACACCTATCTAAATTTTGTAAATATTACAAGGCCTTTAAGCACGTATGATTAAAGAGTTCATATACGCCTTCCATACTTTACCTTGATACTCTGCTTTAAGATTCATTGCCTGACAACCATTACAGTTATTATCAGCCGTTAGTTTATTGACTTCTATCTGATATTGAGCGCGTAGTTCCATGCAATTTTCAATTGACTCGGGACACGGACCCTCTAAATTGAAGAATTCATCGTATATGCTCATATACAGCTTTCAACTAGTTTAGCCTCAGCTTCACGTCTTGTCATTAAACCATCGAGACCCTTACCAGCCCAAATTCTCTTCATACTTCTGAGTTGTTCAGCAATACCTTTATAATCCTTCTTAGGTACGAGATCCCTAATATTCCTCATTTCAAGTCGACTATCACCATTCATACTAGTACCACGGTTAAACACAAGAGAAACAAGGGCTCCGTAGGCATTATCACATAGCTGATCGAGTCCAGGGAATGCATGTTCAGCGAGTTTTGCAAATTTAGGCCATGTTAAACTATCAAATATACTCAATGCCTGATCCCAGGTAACTGTAATGTTGAGCGGCTGTATTTCCTTTACATACGCTTTACCTGCCTGACCAGTTTTACCAGAAGCACCCTTTATAACTTCAAGTTGAACTGAAGATAAGAAATGAAATATCTTAGCGAGTTCATCTGGCGTATAATAACCGCAATCTACACCAATACCTAAAGTTGTACCAGAAGCACCACCAGGCCAAGTTGGATGACTGAGATACTTGTCATAATACGAACGACCACCACCGACTTCATATTCAAGAATTAAATTTAATGCGCTTGAAGATGGTTGTTTCATATACTTACCTCCTGTATATTGTAGTCGCCTTCTTTAGCGTTATTTGTTAAAGTTTGTTCATTAATATTAATATCTTTTGTTTCTTTAATCTCTTTAGTGGTATTTTGATTTAGATTCTGATTTACGTCTTGAGTTATATTTTGATTATCTGTAGTTGAGTTTGCTCTAAACAACTTCATAGTTTCTGTGCCTGAATATCCAAGTATAAATGCTCCAGCCAAAAACGTTAAGAAAGTAAGATATGGAGTTACATCTTTTAAGAGATGAAAGGCATCTAACCCCATTAACAAGGACAAATACACAAGAAAGACAATCAACCATTTTTGACGATTACCTTCACAAAATTTTTCTTTTGTAAATAGTTTTCTTTCCTGTGACATTATACAAATACTTATCCGTGTATATAGAAAAGTACACAGTGACCTATTAATATACCTAAGAGTAAGCTATATAAACAGATAGCGTAGAAGGGATAGTTTGAGTGTGGACGATATTCGTAATGCATCGCTTAAAAAAGAATTCCGCAAAGGAATCCCATGATAAAGATGGCAATAACCAAGGATGTCTTTGGATGAGTTGCAACCCAATCAAAGAATACCCCAACAATATTGGAGACAATAGAGGCAGCTGTATTTAATTTAGGTGTAACAACAGTCACTGCTTTTTGAACCTTAGGCTCAATAGCTGAAACTGTATTACTTAATGTGGATTCAATATTTTGTATAAGATTGTCCATAATAATATTTATGGTACAATGTTATTTTTACTTTAAAATAAGAGGAACCTACTGGCTCTCAACCAGATATAGCCCAAAATGAGACCAACTAACGCTATGATAGCAATACTTTTACGTAGATTAGATGCTTCCAACTTATAAACACGCAATTGTAGGGTTTCAGCGTTCTTAATAATTGTATCTTTCATTTGCTTTTGATGATTAAGCTCATCTACCGTATTCTTATTGTCTTTTAATAAATTCTCATTATCCTTCTTAAGCTGGGCATTGATTGCGCGATTCTTAAGCAATTCTTGGTAATCAGCAGAACCGACCACTACTACCTTTTCATCTTTATATTGATCCGGTACAAGTACAACAGCTGTTTTACCTTTGTTTGGTGAATTTTTTACAACCTTATCAGCTTCAAATACTGATTGAATAGGTATTCTATGCTTTGGTAGCTTTACAAGCTTTGTTGTTTCGTTTGAATAATAATAAGCAAGATCAACACGCTTCTTAATTAGGGAATCAGATGTTGCATATACGTTCTGACTGAGAGCTTCAGATTGCTTTTCAGTATAATATGTGCAGGAGGCTAATAGAGCCACGACTCCTGCGAGTATGAGAATGCGCTTCATGTATATAATTACATAGCGCAGTTTTAAAAATCAACTCTTATTGCTTAGGGAAGAGTGTTCGTACAAGAGTTTCTGCTTGATTAACAGCAGGGCGTGTTTGAGTAACTGCTTTTCTTACGGTCGATGTTTGATGTGCTTGTGCTTTTTGTGTAACCGTCTCTGTATCTGCAGCACCACCGTGGGTAACCGTCTCTTTAGTATTTGCCATAATTAATAGCTATAAGCTGAAAGCTGGAAGTACTTCCATATTGATGATACAGAACCTAAACTTGTATAACCCGTGGAAACAGCAGCAATCATTGTACCTGTTGGACCATTAACGTAATACTGTGTATTAATAGGTGAACCAGATAGGATGGTACCAGAGCCGAGTGTAAACTGCACATAATCATACTGTGGGATACCAAGACCTGAGGAATCACCTTGATTGACACTGTACGTTAATACAGCAGCCTTTGGATAGATTGTAACCGCTGTAGTTGCATTTGTTATGGAATTATTTGGAAATGCTTGAGTTGTATCAACGTAATCAACCAAATTTATAACTGATACAGGTGGGAAACGACTATCACCAAAAAGTGTAATAAACTTACCGCTCTCTAATTGTTCAAAATTGTAAGCAACTGTTGGGTTGTCTTGATATTCAGGTGATGGCATATACTAATATTTATTACAAAAACAGCTTTTTATATAAAACTGAAGCAAAAAAATACGTTATAACTCCACACAGTATATTTGAAATAATCCCAATGTTTATGCACAATGCTACCGGGTTGTATAAAAAAGAAGAAAAGAGACCAAACCAAAATGAACTGCATTCAGGACACAGTAAGGGTACATGTATGTAGGGGATAGTAGATACAAATTTACGAACCGGTGCGAATATTGTGGAAAAGCTCCACATATACGACAAACCTAAACTTATACAAAGAAAAAATAAAACTTTATCAAACATTAGTTAATAAAAACAGCTCTTATATAAGATGTATTTTTAACACCCCATTGATTTGATGGGAACAAACTACCATTTGTAGGACTTATACCGGTAGTATCTAAGAAAGGATTATTAGCAGTTGTATTGCTAATACCTTGCTGTGTTTGTGGATATGCAGGTGATGATCCAGGAGCACCATTATATACAGGTACACCATTAATGACGGTTGGCGGTTGACCCCAGGCATACCAACCAGCGTATGCAGGTAGATTTGTCGGGTTTGCACCAGCACCGAGGTTGCTTGTAAAGCCTACTTGATTTCTTGTATATCCACCACCAGGGTTATAACCATCATTATAATTACCAGCACCCCATCCGTTTATTTCTACAAAGCTATAACCACTGGCTTCAAAAGCTGCATCTTGAATGAAAGACTGCACACCAAAAATTACTGTGGTATTAGCAGGAATAGTATAGTATGTACTAAGATGCGCTGGAATTGAATGCCATTCAGCATATGGCCCACCGACAGCGACCACATCTAATACATCGGATGGAACAGTACTAGGAGTATATGCTGTAAATGGTGTTGCAAGATTTGGGAATGTGCCATTAACACCTCTCCATGTAGTCATATCCTGATATGTTGGGACTAATGTAGGGAAGATACCAAGGCGTGTGTAGATTTGTGCGTAATGTGCGTAACTATGATAATTTACACGTGCTTCTACTTTTACAATACGGCTTCTCGAGCCTGTCTTTACTGCAAGTCGTAAAGGTCTGCAGCTTTGATCGGCAAATATGTTTTGCCATAAATTAGTAATACCTGTTGTACCGTAATATGTATTTATTGAATACACAAAACTTGTATCAGCATAGAACTGTGTACCAATATCGGCAATATCCCCTGTAGCTGTTGCTACAGTTGTAGTGAGATTAGTTAATTGATTCTGTAGCGGTGAACCATCTATATAGAAAGTATTTGCGAGAGCACCATTTGTCTGTAGACCACCACAACCACAGATATTAATAGCACCAAGTGTACTATTTGAATTACCAACAAATTGACCAGGACTTACTGTTATATTCTGTGCGTAAGCGCATGTATTAGTTGTATTACCTAATACTGTATTTGTTGGTTGACAAAGTAAGCTCGAATACCCCCATGCACCACTACAAGCTTGTACTGCAGATATGGCGCTTACATACGCCGAACCACCAGAAAGAAACGATGAATTTAACTGCCATTTATTGTTTAAGAAAACAATTGTTTGATTATCAAATTGTGTACTAGGATTAAATGATGCAGCTGTCCATCCACTTGCACTTGTGTATGTATAAATTGTTGTACCGTCTGAAATTATATCACCAACCTGGGTTTGTGGTGGTAGATAATTATTAAGTGTATTACCTGGTACAATACCATAATTGTAAACACCAGCCGGGTTACCACCAGCTGTTAATCCATCACCTGCAAATAATCTTTTGGTATCAGTGGCATAGCCGAGCTCACCTTGTGATAAAATAATACCTATACGATCACTATTTGTTCCACTACGAACAATTAGCTTAACAATAGTATCTGTTGTTACTGTAATAGCCATATTAGATTACTGATAAGGTGTTACCACCGGTTAAATTAATAAAGAGTGTACCTGTCGGTAAACCACCACCACCGTTTGAAGATTGTGGTAAAATTGTACGAGCGTTTTTTAGAGTTAAAATTGGTAATATTTGATAACTTGTCCACGTATTATTTTGTGTACCGGTTAATGTAAAGAAACAGGACGAGTATGTATCATATACAACATCACCTAACTGCACAGGTGTTTGACTTGGTGCAAGAGCAGATAGTGCTTGTTGATTTACTGTATAAAATTTGATAGCTGGACTAACACCACCAACAGTTGCACCGTCACCTACAAAAAAGCGCTGAAAATCAGTTGTAAAACCTAACTCACCTTGATCAAGTGTGATCTGTCTGCGCTGAGCATCAGTTCCGCGTCTTACTTTAACTTTAACTATTGATACGTTAGCCATTGCAATTATTTATTGTAAAAATTGGATTATCAATTGATATATACTGGTATATTTAAATTAGGAGCAGTTTGAACATCCAATTGAAGTATATCAAATATTGAAGACTGTGCATCAAATACAGCTTTCAATCCACGATTAACAATTACATTTTGAAAAATTTCATTGCAACCAATGAAGTTTGTAAGATATTGATCAAACGTAACATTATTAACTTCATTAGGTGTCAGATAGCGAGTACCATTATATACTAGCACACCGTTATCATCTGGTTCATATAAAAATCTCGTATAGATTAAATTGCGTAATCTTGTATGATTAACAATAAGCTTAGCAATTGCCTTATTAAAGACCCAATTCTGCACATACTCATTAGTATCAATCTGAATTGAACTTAACGGATATACATCGAAATTATCGGTTACAAGGACGGTGTTAAGATTAATATTATCTGCATAAAATCCAAATTTACCTGCACCGTTATATGTACTGAAAATAGCATTTGTATCACTACCAACAGCATTTAAAAGTGAAGTAAAGGATGCTATATTTTCTCCATTTGTGACATTAAAACGATAGAGCAGATATTTACCAATAGTATCATTAATTGAACTAAAGAATTTTTTATATACATTTAAATTTGAAGTCAAATAAAATATGTCTGTATTGACCGTAGAGGTTGTTAGACCTGTATAATATTCATTCGCATTGAATAATGTTGGTAGTGTTGTTATAACTTTCTTACTAAAATCACTATTATATTGTATAATTAAATTATTATTTGTTAATACATAAATGTTACCGTAACCGTCGGTTGTTAGATCAATTGGATAATTATTAAAAAAATCTCTAAAAAGTCTATGTGTCGTTATCCAGTTAAAATTTGTATCATACTGCTTAATACAACTATTACCCGAATCTAAAACATAAAAATTAGAACCGTTAATGGTAATACTTTGTGGATTATTAAACAAACTAGCGGCATCATAATTACCAAAGCCACCAATACTCTTTATGTATACAAGCTTATTGTTAAGAACATTATCGCTTGTAAGAAACCCCGATGCATCAAATTTATGAATGAGATTAGCACTTAAATCGAGAACATAAAGGTGGTTTGTATCTGGATCAATTATTAATTTATTAATACCAGAAAAACCTACATTTGAAAAAATTGCTGTAGTGTTTGTGCTTAACGCTACTGAAATATTACTCAATCCGGTATCACCTGTTAATGCTATTAAATCAGTTCCTGTAGAAGCAAATAAAACGTATTTGTTAGGTGTAACTTGATAATTAATACCACCTGTGATTGTAACAATATTATCGAGATTACTATATTGTGTTGTAGAAAGTGATAAAAATTGACTACTACTTAAAAAGTTAGATGTTGTATACCATTTAAGTGATGTACTAGGTACAATTGCTGTTATGGCAGATACAGTTGTACTTGTTGTAGTGGTATAATATACGGTAGAGAGATATGTTATATATGTGGTTCCATTTTGCTGTAAAACTGGTATTAATACTGAATTTTCAACTACATTACCGTAAGCAGTTGTTGCATAAACTTGTGTTCTTGTAGATGGATTGAACGTGGAACTAACAGTAACTGTATAAGATGTTATTACCTGTGTACTAGTAATAGTATTATATGTAGGTGGTACGTTAGGTAGTGCACCTATAAAGCCAATTGATGAAATTGGAATAACGTTTGATGCTACGTTACTATAACGATACAGCTGAATAAAATTATCATACAATTTACTAATAGCGTTATTAATAACTGCTGAAGTAACAACATCGTTTTGTGCGATAGCTATTGCATCAAAGCCTGAATGCGGCAATAGTAGAGAGGTATGAAGTGTACGATCATACACTGTACCAACTCCACTTGCAATATCGGCTATATTCATGTTAATTAAATCCAGTTAATACTATTTATCTGAGAGTAAGCTGGAGCTGTATCTTTGAGTTCAGCTAAAATTCTTGTAGCTAGAGCCTGCTGCAGTGATTTATCAGTAATACCTGTATTTGTAATGTTTAAATTATAAAGAGTAGACTTTGAACCTGGAACTGTTGCTTTAAAGTAGCGTTCAATTTCTTCTACATAATTTCTACGACCACAAGGTATATTAACGTTAATATCCTGTATATTCATGCCCTGGCGCGCAAGAAATTTAATATCATAATCATTCAATGGCTTACTGTAAATGTTATACTTGCTTATATTAAGACCATTAACAAGATATGACTGTTTTTGAAGGTATTGATACAACGGAATATTATTTTTGTATGTTGTTGTACCGAACATAAATGGTCGGTTAATTAAATTACTAAATTTATACTTTCTTGGTTCAAAATATGCATTACCGACATCTTGACCGTCAATAAAAAGAGTCATTTCACCGTGGTAGCTATCAAAGCGCACGGCAAAGTGATGGGGACCTGGGTCTACGCCAGATAATGATGTAATAATCTCTACTGTCAAATTATCGAGATTGTTATACACATTAGTTAGTACTGCCTTAACGTTTAAATTTGAATTACCGTAAATTGCATTAACTTGAGTGGCAAGATAATCATCATTCGTAAGACTATTATCAGAAACGAAGTTATTATCATATACTGAGGTTAATATCGGAACACCTGTTAAGGATAGAATTGTAAATTGATTACTTGCAGATAATGTTAAAGGATCATAACCTGAACGCGTTAAAAGAACTGCCTGATAGAGTCCAACTGGTGTATATTCACTAATAAAATTAATACGTGCATTATTAAATGTGTCAATTGGTAAGGTAGTAGCACCTGATAATGCATACCCGTTACTTGGTGCTGTATAAAAAATAATTTGATTACCGTCAATATAAAATTCAGTACCTGAAATGTATGTACTGCTATTATATTGTGTTGAGGTATAGGATAATGTACGTATAACATTACCGACAGAATCAGTAACTGATGAAACCGAGCTTAATGTGGTTGTGTAAGCATAGTTAATTGTATAATCGCTTGGATTTTGTGAATAACCAGTACCTGTTAGTGTAAATGTCGTGGTAACGCCATCACCTACAAAATTATAGATAATAGGTTTAGTGGAGTTATTTGGAATAGTACCAGAAACCAATGGGTTTCTTGTTGAAGTAAAACTATAATAACCGTTTGTACTATCAATTAACCATATATTACCGTTAAAATCAATATTATAATCTGCTATCTTAGAACGAGATTGAAAAGCTGTGGTCACTGTGGATAAAGTTGTATCCCAACGAAGAAGTGCAGTATAATCCGGTGATAAAAAGTATATAATATTGTCTCTTAAACGTGCTTGATAACCGTATGTAAAATATAATAGATTATTGTGTAGAGTAATTGTATTCGAGTCATTAAGATTACCACCTGGTGTATAAACAAATAGATTATAAGCTGTGGTAATATCTGTAAGTGTTGTTTGATTTAAATCAGCTTCTAATACATTAGCTATACCGTTGTTTTCACATAAGATATATCCAAAACGATCAGTATAATCATAACTCAACATACCGGTTAATGTCGGATTAGATGTAATGCTAAGAGATATATCAGATATATTAAATCTTCTAAATGTACCATCACTGAACATACCATAATAATCTCTCATTCCCTCTAAACGCATAAACCCTAGAGGTTGAGAAGTATATGGTATGGTCTTAAGAGGTACTAAACTTGTATTAAGAATACTCATACCAGTTGTACTCATTACATATAATGTAGGTGTTACGATATTTGTATTAAAGATACCAAAACCATCATGAACAAAATTACCTACTAGTTGATACCCAAGTGGTTGTTGCCAGTTTTGACTATCACCGTAGAAAGACAAAGTAAATTGACTCGATTCATCTATTGCAGATAATGAATTACTAATTGTAAAATTTGAACCATTAAAATTAAATTCATTTGCGGTTATACCAGGTGTAAGAACATTTTGTTTTTTATAATTAAGGTAAGCCGAAAAGGTGTCATCTACTAAAAATGGTGTAAAGGAATTTATGTATTGATTTATATAATTATTACCAATATGCTGATAAGCATAATAAGCACCTGGCTCAAGAACTAAATCAGATGGCTTATCAAATACTGTTACATTATTTGTTCCAGATACTGCATTGATTAGTTTATTAAATGTGGTTGTATAATTAACCGGAGCTCCGGTTAGTGCTGTTATATATGTTATTGAAGAAGGGTTATAATATCTATCAACCCAAATAGGTAACGAATTAGCATCAAGACCACCTGATAACCAACTACATAAAAATGTACCGGATGTTTCATCTGAAACTTGACCAAACGGTGATGTATATTTAGCAGATGCAAGTTTTTTGAAAATCTTATCTGCTTTCATTGGGTGATCACCAGCTATAGCACCCGCTTCAATAAAACCGGCATCAGCTACATTTATCTTTACGTACGGGTAGAGAGTTTGTGGTGTATGAAAGTATGTTGTTTTGTCAGCAGGTAGAGTTAATTGTGATGTATAGGATTCATACCCTATACTAATATTGTCGTTACCATATTCCTGATTTGAACCAGTAAAGAGATTATTATACTGTCTTGAACTTACATCATCTTCATTGAAGTAAAGAGAACGATATGCTTGAAACGGATTATTACGACTTTGTAAATTTTCAGGTGTTGTTGTATTCTTAAGAGATAGAATATTAATATTAAGTGTATTATCCTTGTTAATATTACTATACTCATTATTAACAAGTAAGTTTGTATTAACGTACGGTACACTTTTATTTGGATTAATATCTTGTGTGTTAGTCTTAAAATCGCGTTGATAGCTAACCCAAGCATCATACAAGAGAGTATCTGCTATAGGTCCAGGTTGTGGTGTGCATCTAAGAATTGCATTTGGGGGGTACGGTGTATTACCGCCTTGCACAGGTTTAAAGAACGTTAATGCAGCTCCTTGTACAACAACAGACGGTATATTATTAGGTGAATATGTACTTTCTGTATACCCAACATATTCACAAATATAATTGTTGGAATTATCAAGTATACTTTTTGCAAGTACTAAAATATTACTAGCAGGATCGTATATGTAGTTAAAGATTTGCGAACTAATAGCACCTAAACTATCCTGACCGTTATCAAATTCAAATAACAGACGCCCGGAATCAGCTGTAAGATATCGATTAACACCACTCTTACTATGAATCACTTTACATAAAGTATTATCTAAAAATAATACTTCAAAGAAACTTCTATTATCTAAATTATTATATACACCTGAGAGCGCTATACCCGCTGTACTTACAGTAATGGGAGGCTCTTGAGTAACTAAGAAGAGTGTGTTATCGTCAATATTTGGTGTATTGTATGTAGCAAGGTATGTACTAAATCCTCTTACTGGTAAATCTTCCAACGGTTCAATGAATGCGTTTGATGTTAAAGTATCATAACGGGTAAGATAAAGATTTGAATAATTATTAGTTTTTGTATCTTTTAAATCAGCATAAATTTCAGTAAATGGCAAATTATACCCTTGCTCTGTAAAATACATACTCTGATTTAGGGACACAGTTTTATCAGACACATACGATGAAGACAGCCCAATAAAATTAGTCGGATTAACAGAAACTACATCCATGATTATTAATATTTATGCACTTAATGTTAGTGCATGGGTAATATAATTCGGTGATCGAGTTTCAAATATATTGAGAAGCTCTGTTGAGCTAGCACCTACAGACAAACTATTAATAAGATGTATGTCATTTAGCTCATATATTGAAGACGGGAAGAATGTTGCTGTTAAATTATAAACAAAATTTACAAGATTACCGTTAATAACTGTAACAGATGGTGTATATGTTGTACCACTTAGACTTAACGGGTAATAATCATTTTGAACAATAACATCACCAGGCTGTTCAATTAACGCTATACCGCTAAAACTATTACCTGCTGGGTAACTTACAGTACGATGGGTTCCATCCCCGAAATCGTATAATACCTTAAGAATACCAAATTGTGTGGAATCGAGTGCAGATGTTGAGAATACAAAAGTATATGGTCCCTTTAAAACAAGTGGCGGTAAATTAGTTGTAAATGTTTGTATTATAAACTTCCATGGAAAGAACGATCCATCGTTTGCTGTATTTGCATAGCTAGCAGTAGATGTACTAAAATATTGACCATCAATAGGACCACCTGTAAAAGCAGTAAGATTGGTATTAAATGTTAAGGAATCAATAAGACCTGGAACACCAATATTCTGATTACTAGATAACTGTACTAAATATGTTCTCACTGCATATATTTAACAAAATATATGGCTGTTCAACGGTTTGTTTATGCTATAAAATAACCGTTAGCGGTAAACGAATGAACCCAAAATGTACTACCGGAGTTTGTATAAGAGGTAATGTTACCACCGGAAGCAATTTGACTTGCGTTTGGATATGATATAACAACAATACCAGAACCACCGCTACCACCGGCGTTAAAGCTGGTTGAACCGTATTCAGAAGATCCACCACCACCGCCACCAAGACCATTAGTACCAGCAGACCCAGCACCGTTATTATTCGCACCATTACCACCACCACCGGAACCACCAGCACCAGCAGGATATGTTGAATAAGCACCACCACCACCGCCACCGCTATATACTACTGAAGAACCGGTTATAGAGGAAGCAATACCATTACCACCGTTGCCACCAGCAGAACCGGTACCACCGATACCCACACTTCCTGCACCACCGCCACCGCCTCCACCATACGCTGATGCACCACCACCGGAACCACCGGCGTTGCCTTGTCCGGTTACACCTGATGCACCAGGTGGTGGCGTACCTCCCTGACCGCTACCACCACCACCTGAACCACCGTTCGTAGCAAGTATAGGTATACCAGAAGAGTTAATAGTACCACCAGAGCCGCCACCAGATGCTATAATTTGATTAAATGATGAGTTTAAGCCACCCGCGGTATCTCCACCACCTGTACCAACGTTTACATAATATTGAGATAAATGATTGATGGACATAGTACCATTAAGCACACCACCGCCACCACCGCCACCGCCTAAAGCTTGACCTCCTACACCTGCACCACCGCCACCACCGCCTCCTACAATGAGGTATTGTACATTATATGCACTAACCGGTGATTGCGGGCTATTCAGATAACCATCTGTACCTGTTCGTGTAATGAACATAAAAATTAAAGTGCAAGATCACCGAATAATACCCAACCTGGTGCACCAAAATACATTAGAGTTGCTGTTGAATATTGAGTTCTTGTCTTAAAGTAGCCGCTCGCTTGGTTAATTGTTAAACTTGATCCAGATACTGCAATACGGCCAGTTGTTGTAGAGCCACCTAATTGCATAATCGCAACGTTAAATCCAACCGGGTAATTTGTACCAACAACTGTTGCTGTCAAGCCTGCTCCTGTATTTGTCGAAGCGATCATACCACCGTTATCTGATAACTGAATTGTATATGTTGTACCAGCTATTGAAGTAATACCTGTACCACCATAAACATTACCGGTTGCAGTAATATTACCAGCCGCACTTACGTTACCAACTACAGTTAATTGAGCTGACGGGCTAGGTTGATTTGTGGTGCTCCAGACATTATTACCAATACCGACTTGACCAGTACTAGAAATAATCATTGCAGCGGACACAGCGCTTATAGATGTATTTGAAGGATACGGATAAAATATATGATTGCTACCGACATATGATACTTCGCTAGGTGCAATACCGAAACCGTAAAATCCACCCCAGAGATTAATTTTATTAATTGCACCTGATACTGTAGAATAACGTGAATCAAAATTTAGAATTGGACTTGCACTTGCTGCAACCTGTACAGAAAGACTATTGCCAATATTAACTGTACTAAGCGAATTAATAAAAAGTGAATTTACTGTACCCTGTGAACTCAAATTATTTACATACGCGTAATTTGATGATAAGGCTGTAATATTGGAACCTAAGATAACAGTATTTGCTAGACTATTGGCGCTATTATTAACACCGCCAAGAATAGATGAATAATTACCTGAAGCTGTATTACAACTACCACCGGCAACCACACTACCACCACCTGTCGCTGTATTTAATACACCACCACCTACAGTATTAAACGAGCTATTACTATTAACAATTCGATCCCATACAGCAACACATGAAGCTGTGCTATAATTACCGGTTACAATAATACCAGGTGTATTAGGTAAACGACCGACAACTGTTGCTGTTGAAACTGATCCGGCAGACAAGCCATTCGTACCGACTGATACTACAGTTACTGGATCAAAGGCATTAAATGCACTTACTCCATTAATATTTGTAAATTGAACTACAGTACAAGCACCATTTGTTGATAGGGTACCAGTAGATGTATATGTTGGATTACCACCTGTCTTGTTAAAGCTGCCTGCAGCAATTACTGAACCCGGTGTATTACTCCAATTACCACAACCACCACCAATAAATGAATTCGTTATTGCGGAATTTCGTGCACCACCACCAATAGTAGCACCACTTAAAGCGTAGTTAAAGAGACCACCACCAACTGTACTATAATTACCAGAAGCTGTATTGAGATAACCACCATTAACTATACTACCTACAGACCCTGCATTATACGAACGATTAGACATTACAAATCCTGTCGCACTTATACTTGTATTAGTACTAGTACTAAGATCTAATGAACAACCACCTACACCCTTTACAACCACATAACCTAAAAAGTTATTATTTGTTGGTGAAACAGCCTGTATTATACCACAGGTTGAAGGTGTATTAGCAGCTGTTAGATATGGAAGTGTATTTGTTGTATATGTTACAGTGACAACATCGTTAACAGAATACTGTGATGAGAAATTACCACCCTGGGTATCATATATTCTCATACAACTACCATTACCGGATAGCACTGATGTACCACCAAGCTGATTATCGTAAATACGACCGGTTAAAACTGTTGTTGTACTAAATCCACCGATAGAATTTAAACCACCGGTACCAATATAATTAAAATTACCACCTGAAAGAAAATTACGGTAACCACCAACTAACGAATTGTAGTTACCACTGTTTGTACCACTCAATCCACCAAGTATATTATTATAATTACCTACATTAAGGCATACAGTCGGGGTACCGCTAACAGGAAGAATTGTACCTGTACTAATAACAGAATACGGACCTCTAATACCACCGGCATTTAATCCCCAGGCACCTTGATTTGCACTAACAGTTACGTAGGCATTCTGCCAATAACCACTATTGGCAATAACTGTTGCTGTTGAATTAGCACCCTGCGCCCATACACCAGACCCTGCACTTACCGTTGTATATGTTGAATTCCATAAAGGACTTGAAAGAGTAAAATTACTAGTTGTTCTCTGCCAAGTAGCACTAGTTGCACTAACTGTTGTAAAAGTATTCTGCCAATTTCCACTAGTGGTACCAAGAAAAGAATTGATACTATTGATACCATTGTACCAATTAGCACTATTTGCATATACTGTAGTATAGGTACTTTGCCAATTTGCAGAATTTGCTGTAAGACACGTAACAGCACTTGTACCCTGTGAAATACCAAGAGCTGAAATTTGGTTAACTATGGTACTAATTGTAACACCGGCAAGCAAACCAGTAATCGCTGGTACGTTTAGGGTTAGAGTCGCGGCTGTGGTTGGCATACTGTACTAATATTTACTTTAAACTATACATTTTCCATTAAAATGTTACTGAATAATAATGTATTGATCTCCAGACTGTAACCCTGCTGTTCCGCCTGTAGTTATATTAATAAGAGCAGGTACCGTTAAACCTGATAATGGTTGGTTAGTACTCAGAGTATATAACTGAGTATTACTAGCTATGGTTGTTATCGGTGTTGAAGCTACTTTAAAAATATCAATAGTATCTCCGACATTTAAAAATACTGATGTTGATGTACCAGTTTTTGGTGAAATGAATAATGATGAACCGAGAATACCTGTAAGCGTATAATTCCAAGTTCTATATGAACTTAAGAAGACACCATTAACATTTAAGTCTTTTATTTTAAAATTTGTAATATTTTGACCACCTGCAAAGCCAAGACCGCAATACACTGTATCCGGCCACCAAGTGGAAGCTGGAAGCACGTAATTTACAAAATTTGAAAATGTATAATCTGTAGGTCTCTTTATATCAATAGCAACTCGTTGACCAAAGTCAGTAATACGTACTCTTACACGATCATAGATAATTGGTGTATCTGCGATAGTAATTTGCTGGTATATTAGATACGGAAACGGAAATGCATTGCTATTTAAATTACCACTATTGTATAAAAGACTGTATTTTGTATCAAAACTACCGCGTATTGAAATTGAATTAGGAATTGGTGTTGATGATCCATCTAGACCATAAAAATTAGTACCGAAATTCCCCATCATATCAAACCCAATACCTAATGCTGCATTTTGTACACCACCAAATGAGGTTAATACTTGACTTGTTACGGAATTAACGTTCTGTACAGGAGCATAACATAAACCAGGTCCTGGTCCACCACCGGATAATGCACTCAAGGTACTTGTAAAGAACACACTAAACCCTTCGCTACCATTAAAACCATTACCGTAACATGCATAATCAAAAGTTACTACAATATCTTTGTTTATATCAAAGCCTTGATTAAAAAATAATGTACCAGCATTAGCGTTTTGTGTAAGTGTATACAACGGTAATGATATACTGGTATATGAACCGTTATTTGTATACGTCAATAATGTATTTGTTCCGACTACTGTTACTTTTGGTGAGCCTGTTGTGATACCTGAGTATTGTGCTGTTGGTACTACAAGAACAACAACACCTGAACCGCCGCTACCACCTGTTGCACTGTATGCACCACCGCCACCGCCACCGGTAGCAGACAATCCATTCGTTGGACTGTTCGGTGAACCGTTACCACCACCACCAGCGCCACCATATGATATCTGTAACCCCGCAAAACTTGATCCACCTCCACCACCGCCAGCTACCCAATAGTTTCCAGCTGATAATTGACCGACAGTTGAGCCAGGTATTGGATTTATAATACCAAAACCACCTTGACCACCATTATTCGACAATGCGTTATAACCTACATGACCTGCACCACCACCACCACCACCGTAATTAACAGATCCTAAGTACCCGCTACCACCAGAGAACCCTTGACTTATGGTACCCTGACCACCTATACCTATAGTAGTTGTACTCGCACCACCACCACCGCCTGATCCACCGGATGAACCGTTTATGATAAAATCACCACCACCAGTTCCACCACCAAAAGCATGTAATGATGTAATACCATCATTAGATATTACGATATTACCGTTATATGATATTGTAGAATCACCTCCGCTGCCACCAATACCAGTCGAACCACCACTCCCACCATTACCAACATTAATGGTGTAAATTTGTCCTTGACCAGTATTAAATGTAGAAAACAATACACCACCTGCACCACCACCACCGGAGTTAATGCTGTCAGCACTACCACCACCGGCGCCGCCACCGCCTCCACCAACTAATAATGCTGATAATGTAATTGTAGTAGACATCGATACAATAATTATTTATCACTTAAGACCTTTGTTACAATAGATTAAATATTAGAGTGAATATAAAGGATTTCTTTATAAAGGAACCAATTACAGATAATACAAAATTACCAGAATATTTAACTATTTTTGGTTTTCCTACTTTTAGTAAAATTGCTGCTATTTCTATTGATATTGTATATTGGTTTATCATATTTGTGGCGTATTGCTTTGCTTTTCATGCATTAAACAATATTCTTATTACTTGGAATTGGTTTTTGGTAGGGCTAGCAAGTTTTGCTGTTGTTGGTTTACCATATTGTGTAAAAATTATACTATTTGGACGTAAAGAATTTCCGTTAAAAGCAGCATCTTTGTGTTTATTCTTAAGTCTACTCCCTACAATATTTGATTTTACGGGGTTTTACTCTGAAACCGGTCTTCAAGACAGTTTACAACGCAGTAAAGTACAAATCTCCGAAACTATCTCAACATTTGAAATCCAAAGTAAAAAATCTGCACAAGATCAGGAACTTTTAATACAAAACGAAGGCAGAGATAAGAAAACAGCTGCCGAACAAACGCTCTTACATGCATCTTCTGACTTACAAAAACAAGTTGAAGAAGCTAATCAGGCTGTTTTAGATGAACGAGAGGGTGTTCGCGGTAAAGCGGGTGATGGACCTAAAGCTAAAGAACTTCAAGCTGAAGTTCGTAAATTAAAAGCACAATCCGACATTGATATTCAAAAGTCAAAGGCTGAACTCAAACGTCAAAATGATGTAATTGATCAGGAAGTAAACGAAAAGTTATTGGCACTCAAACAATCCAATATTTTACTTGGAGATAAACTAATTATATGCAAAAAGGAAGTCAATAATGCTAAAAATTTTAAGGACCTTGAACTCGCTGTAATAAATGCCAACAGTCTATTATCTTCGATTGCCTCTAATCTTAGTGTGTCTTATATCCCCGTAAAGATTATAGGATCTGACAATATTATCAAAGTATCTTTTGGCTCTTTAACATCAGGCGACATTACTGCCCTTGTTTGCTTCTTATTAGCTTTTCTCATGGAAATCGGTGATATCATTATCACTTTTGTTATGAGGTATGAGAAGAAAGTACCCGATAAAGTTATTAAAACTACATCAGATGATACTTACCGACATGTAAAGTATACAAAAAGTTACGAAGGATATTAACCTTTATACTTTTTAGAAAACATCTTAGCAGTTGAGAGACAGTGTTTTGTATACTTACAATGATCACAAACTCGATCGGAGTCTAGGTAGAGTTGAGGAGCAATACAGGAACCGTTCTTTGTATTATCAATAATATACTCTGCAATATTATTGTATGTACGAGGTTCTTTTGGAATCCATTTAATAGAAATTTGTTTTACCTCTTCCATTGTTATTTTCTTGTTCCTAGGCTTCTTTAATAACTTAAGCCTGGCAAGTACTTGATGATCAATGGAAAACGGCTTTTTGTTCGATGGTCTTAATTGTTTTTGAACTTCTTCAGGAGAAACTCTCTGACGAAGTAAGCGTTTTGCTTCATTGGAAATATAATGCTCCATAAAGGGAACAGGACCACCAAACTTCTTAATCCCCTTGGCCATACCAGCTTTCGATACACGGCGTTCGAGCCCTGTAACAATGCAGGTCATGATCTTACTCTTTATAACACCATCATTGACAACCGATTGCTTCGGCTTCTTTGTTGGCTTTTTAGTAATTTTTTTGGATTTCTTTCCCTTCATGTGCGGTTATATTATAGAATAAAAAAAATATTTCAAGAGTTGATTTGTAAAATTATATAATCTATTATGCTCTCATGCCTTACATTAAACAAGAAAAAAGAACCGAACTTCTACAGGGGTACTGTTTTGCAGAGAACCCTGGTGAATTAAATTTTGCACTTACTCTATTGTGTTTAGAGTATTTTAATAATAAGGGTAAGAGCTATCAAACCTATAATGATATTATCGGAGCCTTGGAATGCTGCAAGCTTGAGATGTATCGACGTTCAGTAGCTCCTTATGAAGATACAAAGATTTCCGATAACGGAGATGTGTTTTGAAAGTAATTTAAAAGTAATTCTTGCAACATTAATTACCGCATCTAATATGAATTTTATGAAACGAAAGGAGGTGAAATAACAATGATCGACTACACAAACAAGAATCTCCGTCCTAAGACGTTCTTCGTCAAGATGGAGCGTAACCGCGATGGTAGCTTTACCGTCAAGCGCGCCAAGGTCCTCGAGAAGACCAATCAGTTCGAGCGCAGCATCAAGCAGATCGATTGCCGCGATTTTACGCGCGCCATCCGCAATAACGATATTACCGTTGCCTAATTCGGTATAACAATGAGAAGACCGGCTGTTTTTACTTAGCAGCCGGTCTTTTTTTGTCAACTATTTTATTGCCTTTCCTTTTTAAATTTCCTACTATTATCTTTAATGAATGCTGCAGAAATTAACGCTAGATTTAAGAAAAGTATTGCCGGTGATCCTTCGGTCCTGACCTGTATTGTTACAGGAAAAACACGCCCTACTAACAGTGCGTATTTGGAAGAGAAGTCAAAGAAATTCGGTTCAAAAGAAGAATTCATTAAACATTATATTTGTAGAGATGCACTTACTTTGTTAAAGGGTGGTCATTCGGTGATGGAAGTGCGTCAATTACTCGATGTTGGTCAAAATACCACCTATCCACTCGATGCTACAATTAAGCGTGCCCTTGAAATAAACGGAAAATAAGCTTGTAGTCCTTTTTGAATTCCAATATACTGATAGTATGAAAATTAACCTACAGAGTACGTCGTTTACAGCAGTCAAAGATGTTCAGATTCCTGATATCTATAATCGTCGCGTCAAGTCGGGTATCCCCGAGGTTGACGATATGTTCGGTGGTGGAATGCTTCCAGGGTCAATAACTACGATTTCGTCGAAAGCTGGTGTTGGTAAGTCGACGATGGTTCTTCAGATTCTTAATGGAATGACGAAGAACGGTCATAAGGTTGGCTTTGTTTCCGCTGAAGAGTCTATTCATCAAGTTGCTTTTGCTTGTAAGCGTCTTGGTATCGAAGATGTCGGTATCTGCAATGAGTCGAATGCTAAGAAGATTATCAGTCTTATGAACGATGTTGATGTCATTGTCATCGATTCGTTTCACGCTGTTGATAAGAGTAATATGGAGGAGAAGGAGTTTATTGAGACTCTTATTAATCGTGCTAAAGAGACGGAGTGTGTCGTTTTGATTATCTGTCATTTGACGAAAGGTGGTGTCATTAAGGGTACTAATCTTCTGACGTACGCGGTCGATGTTAATATCTTTGTTGAAATCTCTGAGGATGAGCCTGGTCATCGTCGAATCTATTTTGCAAAGAATCGTTTCGGTCCTGGTATCGATTATACTTGTGCTTTTACTAGTAAGGGTTATGACTTTACCCCGGTAAAGATTACCCAGGGTTCTGGTAAAACTACGAAGGCTGATAAGAAGGAAGAAGCTCGTAAGCAAATTCTTAGTATGGAAGGTAAGTTTTCTATCACAGATATCTGTGATAAGCTTAAAGTAGATGCTTCGAGGGCAGGATGGCTTCTTCGAGAGCTTACTACCGAGGGTCGACTTGTACGGAATAATCTCCGTGGCAATAAGTGCCGTTGGAGGGTAAATAAAGTAGAAGCAATCATAACTAATCACTAATATGGCAGGCAAAGGATCAAAGTCACGCGTAAGCGATCAAAAGAAATACAAAGAAAACTTTCCAAAAGTTACAGGTAAAGTCGATGGCTTTATAAAAGTAAAAGGTAAATTAGTAAAAAAATACTAATAGTATAGCAATTTTGTTATGGTATTATAAATAATTTGGTAATTTAATTTATTATGCCTACCGTTTTATCAGCAGTACCTGCCTTTTCAGCACCACCACAAACCCCTATCCAGGGTTGGACTAATTCGTTTGTTAATATACAAAACGATAAAAGCGTACCTCTATATGCTCAGGCCTCTTATCTAACAAATATTCAATCAGATGGTGCACTACCTGTAAATTTTAGCAAAAGACAGAAGGACGCTGTCAATAAGCTTAAGGTATCCCAGGCACAAAACGTATATGAAGCCGATTTTGAATACGGTCTTCAACCCCTCCGTTGGGAAAACCTTACAAACGGTACCGCCACTGTAACACAACTACCAGGTCAGGGTGCAGTTGCATTAACTATTAATGGGTTAGGTGATGTAGCTGTTCGTCAGAGTCGCCCATATCACCGTTACCAACCTGGTAAGGCTATGTTTATGGCTACTGCTATGAATTTTGGTACCGCTGTAGCAGGTCAGTATCAAAGAGTCGGTCTTTTTGATGATGCAAACGGTATTTTCTTTGAACAGGGAGCACCATCTTATAATAATCCGAGTGGCATGTATGTTGTTTTGAGAAACGACATCAACAGTGTACCGAATGATTATAAAGTAGATTTAGCGCAATGGTCTGACCCTTCAGGTATAAAGTATCAGCTTGATTGGACGAAGATCCAAATGATTTGGTTGGAGTATGCATGGTATGGAGCCGGTGCAATAAGATGGGGCATTTTAATAAATGGTGAAGAATATATTCTTCATGAAATTGGAACAGGTAATACCCTCACTCAAGCCTGGGCACGCACAGGTAATCTCCCTGCACGATATGAACAAAGAGACCTAGGTGTAGGTACACCAAATACAATGTTGCATTACGGTGTTTCTATCCTTGTAGAGGGTCAACGCGATGCTCAACGTGGTTTTACATACAGTTACGGTACATCAGGTTTTGTAACTGTACCAAATAACAGAGTACGTCAACCGGTTCTTTCTATTAGAAACCGTACAATGGGTACTAAAGTTGTTGATACATATACAATGAATACCGGATTGAGTGCAATTACCGGTGTATCAACATTAAACGGTGTAGGCAGTCCTGTCGTCTTAACATTTGCTAATAATACGTTTAATGCTAACGCTGGCTTATCAGGGCTACAGATTTATTTCCCGACACTTTCAAGTACAACAAACGGTTATCCAAATGGTACTATCGGGCGTATTTATCAGAGCTCAACATACTCATTAACGTGTGTTGATGTAGTTGCTGGACTCTCATCATATGCTCTTACAGCTCAGAACGGCTTTATACCTGCTTCACTTTCAGGTATGGCTGCAGGTAATACGTTCGGTGGTGGCACATTACAATTTCCAATACCGTATGCAGGCGCACCGTATCAAATCGGATTAATTAATCGTGGTCAAATTCTCCCACAAGATCTTTTAATCTCTACAAATAACGCCGCATACATTGAGCTCTTTGCTTCAACACCTGCTAATCCCATTGTATTAAACAACCCAACCTGGCGTTCGATGGTCTCTTTGAGCTCATTTAACTCATTTGCTGAAATTGAATATAACGCTACAAGCTTTACTGGTGGTGAAGTGGTATATGCTTTCTTTGTATCACCAGGCAGTAATCTTGATGATAAAGATCTTTCAAACTTCTTCCCGCTCTATAACACAATTCGCGGCAATACCCCTGATGTTCTTACACTTGCTGTGACTACAAACGGTGGTAGCAGTTTATCAATTGGTGCCAACCTTATCGGTCAGGAAGCAATGTCCTAAGTTTTATCTTGACTTTAGGTGTGATAGCTATATAATCATAGCATGACACCGGAGAAATTTGAAGCACGTAATCATGCACTTCGCTGTGATGATACAGATATGGAAGCTTACTATAAGTCTTTTAGATACAAGTTTTGGAACTTTATGGATGATAATTTTGGTGTCCGTAGTACATGGGATATCTTTCCATATCGCTGGAAGATGCATTACTATGATAAGATTCGTCCAATCTTTGCACCGGAAAACAATCGTATTCGTAAAGCAATCCCTCGTACCTGGGTAGATATTTCTCACCTAATTGAGATTGTAAACTTTGAGTTTATTAAGAGCTTCTATGAAACAGAATACCTCCACGGCCACACAGACTGGGAGGGTACGGGAGAACATGCTGTTAAATTTGCCAAATGGCTAGAATCTGCTTACGATTATATTACTATTGAGCGTCCAAAGCTTGAAAAAGATATGGATGCAGCTTATCCGCCTCTTCGACCACTCGATGAAATGTTTGTACCGTGTGAAACAGATGAAAACGGAAAGGTAAAGATGTTTAAAATGGTCAAACGTAAAGAATCATATGAAGAACTTTACGGTGAAGTAAACCGCTTAGAACAGCTTATTCAAGATAAAGATCTAGAAATTTTAACACAGCTTGTTAAATATCGTCACTTCTTTTGGAGTTAATTTTAAATGGGTCGGTATACCGCTAAGGAGGCGGTTTGGACTGTAAATCCAACGTCGTAAAGACTCGCTAGGTTCGATCCCTAGACGGCCCACCATTTTTAGAAAAGCGTAAAAGAAGATTAAATAATTAACGCCATGACACTCTTAAATACTCATCCAGACCCTGAAGGTACAGTACCAAAATATGACGGTAATATTATTAAATGGAGTGGATATTTTGCAACGTCAGATCAGGCAGAGGAACACCTTAAAGAACAAACAAAAAAAGTTGCAATCACAGAAAATAAACTTGTAATAAGCTCTAAAAAAGATTTTGTAAACAGACACTTTAAAGGTTATTTTCTTTATCGATTTACTGTTGTTGTAGCATCTAAACCGTAATGAATTTTAAAAAAATATTTGAGTCGTTGCTTACCGAGCACATGCATTCTAAGCAGAAAGCAGGCTATGTAGCTCATCCTGTTGACGGTCATCGCTGTGATGTTTGTACAATGTGGAGACCACCGAATAAGTGTTCTGCGGTATTTGGTGTTATTAAGCCTGATGGGTGGTGTAAGTGGTGGAAGAGAACTCATAGAAAGGATAGAAAATAATGAAAGTGTATCTCGATATGGATGGTTTGCTTGCAAACCTCTTTGATACTGTTGCTATGGGAATGTTGGGTAAGCATTATAAGAATCTTACAGAGGAGGAAAAAGAACATACACGTCAAATTTGGATAGATAGAGAGGGAAGAGCAAAAGAGTTCTTTCAAAAACATGGTGGTGTTAAAAAATTCTTCGCTGATCTTCCAACATTCGGTCCTCTAACAAATGCTATAGTGGATACAGTTGTAAAGATAGCTGGTGGTTATAGTATTTGTTCCTGTCCTGCAGGTATTGATAAAGCAGCTTCTGAAGCAGGTAAAAGAGAATGGATTCAAAAACATCTTCATCCTGCTCCAGACGAGATGCAATTTATTACCAATAAAACACAGGTAGCTAAAGATGAAAACGGTAAACCTAATGTTCTTATTGATGACTTTCCAAAATATATTAAGGCATGGAGAGCTGCAGGCGGTATTGCCATAGAGATGCGTACAGATAGTTTAAATTCTACAAGTCAAGTTAGGGAATTTCTTACAAAAGAACTTCAAGCAGCTAAAGAACAAATCGACGGTAAGCAGCAAACGTTCGAACAGTACGTAAACGATGTTTTAAGTAGATTATTGTAGTCTATAGTTTATATTATCTGTATGGGTATCACAGATAATATTTTGTCAGAGGAAGATTTTAAAGCGCTCTACGATGAGGTAATGAGTGAGGAGTTTCCATGGTATTATGGAAGAAAGGTGTACAGTGATGACGAGTGTGAAAACTTTTTTCTTATTGGATGGAAGAATACTGTTGTCAACGGTACAAGGGTTACATATGACCCTAATAATATTATTGTCCCTATGGCAAAGAAAGCATTAATTAATGCTGGTGAAGATTTAAATGAAATTGTACGCTTAAGAATTGTACTGAATACCGCTTCTGATAAAAATTATTTGAACGGCGCACACGTTGATTTAGACCATCGTCATCGTACAGCACTCCTCTATTTGAATGACTCCGATGGTAGTACTATTCTATATAATGAAAAATTTGATCCAACAGATGATTATAGCGATTCAAAACTATATATGGAAAAAAAGCTTCCTAATTTTACGATTCAATCTGAGGTTGAACCAAAGAGAAATAGGTTGTTTATCTTCAATGGTTTGAATTATCATTCAGGTACAACACCGACAACAGTGGCAAGAAGAGTACTTCTTAACATTAATTACACCTATCATCCAAAGAAATAGTTGCATTAGGTCAATTAGTATATATTATAAATCCATGGGTATGTTTGATACAATTTATGTAAAGAAGGCTTTACCGCTTAATAAAGAGCTTAAAGCTTTAAAAGATATTAAGTGGGAAGAATGTGATTTCCAAACTAAAGATTTGGAAAATACTCTTGCTACTTATGAAATTACTAAAGCTGGTAAACTTCGCTATAAGCACGTTGAACGTGAATGGGTTGATGACGAAGAGGCCTTCCTCAAAGGATATCTGAAAGAAGTATCCTCTAAATGGGTTGATACAAAACACACCGGTAAAGTTACTTTTTACCATAATTTTTCTACCAATAAATCAAACGTTAATATTTTTTCGGATACTCTTGATGACGAAACCGACCTTGATGGGTATGATTGGTGGGTAGAGTTTGATGCTGAATTTGTAAGAGGCAAGCTTACGGAGATTAAACTCGTTAAAACTGAAAAGACACCTGCAAAAATTCGTATTATTCAAAATCTTGAATGGGCTAAAGAACTTAAAAAGAAGGAAGCGACTCTTCATCGTCGAATTGTAAGATTTTTACGTAAGTCTAAGACTTATCGCAAATTGATTAGTAGTCTATTAAAACTCAGTACCTACTTACACAGTAAAATTACTTGGGTTCTTTATAGACTCTGATTGTTCTTTGATAAATAATTTTGGGGACGTAATGGCTTCGACTTATACTCGAAGTTTATGCGGCACGCAGTGGTTAATCAGTTGGCCACTATAAAAGCTGATTAAAAAACTAAACGCAGAAGATAACTCTGACGCCATCCTTGCGGAAGCATTGTATTGTCTCGAGAACGCTGACGAAATCCTCGCCAGCTTTGAAGAGCCAGCACTTCTAGCTGCCTAAGGAACCAAAAGATAATCCTATTAAAGCTTTTGGAAATAAAAATAGGTTTAGAAGGTCTTGTGATTCTTAGAAAACTGAGTGCAAGGGGTCGTGCAGGACTCTTCATCTGCATAGGTAGGACTATAAACATAGATAGGTTGATAACGCCTTGTTACCTGGAGTCAACGAAAGTACGAAGTTTATCTAAGCGTGTAGAAGTATAAATAGAACAGTATAAACACACGGGTTCGATTCCCGTCGTCTCCACCATTTTATATTACGGGGGATTAGCTCATCTGGTAGAGCGGTAGCTTTGCAAGCTATAGGTGATCGGTTCGAGCCCGATATCCTCCACCATTTTTATTAAGTATATGCATGGCTTCCACACGTTTAAATCATGCATTAGATGTCGCTAAGGGTAAAATTCCTAATGGCGGACCAAAGCGTTCTAACGAATGGGCAAAAGTTCGTAAAGAACATTTAAAGAATAATCCAAAATGCGTTGTATGTGGTGATACCCATCAGTTAAATGTACATCATATTAAACCATTCCATCTTCATCCAGAATTAGAACTCGATCCGAACAATCTTGTAACATTGTGTGAGAGTACAAGCTACGGAATTATCTGTCATTTACTAATCGGTCATCTTGGTGATTATAAAAACATTAATCCAAACTCTATAGAAGATGCAAAGATTTGGAATGCTAAATTAAAAGAAGAACACTACGAAAAATAGCTTGCCCATTCCGGTACTAGGTATTAATATAGATAAATAAATTAACGCCCGGTTAGCTCATTTGGTAGAGCAGCTGATTTGTAATCAGCAGGTGGTCGGTTCGAGCCCGACACTGGGCTCCAATTTGATCTTTTTACAATTTATGCGTCGGTGGCAGACAAGAAATGCAGCAGTCTCCAAAACTGCCCTATGTGGGAGCGTTACCCACCCGGCGTGCCAATTACAGAAATCGGCAAAACCCTCTCTACAGCTGTTCGAAAGGTTGTATGTATGGAACCGGTTCGTCGTAAGTTCGTACAAAACTAATACATAATGAAGGACGCTTCAAGTTTTTAGGACAAAGGAACTTACAAATTTTTATCGCGGGATAGACTAGAGGACAAAGTCGGATGTCTCATAAGCATCAGCTCGAAAGAGCGCGTTGGGTTCAATTCCCACTCCCGCCATATTTTTAAGAAACTTATTAAATTGATTAATGACAAATTTTTTATTTTCAATGCCTAGATCTTTTATTACATAAGATGTATAACCTGCCTGTTCGATTTCTTTTATTTTTATTTTGTCTCTATTTTGTACCTGTTCTACAGAATGCTTTTTTGTTATTTGTTTATAATGCCAAGCACCGTTCCACATTATAGCTATTTTAAAATCAGGCAATATAATATCAGCATCCCAACCGTTAAACAAAGGTTCATTTGTTAAAACATTTGTAAAATGTAATTTACAAAGTTCAGCAAAATATATTTCATTTTTGCTTCTTCTTATTTGAGATTGTATAGCAGCAGATTTTTTACCTCCATTAATAGCCCCTATACGTTTTGCTAAACTAGCACACTCATTACTACATGTCTTTCTATTTGGTCTACCGTAAAATATATTTTTACATTGCTTACAGTGTTTACGTACATATTGTAATTTACATTTGGTACATAATGCTCTTAAAGCTGATGCATTACAACCTATTTCTACAGTACTATTACATTTAGTGCAAATAGATGCTTTTGTTTTTCCTTTTAAACTATATCCTGACTCTGATCTACTTTTATTCGTAAAGGAAGCAGAACAAGTATGGTCGCAGTATTTGTTATTTCTCAATTCATAGCTTAAAGGATGTTTGCAATACGCACATAATTTAGGATTATTGTTGTAATTGTTTAATCTTTGTTGATATCTTTTAGCGTTACTCTTTCCAGCGCCCTTGAGCCATTTTTCATATTGAGTTAACATATTATTATTTAATCTAGCATGATATAGAATCGAACTGAAGATTTCAGTTGCCGGTTCCAAGAATAGACTATATATTAAGAGAATAAGAATTGATCTTTGACAGTACATTTTAAAATTTGACCGTTCGCAGGCTCGATCGAAAGAGCTACCGTACGTGCGCGCGACTAGGTTGCTCTAAAAGGCCTTTATCAACCGGTGCATCAGGATGGATTAACCACCCCGGTCAAAATAATTTGATTACTGCGTATAGTCCTCGGTAGTAACAATACTAGTCCGAAGCCGCGGGTAGTAGTATCCTTAGATGGACGCTATAGACTTCCTAGCTCCGATAGGCCAGTAATCATAAATTAAGTTCCCACGTTGTAGGAATAATTCGTGGGAGAGATACGTTGAGTTGTCCGTTGGTGTGTTAGTAGACGTATTTTCATAGGGGGAGCCAAACACCTACATACAGCTTTGATCCCTTGCTTTAGTAAACACGGAATTAGACGGTGTGCTTGGCTCCATGCCGAGACCCGTTGAAGATTGAGACAAATACTAGTATAAAGCTCAAAAAATAACCACAAATTTCTTTAGTAATGCTACCAGTTGCCGGTCTCAAGTCCGGAAAGGAGTCGCTCTCCCTAAAATGCAGAGAGATAAAGAAATGGAAAGCAGAGTTCGAACTCACCCCTACTACCCTGATCAGGTGGTAGGGGTTTCTCTTTGATTTTATAGTAAAATACAAATTACTTTCCGGAATTTAAAAATAATTCTGGAATTCCTAATCGAGTGCCCGTAATATAAAGGAGTCATGAGTACAACAACACTAGATAAGTTCGTTGCCAAGAGCAATGATATTCGCCAGACGTTGCAAGGCTACACCCTCGCACCTCTGGATATTGAGTCCATCGAGAAGAACGGTAATAACTTCTCCTACAACAATAACCGACTAGCTAATAATTCTCTTAAGAGTCTCCTCGGAGTTCTTGGAGTTAAGGATCAGCTTGTTAACGAGATTAAGGATGACAGCTCCCAGTGGGCACCACTCCATAATGCTCTTACGAACATCAAGAAGAACAAGCGTGTAACTGCGATTGTTAACAACCACAATAATGAGATTGTCAATCTCTTTGACCGTCCTATTAAGGAAGAGCGTCAGATTGATCTTTCCGCAGGCCTTCGTTATACTGAGGCCTTTTTGAGGGATAACGAGAACAATCTCGAGCTTCGGGATTTTAACTTCGATCCTATGAACATTAGTATTGGAATTAACTTCAAGAATCCAGATTCCGATATTGATGTTTTCGGAGATGGTCGTGATATGTGGAAGGGTGGTTTTGGAATGAACTTCTCGATGAATAAGTCACAGTTCTATCCTTATCTTCTCCGTCTTGTTTGTTCGAACGGAATGCCCGCTGTTCATCGTATGGCCCAGCGCTTCATTGATAGTGCAGACTTCAGTCAGCGTACCTTTGATACCCAGGTTCGTAAGTTTATGACCGGTGACGTTCTCCGTGAAGAAGTCTCAGCTAACGCAAATCGTCTACGTGATAATAACGCTTCTATCCGTGAGTACTACAACGCACGTAAGCTTGTTATGGATCTTGATAAGGAGCTTGCCGTAGAGATGTTTAACGATAACGAGATCAAGGGTCGTTATAAGACTATTGGTATTGATGTTGCTAAGAAGGGTACTCGCTGGCAGTCAACAGCGAACTCAAACGTTAATGCGTATGACTTGTTCAATAACTTGACTAATGTCGCTACCCATCATGTTACGGATGAGAATATTGCCTTCCGTATGGAGCTCAATCGCCTAGCGTCTGATCTCTTCTTCAAGGGACCTGATTTTGCAGCGGTTGCACCGGATCCGTTCCGTGATGTTGCTCCTGCTAATCTCGAAGCATAAGTAAGTAAAGTAAACCGGGCGGGCCTCTGCACATGCAAGCTATCTCACGCCCGGTCTTTTTCTGGTTCCCGTAGTGTAGTGGTTAGCACCGGTCTCTTTCACAGACCTGGCACGGGTTCAAATCCCGTCGGGAATGCCAAAGAATAAATAAAAAATGAAGATCAAATATTCACTTAAAAAGCTATACCCTGGTATCTATCTCTGTAAGATAGAGGATATGTATGATCTTGCTATGACCTTTTGTAGAGTACAAGAATTCTATGAATCGCCGTTTAAGCAAATTCGTGGAAAGAGATTTACACTTATTGAATTAATGGCTGTTTATTCGAAGAAGAATGAAGGGTCATTTACCTACCCTATGGATTGGGGAGGGTTTAATATTCCTGGGCCTATTGTTGCTAGTCTTTACGATTACAAAATTGAAGATTATAATATCTATGATGATATTATTCTTAATATCCATAATAAGATTGTAACAGAAATTGAAAGTAATCATTATTATCTAATTGGTTCAAATACTGACGTCAGTACAATTGAACATGAATGCTGTCATGCTCTCTTTTTCTTAGATAAGGAATATAAAGAGAACACTCTTAAGATTCTTAAAAAGCTTCATCGCTCTCTCCGTAAAAAGGCTGAAGATGTTCTTCTTGAATTAGGCTATGATAGATCTGTCATGGACGACGAGATTCAAGCCTACCTTACAACAGAATTTTATACTCTTAAAGATAAGAAGAAGCGTACTAAGGCTGAACAAAAGAACTACAATAATGTGGTAAAAGAACTAAAAGAGAACTTTAAAGTTTACAGACAAAAAATCAAAATTTAATTGATTATAGAAATCTATAAACGCATGTATGTGATTGTATCACCATTTTTAAACTGTATAGTTGCTTTACTGTTTTTTATTCTTTTATAGGTGCTATTGCCTAATGTATGTGAACCGGTTTTTATAGCTTTTTCTATAATATGCCCCGGAAATCCTTTTCTAATAGCATCCTGCTTACTTTCAAATAGCCATTCACGACCATCACTACAAATCAACCGACAAGGCTTACTCTTATAGTAACTGTTTAAGTTCGCAACACCAACTAAACCATCACCACCTGGTGTTAAATTGAGTAAAGTACCAGATCCAATGTTTCGTCTTCCTATTTTTGCTATTAATTGTATTTCAAGAGCGTACGCTTCATCTTCAGATAAATTTACTGCAATCTTTTTTGTAATACTATCAATATTGTATGTTTCTAGTAACGTTACAAGCTTCTTATATAATAATCTATTACACATTCGCGTGCTAATATTTCTATAACGGTACCTGCAGCCTTTACCTATATAAAACAATTCATTGTTATTTTCAGGATCAATATAACCGTAAATATAATATTTTTTATTATTTTCTTGATTTTTCACAATCTTAAAGCATAATTATTTATAGCTCAGGTGCTCACATTTGGGACTAAAGCAAACATATTAACTCGCTTAACAAAGGAGAAAAAATATGACAATACACACTAGGCCGGGTCATTCCGGCAACAGGACTTGGTTATAGCCAACTTCCAGGCCTGTTTAACGAAAGTTGGTTAAGTAGCGTTATCAAGGATCTTGATAAAGCGTTTGATGTTCCAAACGCGACCTATCCTTATAACATTGTATCGGAAACCGACCCTGATGGAAATCCATATGCGTACTACATTGAGGTAGCATTGGCAGGGGTTGGTAAGGATAATATTACTGTTAATGTTAAGGAGGGTAAACTCCACATTAATACTAATAAAGAGGAAGAGGTCGAATATGATGAGACAGTTGTCTTCCATCGTAAAGGCATTAGCCGTAGAAAGGGACAGTTGTCCTTCTCTCTTAATGACAATACGGACGTTAAGAACATCTCATCAACATACACAGACGGGCTACTACGAGTTAAGGTCCCTGTCGTGAAACCGGAGGTACATAATATCAGTATCGAGGTTAAATAAAGTTTAATTTAGTTCTGGATTGAGCACCTGGAGCACTATATAATATATTTTTTATGGGAGTGTGGCTGAGAGGCCGAAAGCAGGAATTTACTAAATTCCCGAACCTTAATCGGTTCCGTGGGTTCGAATCCCACCGCTCCTTCCAATTTTTTTCTTGACTTATCTCTTAAATAATCTAATATAAATGAATGGAAGTGTGGCAGAGTGGTCATAATGCGTCGCACTTGAAATGCGAAGTACCAGAAATGGTACCGTGGGTTCGAATCCTACCACTTCCTCCAATTTTAAATATCGCTCGGAAGCTAAACGGCTAGGCGGTTCTCTGCAAAAGAACTTTTAGACAGTTCGACTCTGTCCCGAGCGTGATTTTATAATATCAATAATAGTATTATAAATTATATCCCCTCTTTCTTTTGAAAAACATGTGTTGCCGAGGTTTATAACATGTAGATCTATATTTTTTTCTTTACATCGTAGTAGTTTTTGTTGATCCTTATACTGCGTTTTCTTAAGCGTCTCCTCTCCATAGATAGGTAGATAATGGAATACACCATTTAATTCAAACGCTAAATTATACTTTGGAATATGTATATCTAATTCATAATATATAGTATCTTTATCATTAAATTTTATTTCTAAATTTGGATAGTCTGTTGTTAGTTTTTGTTCGAGATATTCTTCGATCTTTGAACGAGATTTACCGCTACTCTTATGTGCAAAACTGTGCAACTTTAAATTTAAGTTTCTACAACGACCAGAACAATATGATGATATTTTATTTTGTGTTGTATATTCTATGTTACAATGTATGCATATACGCTGATAACATGTCTTGTGTTTAATTTTTTTGTCTTTAACTTTCGGGATATAATTTACATATCGCTGCTTATTATTATATGTTGCTGCACATTTTGTACTACAAAATGCATTTTGTGATTTTCTATACTTAGAATTTATTTGACACAACCACAGCGATACACTCTCACCACACTGTTTGCATTCTGTAGTTATAGATCTATTTTTTACTTTATTTGAACATATAGCACTACAATACATTTTGTTGGCATCACTGCCACGACGCCGTATCGATGCTCGTATATCCCGTACCTTGCGTTTAAATTCTTTATTGCAAAAACTACATGCAACAGATAATATATCAGCATTTTTTAATTTACTAATTTCTTTGATCATATCATTACTTATTCTCGACTCCTACTTATCGCTACCCCATAAATACTCTTATGACATTTAAAGAGTATGTTTTAGAGAAGAGTATAGATGAACCACGTCATCCTGGTATTCTTAAACGCCAGGTTAAAGGTAAATTAACTTGTTCTAAAGCACGCAGACTTAAAGGTAAGGGTGGTTTGACAGCTAAAGCCGCTCAACGTTATTTAAATTATCACTGTCAATAGTAAAAATAGCCATTATTATACATACATGAAACATTTGTATTATAAATTTCTAGCCCTATTCTTTTATTATCTTGGTGATGTTTTTTGGAGGATAATCTGCTGGACAGATTGGAGTGAAATTACACGTAAGCTTGTTTGCAGTGTATGCTGGTCAGGATATCAAAAATGCATGGCTCTTTCCCTAGACTACGATGAAAAGGTAGGGTATTTCATCTGGAAATTGCCAGAAAACAACCTTGATAAATAAGGGTATTTATTCTATACTCGTATAAGAATTGATCTAAAAAGGTTCATCCGACCTTCAGGATCACCACCGTTTTTTTAATAAATTATAACAACAATGAAGATCTTTGACGAACAAATTAGCCGCAAACCAAACAATTATAAATGGACAGAGGAGTTCATTGAAGCAATGCATAATGGATTCTGGACAGATAAGGAATTTAGTTTTAAATCCGATATCCAACAGTTTAAGGTTAATTTATCCGATCAAGAAAGAGAAGCTATTATTAGAGTATTGTCTGCTATTGGTCAGATTGAAGTCTCAGTAAAGACATTTTGGGCACGTTTAGGTGATAATCTTCCACATCCTTCGATTTATGATCTTGGGTATGTAATGGCTAATACAGAAGTTATTCATAATAATGCTTACGAGCGTTTACTTTCTGTTCTCGGTCTTGAGGATATCTTTGAAAAGAACTTAGAACTCCCTTGGATTCAGGGTCGAGTAAAGTATCTTAAGAAGTATACAAAGCGTTGCTTTAAGGATTCAAAGAAGCAGTATCTCTATGCTATTGCACTCTTCACTCTTCTTATTGAGAACGTATCACTCTTCAGTCAGTTTTACGTAATTAATTGGTTTGCACGCTTTAAGAATGTTCTTAAGGATACCGACCAGCAAGTAAAATATACCCGCAATGAAGAGAATATTCACGGGCTTGTTGGTACGAAGATTATTAACGTAATTCGCGAAGAATATCCTGAATTATTTGATCAAGAGCTTGAAGATAAGATTATTCACGAAGCACACGAGGCATTCAAGGCTGAAGCTAAGATTGTTGACTGGATGCTCAATGATATCAATGAAGAGAATCTCAATGCACCTCTTCTTAAAGAATTCATTAAGAACAGAATTAATCATTCATTAGAAGGTATTGGCTTTCACAAACCCTTTGAAGTTGATACTGAATTATTAAAAGCTTCAACCTGGTTTGAAGAAGAGCTTCATGGCAACAATATGACCGACTTCTTTCACAGTCGCCCGGTTGAGTACTCCAAGAAGTCACAATCTTTTTCAGAAGACGATCTATTCTAGTTGTTATCTTTAAACTAGCTATTAAAATAAGACTATATGCATAAGGATATCTACTGGCTTAATAAGGATTCGAGAAAGTTTCTCGAACGTGGTTACCTTCTAGAAGGAGAAACTGCCGAACAACGTATTACCGACATCGCAAAGACAGCTGAAAAGCTCTTAAAGATTAAGGGATTTGCTCATAAGTTTGAGGATTATATGCACAAGGGATTTTATTCCTTATCATCACCTATTTGGAGTAATTTTGGTCGTGATCGCGGGTTACCAATTAGTTGTTTTGGTTCTTATGTAAATGATGATATGGACGATATCCTTTATAAGATGTCTGAAGTTGGTGTTATGTCAAAGGTCGGTGGTGGTACGTCAGGATACTTTGGTGCCATTAGACCAAGAGGTGCTAAGATTTCCTCCGGCGGTGAAGCAACGGGTGTTCACCACCAGTTAACTGTTTTTGAGTCATTAACAAATTACATTTCCCAAGGTAATGTACGTCGTGGTTCGTTTGCAGCTTACCTCCCTATTGATCATGCTGACATTGAGGAATTCCTTAAGATCAGAGGTGAAGGTGATGATATTCAGAATCTTTCTATTGGTGTTTGTATTACCGATGAATGGATGAAATCCATGATGGAGGGTGATAAGGAAAAACGCGCCATCTGGGGACAAGTTATTAAGAAGCGCTTTGAATCAGGTTACCCTTATATCTTCTTTACAGATAATGCCAATAATCAAGCACCTCAAGTTTATAAAGATAAGGGATTAAAGATTCATCATAGTAATTTGTGCTCAGAGATCATGCTCTCTAACGGTATTGATGAATCGTTTGTCTGTGATCTTTCTTCACTTAATCTTGAGCGTTGGGAAGACTGGAAGGAAACAGATGCTGTTGAAACCCTTGTTTATTTCCTCGATGCAGTCATGACTGAGTTCATCAATAAAACCGATGGAATGAAGTTCATGAATCATCCAAGAAACTTTGCTATTAATCAACGAGCAATCGGTGTTGGAGTTCTAGGGTGGCATTCACTTCTTCAACAGAAGATGATTGCATTCGAATCAATGCAGGCTAAGCTTCTCAATGGTCAGATTTGGAAGATAATTAGAGATAAGGCAGATAAAGCTTCTGTAGAGCTTGCTAAGGAATTCGGCGAACCACCACTTCTTAAGGGATATGGTCGTAGAAATACAACAACGTTGGCCGTAGCTCCAACTACTTCAAGTTCGTTTATTCTTGGTCAGGTAAGCCCGTCTATCGAACCTTTAAACAGTAACTACTTTGTTAAGGATCTAGCTAAGGGTAAGTTTACTTTTAAGAACCCATATCTTAAGCACCTTCTCAAGGAGAAAGGAAAGCATGATGACGAAACATGGATGTCTATCCTAAAGAAGGGTGGATCAGTTCAACATCTTGATTTCCTAACTCAGGCTGAAAAGGATGTCTTTAAGACATTCGGTGAAATCTCTCAGAAGGAGATTATTATCCAAGCTGCCGGTCGTCAGAAATACATCGATCAAGGTCAATCATTGAACGTAATGATTCCACCGAATACAAAGCCTAAGGACGTTAATGAACTTATGATATTTGCATGGGAGCAAGGAATCAAAGCACTGTATTATCAGCGTTCGGCGAACCCAGCTCAAGAATTAGCTCGTTCTATTCTAGCTTGTGCAAACTGTGAAGCATAAATACTTCTATGAGATTAGAAGCATTAATGGAAGCAGTTAAGTCTGGGTTGAATACAGCGGAGAGTTTTTTAGAATTTCTTCATAAGCGTCTAGCTGGTGCTATTAAGATTGAGAAGATGACCCGTAAGAAGGGCGGTTACAGCCTGTTGACAGCTATTCACTATAAAGCTAAACTAAGACCATACAAGGATGCAATTAAGCATGCAAAGAGTGAAGATAGAGATAAACACTTTAAGATGATGGCTGATGAAACATATAGAAAGCTTAAGAATTGGGATAAGATGTCCCAGCGTGAGTTTCAAGCTGCCATGGGTATTTTAGAAGTATACGGTGAAGTTTATATCCGTTCTACAAAACCTGAAAGTATTCGCTTGAACTAATTTATAATACCCCTATTATAGTGGGTATGGCTAAACAAGCTACTAAAGCAAAGAAACCCGTAAAGAACGAACGTTCATACACACAGACAATTGTCTTTAAGTATGAACCTACCTATGAAGAGCGTGAATCTATAATTAAACGCGCTATCTACATCGAGCAGGAAAAATACAAAAACAAACCGTTTCGATACATTATCACTGATAAAGATATGACGTTTGCTAAAATTAAATTTTTTGTTAAAGGCAATGGACGAGGATAACGACTTTGATATTGAGGCATATTTTCTTGCCGATAATTTTGCTTCCCATGTTTATCAGTGGTATAAGAATCAGTGCTTAATTGGTAACGCTACCCTGCTATTAGCCGAAAAATGGGGTAACCGTAAGCATTACGTAGAGAAAAACTTTAAAGAGCTTAATGCAATATCAGAGATGATTCGTGAAGGTAAAAAGAGAGAAGCTCTTTCATGGATTGATAATGTTCTTTCAGAGGAAGCAAAGGAGCAGGTAACTCCGGATGTATATGAGTATTTACAATGTTGATAAAAACGTAATTGTCTCTCCTGAAGACAAAAAGTGGTATTTAGAGTTAAGAAAAAAATACTATCCGCCTGAGTATATACCTCATTTAAAGAAATTTAAAAGTAATAAATATAAGAAGAAGTGAGAACATTGTTAGTGTTTTTATTCTTGTGTTGTGCCTGTTTTGCAGACACCAATGTGGTTCTATCACCTGCCGACTACCCGTATATCAATAATATTGATATTATTAATAATCACACTGAATCAACATATAGACTAAAGACAACAAATTTCATCCTGACAGGTGAGTTTGTAAAAGACTTTACAGTAAATCGTGTCTTGACATTTACGACTTTTAAAATATCATTTTAATTTTATGAACCTAACAAGTGAATCTGTTCTTATTTTAAATAGAAGCTGGCAAGCCATCCATGTAAAGTCAGCAGCTGAAGCTCTATCAATGATGTACGTTGGTAACGCTACGGGTTTAGATATCGTAGGGTATGATAACATGGTGCCGTATTCGTGGGAGAATTGGATCTCCTTACCTTTTGATGAGAAGGCTGAATACATTAGTACTGTACGTGGTAAAATAAAGGTCCCTAAGGTCATTGTATTATGTGAATACAATCAAGTACCAAAGAGAAGACCGAAGTTCTCTTCGAAAGCTATCTGGAATAGAGATGGTGGAGTTTGTCAGTATACAGGTAAGAAGCTAACACCAAACGAAGCCAATATTGATCACGTTTTACCAAGGAGTAAGGGCGGTAGAACAACATGGACAAATTGCGTTCTTTCTCATAAAGAAGTAAATCATAAAAAGGGTAATAGAACACCTGAGGAAGCAGGTCTCAAGCTCATTCGTCAACCATACGAACCAAGAGCTGTACCAACAATGTTCTATATTAACAATCACAAAAACATCCCTGAATGGGACATCTTTTTAAAGCTATGAGTAAGAGAATATCGTGGGATGAATATGCTATTCAATTAGCGATGGTTGCAGCATTAAGATCTGAAGATCCAAGAACGAAAGTTGGATGCTGTTTATTACGACCTGATCATACAGTTGCAAGTCTAGGGTATAACGGAGCACCATCAGGAGTTGAGATTGATTGGCATAATCGAGTAGAGAAACACAAACGCGTAATTCATGCAGAAGTAAATGCCTGTCGAATGATTAAACCAGGTGAGTGTTATCTTGCTGCCATTACACATGCTCCTTGTAATGATTGTTTAAAAACATTAGCAGCTTACGGAATTAAGAAAATTGTTTATGTAGAGTCGTACAAGTTTGATGAATCCTATTCACCAGAGAATATTGCAAAGGATTACGGCATTGAAATAATACAGTTATCTTCATCATTGAATTCTGTTTTTCTTTCATAAATACTCATGTGCATTTTAGTGAGATTTTAATAGATAACCGTGTAACCTGCAATTTTGTAGACACAGAAGAGGCAGAAAATATTATCTTTTGTCGTCCTCTAGAAGAGAGTCTTAATAATGTTGCTAATATTGTAACAAAGAACAAGGAATTTATTCATAGTTATATAACTGAAGATTCTGGAGAAAAGTTTCTTGTTACCAGTATAAAATTGTCAGATGGTGAGGTATTTGATAACGTAAAGTTTAAGCTTGTGGTTTGTGAAGACGGTGAGCTTCCAGAATCAACAATTAATACAGCAGCCTTTGATCTACCTTCAGATTTTCATGAAGTAACAACACCAACGTTTATACGTGAGAGTGTTTCAACTAGTAATATTGACACTACTGAATCTATTGATTATAGTAAACATTTAAGACAGTATATAAACAAGATTATAAGGAGTAAAGCTATATAATTCTTAGTTTTTTGATGTAAATAATAGCGTGGAACAAGATCCGTTATTAAGCTTTCTATCTAATCTTTCAGAGAAGATTAATGTTGAGAAAGAGCATAGAGCCATTATGGAAGGGCTTGAAGCTCCGGAAACTGTTACACCTCTTGCTGTTACTTTAGCTAATTTACAAGAGAAGATAGCTAAACAAGTTGAAGCACATCTCCCTACAGTTCCTGCAGAAACGCCTGTTATACAAGACCAACCTGTTGTTGAGGAGGATATAACAGAGGTAGTAGAAGAAAAAGATAATTTTGGTGATTTTCTCGGTAAATTAAAAAACATATTAACTTCACCACCGAAGGAAACAGTTATTCCTCCAGTTGAATTGCCGATACAAGAGGAAATAAAGGAACAAGAATTACCGGTAGAGGAACCAAAGGCTCCTGTAATTAATAATGATTATATTCAAGAGCTTGAGAGACAAACTACACCACCTACTGCCAAAAACCCTACAGATAATTACGTTGATGAGTTTGACAAGCTTACTTCAAAGATTGCTAACGTAAAGGACCCGGAAAAGATTGAGGATATTAAGAAATTAATTGAAGAGCAAGTTAATAAGCACGCACGTCGCATTCTTGAACTCGGTGGAGGTGGTGGTTCGGTAGCTCAACAATTTGCTAACGGTGGTACAATGAACGGTACATTAAACGTAACCGGTCAGTATCTTTCAGGTGGTGTTGATCTAGCTACAATTTTTAGTGGCGGTGGTGGCGGTAGTCAAACATTATCTTTTGATCCGAATACTGCAAATCTTTCTTCAGTAATATCAAAAGTAACTAACTTCTTTCCATCCTCAGTTACACTAAATTTTAATTGTGACATATTGTTATTTAGTATAGCCAAAACCTTGCTGATACCAAGCAAAGTTATTATCAATCCAATCACAGATCTGCTTACCAAGAATCGTACTGTAGTCAGGTGTTAAAGGCTGAACAGATTGACGGATAGTATGAAGGTCGGATGTTAACCCGTAAACTGAATCGTCTTCCTTGATTGATTGCTCTACATTATTAAAATCGTGCTTGAAAGGTGTGAGCTCAAGATACTGGTAGATCTTATTCATTTCTCTTTCTGGGTATGAAGTTAAATCTTCAGCACGAATATATAGAACTTCTTGATTTATTCCTTCAAGGAAGCACTGCTGTAAACGCTCTAGAGCAAGACCAACAGGAGGTGAAGCACACCAACTATCAATACGCTTTGCCGTTGATGTCCCTTTCATCTCTGCATGATTCTGAATAGCTTGATGGTGCTCTTGATTCTTACGGTAGAGCTTTTCCATAGAAGAAAAGATGCTTTTTAGATTTCTTACCATACAAATCATCTTAGGCTTATATGGCATAAAAGATTCAAACCAACGGTAGTGTATCGTACCGCCTCGAGTCTTAATACAAAGATGAGGCTTCTCTGAATACACTGTTGCGTAGTTCTCGAGACCGCCCCAGCAGAACCCTCTCCAAGCTCTTGCTGCAAGCTCAGGATCAATAGCCTTAACTTCTGGAGTATTTGTATAATTCATTCTAGCACCGTAAAGATACTCTAATACAGGATCAGTAGGTGTAGCTGCGATATCAGGATTCTGATTAAGAATACACTGAAGAAGTGTACTCATGCTACGAGGCATGGAAGAGTTAAAGAATATCATATTAGATTATTGTAGTAGCCATTGGTGGCATATCAAATAGTAATTCACCAGACTTTGAACCAAGAAGGGCTTCTACGAACTGATCTTTATCAAACATTGTAGAAATATTATCATATGGACATTCATGGAAACGACCGCCAGTCCAATCATCAGACTCTAGATAGCTATCAATACGGTGACGGAAAGACTCGTGACCGGTAGCAACGATATTAGTATGTATATCATGACCGAATACAATAGGTGAGTTAGATATCCATCCTACGACTGCTGGGCGATTAAAGGCTGCCGCTGCATGTTGGGCAAACGAATCTATAGCAAGAATCTTGTCAGCGAGTGCTACATAACAGAAGAGACTTCTAAAGCCATCGGTAATTTTAATTGTATTAGTTATCTCCGGTTGATTATCTCTACGTACGTGAAGAACTTTACTAAAGCTACCACGAACGGCATCAACAACTTCCTGGGCAAATGGCGGTGGAAGATCTCTTGACCATGAATAAGGATGACCTTGTTGTTCGGCACCACCTGAGGATTGAACTAAAAGAACAGGACCGTCTTTTTGTAGCTGCTGTTGAGTAAAAAGAATTTCACGTTCAGTAAGGAAGATGTTTGGTTTATCATCAATACAAGGTATACCAAAAATATCACACCAAATACCAGCTAATGACTTACGACGATAGAGAAGATCTTCAGAGTGATACGGCTCCATTCTAAAGATCTTTGAATCCTTTCCATCAATATAATCATCGTAGAAGTATGGAAGATTACCAAACTTATAAACACGATGAATATGAGGGTTATGTATAAACACTTCAGGCCATGCTGTCACAACTATGAGCTTGTGTTCAGGGTAAGCAGCTTTAATAGACTTGACGACTGAGGTAGCTACAATGTTCTTACCACAACCACCATCAATGTGAAAGATAGCGAATTTATCCATATCTTAAATTTAACCTATATTATATAAGAATCAATAGAAATTAAAAAGGAGTTGCATATTCCTTCTCTTCAATCTATAACTAGAAATATGACAAACATCATTGATTCCATTATTGACTATACCCTTCGTTCAAATTCCACAACATTGAACAGAATTGGTAATACGCTCTATGTTAATAGGCAGATGGCCACAAACAGAGAGAATTTTATTACAGAAGGTATTACCAAGAATAGCGCACTACGTGATATTGCCATGGAGATGAAGCTTCTTCTTAACGGACGGTACGCTGGAAACAAGGACTATCTCTTTGAGCGTATGGATTATCTTATTGATTGTACCATTCAGAGTCAGAATAAACCGTTGAAACTTACCGTTAATAAGAAGACAGTTAAGGAACTTAAGAGACCTATAAAGCAAGCTCGTTGTAAGAAGAGCGGTAAGTTTATTGCCAAGAAGAAAAAGAAGTAATCTAAACTAGCATACATAAATATCTGTATGCTTAGTTTTAAAGACTTCCACAAGCAATCTGTAGATAAATTTAAGGTTGGTGATCGGGTTAGAAATTGTAACCCTGATTGCGAACACTACGGTAGTACTGGCATTGTAACTCAGATCCTTGATCTCATTGATAAGAAGATCAAGGATAACGTAGTCGGTAAAGCTATCAAATATAAATGCGATTGCTGTGGAGATAACTGGAATGAAGGGGATGAATTAGAAAAAACTCCAGAACAGTTAGAATTACTCTAGATTTAATAACATTTACCAATAAAGTATAACACCATGAATTTCGATGAATTAAAGCACGATCTCCGTATACTCGCCCAAGCTCAAGAGGAATTTATCCTCCAAGGCTGGATACGTATAAAGTCTGTACAAAAACAAGAGCTAAGTAATTCAACAGCTTATGGTGTCCTTTATGCAAAGGACGGTAAAGAATTTTTTCTTAATATGGTAACAGCTCCAAAGGCACTTAAGATGCTTGGTGTATAGCATTAAATATTAATATAGCAGAGCTATTACTGTAATGAAAACCTTCGAAATAGCTCTTAAGAATATCGAGTACAAAATTGATGTACTAGAAGAGGATGGTGAAGTAGAGGTTTTTGTAGAATGTGTAGATGAGGATAGAGAAATACCTGATAATGAATTGTTAACAGTTATTGAATATCTTGTTAAAGAAGGATTTGTAAGAGATCCTGCAGATGGTGAAATTCTAGATTTTAATTCTGAACAATAAAAAACCCGGTCTTAAGACCGGGTTTTAATTTATATATTGAAGTTGTTTTACTTAGCTTCTTTACGAGCAACTTTGGCTTCCTGGATTGCTTTACGCTCGGCTCGTGCAAACTTAATAAGCTCTTGAAGAGCCTTACGTGCGCGTGTTCCTGCGGCGTTATTGCCACCATAGAACTTAGTAGCTTCGGTTACAAATGTTTCAGTAATTGTCTTGAATGTAGTAATTGAGTCTGACATAAAAAGATTTATGGTTGTAGATTATTAATGCAAGTGTGTATCTGTATGTTCAAGAGCTTCCTCTTCTCTTTCCTTTTCATGAATACGTTCAACAGAACCATCGATGAAGGCTCTCCATGCAATTAACCCCTGAACAATAGCATTGATAGCGATTGTGATCCAACGCATATCATTAATATCATGAACATGCACATCATCAGAATAGTGAGAAAAGTCTGATAATAACGATGATAGTGACGCTATTGATATATAAAGAAATAATTTGATACTTGCTGATGCAAAGCGATTTATTGGATATTTCTTAAAATTCATACATAACTATTTATAAATAATTTCAATAATTTATGCATTCAGTAGTACCAAGAAAGGGAGAAGATATCGATCGCACACTTAAGCGTTTAAAGAACAAAATGGATGTAGATGCTGTTCTAGAAACTGTACGCGCTAAGAGATATTTTGAGACTCCTACTCAAAAGAAAAAGCGCAAAGAGAAAGCTATGCATAAAAAGATAAAGTTTAGTCGATAAGTATTGTTAATGCTATCGTTTAAACAATTTGTATTAGAGCGTGTTTATAGGTTATCTGGAGTTGAACAACAGAGTGTAAACAAGATAGTAGATTTTTATATGAATCTCTTTGATCCAAAGAGATTAAAGATGCCAGTAGCAAAGATTATTAGCCTAGGCCCTGAGAGAGTTTATAAGAAGTTTATTAACGACAAGGGATTTGTAACAGTAGGCATTGCTGAATTCTACGACGATGAGGATAAGGTAGATAAGAAGATTCCTGTTTACGTTGGATTTGATAAGAAATCTTTAGATAAAGGTACATATATCTATGATGCTGATACTAATGAAGAGTATATTATCCTTCATTACTACAAGCTAAAGTATGATAGAGCTGTTATTAAGGATGCACTCGTTCATGAAATAAATCATGCTAAACAGCCTTATAAAAACGTTGGTAAGCATTACGAAAGAAGTAAATTAGATTATTATACTGATCCTGTTGAGGTTCATAATTACGTTACCAATATTATTCAGGTAATTGAAGATCAGTATACAGCAGCAGAAACTCCAGAAGAGAGAAAAGAAATTCTAAAGGAATTAGAAGAATTTATTCGTGGTGGTGACGTACCAGATAATCATTTAGGGGATTTAATTCAGAAGATCGGTAAGCATGAATTTGTAGAGTATCTATACGATAATAAGGACAACCCTAAGGTAAAGAAAGAATATCAACGTTTCATTAATAAGCTAAATTGGCTATATACTAATCTTAAAGATTACGAGAACAGATGATTGAAACTATTCAAAAGATAATTGCTATCTATAATAATCTTGATTGGATTCAGGATAAGATGGATGAATTATCTGAGAAGATAAATGATTATATTTTTGAAAGTGGTTGTGATATAAATTTAACGAAACCTAACAAGAAGAAATTAAAAGAGTTTAATCGTGAGTGTGATGAACTTAAAGCACGCCATGATTATGAAATGAAAGAGTTAAAGAAATTGCTTGACTCTGCAGACGAGTGATAGCATAATATGGGGTATGTTTCAAGAACAGCTCCTTAGATATAAAAATATTAAACTCTATCTCGCACGTTTTACATCGAAGACAGAAGATGTAAAGAGTTTTTATAAAATAGGGGTTACAGGGAAGTATGATGCTGCCCATCGCTTTCTAAATGAGGAGTACAATCTCTGGGATATAAAGATTATGACAACAGCTTACGGTCCAACTAGAGAGGTACTAGAAGCTGAAGAAGAGCTTAAGAGAATGTATCCGAAGAATCTCTGGCTTGATCAAAAGATTAAAGGTGTAACTGAGATCTTTGTACCTAATGATTATCAAGAAATTAGAGATATTATTGAGTATGTTAAACAGAAGCGTATTGGTTGGTATCAGGCCCGACTTAATGAAGCATCTGAAATTGAAAAGCTCAAGAAAGAGAATAAAGAGCTAAGGAAACAGCTTGCCCACTTAGAGCGATAATCTATAATAGATGGAAATGGTGGGTTAATGTAATTTTTTTGCGCTTGTAGCTTAATGTAGAGCAGGACAGCTTATACCTGTTCGGATAGATAATCCCCTGGTCTCGGTTCAAGTCCGAGCAAGCGCACCAGCTTTCGAAAGTGTATATCGGCAGCTTGCTCCGCTGTGGTGAATTTATGGTCTATAATTATAAGGTTTATATACCCTGCCTGTTCAACAGCTTTATATCGTTCTTCATCCCGTGCTTTTATCTTTTTGAGTAACTGCTCACCTCTTAAGGGCTTCCAGTGCCAAGCACCGTTCCAATGTATGGCTAACTTATAATCCGGTAAAATTATATCTGCATCGTAGCCACTAAACATGTGCTTGTTTGTTATAACGTTAGCTCCAATTTTAGCTAATTTTTCAGCGAGTAATTTTTCGCCCTTGCTTCGACTACGTTTTGCCCATATACCTCTACCTTGAGCTTGAACCTGCTTATTAAAAAATCTTTTCAGTTCAACCTGACATTTATAGCTGCATAAATTCTTGCTATATTTCACATGCAAAAATTCTGTTTTACATATACGACATACTCTTACAAACATTGATCCATTCTTAGGGTGTTTTCTACCTAATTTATCGGCACGATCTTTTAATGTCTTACTCGTTTTTTCCCTTGTAGTGATTGACCTAGGTCCCTTGATCTTATTGTTATAAGAAGCCGCGCATGACCGACAACAAAATTTTTTTTGATCACGGTGTATAAGTTCATTGTTGCAATTTGTGCATTTCATATTATTATTTATTGAACAGCCGGATAGATACAAGTTCGATTCCCGCACCCACTTCCAACTTTAAATAAATTTATGGCAACAATTAGAATTCCAGTACCGTTAAGAAAACTCGTTGGAGGAAGCGAAGAGATCAAAACGTTTGGTAAGACACTAGATGAGTGTTTACAGCTTCTCTGTCTTTCCTACCCCGATATCAAGGAAAGACTCTATGATGAGAATGGTGAGATTCGTAGATTTATTAATATATTTGTAAACGATGAAGATATGAGATTTCTATCTACAAACGATATTCAAGAGAATGATATCATCTCTATTGTACCGGCGATTGCTGGGGGCTAGACTTTATGACAGAACCAAAACCAAGTAAAGAACAGCGAGTCTATCAACTCGTCCAAGAACTCGAAGATACAAAACATCGTAAGAAGGCTTCAGCTAAAGCTTTCGGTGATGAGATTAAGCGTCTTAACGAGGAGATTAAGGAAATCCTCGACGAGGATAAGGAGTAATGATTAAGCTCAATCCTATTCGTATCTTTATTCAGAACATCTGGGAACACCCTGTTACTGTATGGAGTACAATAGGATTGGGTGTACTTCTTTTTTTGCTTGAGTTGTATTATCTATTCCGGTAATATATGATCAAATTCCCAATGACAATTTGGACATAAGAATAAAATATTTTCTCTCTTATTAACTTCTGCTATTGTTATATTTTTATCAAATGAGGAAATAGGCTTAATGTGGCAAAGCTCAACATGTTTATTATAATTACACTTCTCACAACTACCTTCTAATTCTTTTTTATAAATCCTACGTGCATGAGCTCTGATTATATCATATCGATTAGCACCGCCTCTTCTGGAAGCAAGTGCGATTGTTTGCTCGTCAGCAGGTGTACCGTGATAATGTTTTCGCTTTTCAATACACTCCCTACAATATTTGTAATATTTTGCAACAACAGTATTACTACACTCTCTACACTTAGGCCATTTCAATCTCTCTTTACTACGCTTAGGATGTACTCTACCATTATAGCTAGCCGCGCAACTTTTATTACAAAAGCGCTTAGACCATCTACTTGTAAGTTCTTTATTGCATTTTAAACAATTCATATTATTATTTAATCACATTCGAACTATAAATCAATCTGGGGCTGGTAGTTTAATAGTTAAAACACACTGCTCATAACGGTAGAGACTGTCGGTGCAATTCCGACCCGGCCCACCATTTTAAATGAAACAATATATCCTTAAAGACATTGACGTAAAGGCTAAAGAGCTTGAAAAATCCTTTCGTAAATCCCATCGTATTGTTGAACGCGCTCAGAAGAAAGTATCACGAACCGGTAAGGATAAGTCTCTTCTTAAAGCAGCTTGTGAACTTGGATATATTTGTAATAATGCTCCCATTACTAAAGATGGAATGCGGTATGTTAACCCTATGACATCTGGGGATAAACTCTTCCTAGAAGAGATGGGTACCTATAAGTGTATAGAGTTTAAACAGGGTGAATTTCTTGATTGCCATAATAAGCCAGTGCACTTAAAATGGTATTAATAAAGAGGAGGTATGAATAATTTTTAAAAAATAAAACTTTAATAAAATATGGTCCTATGGTGAAATTGGCAAACACAGCGGACTACAAGTAAGGGGTCGGTATAGAAGAAATTCTATATTAGTAAGATGTAAATTCGGTGAACGGTTTAACCTCCCAACGCCGAGCCAAGCTCAGAAATGAGAAGGTGTAGAGACTATAATCATCTACCTAAAGTAGCAATACAAAGGTAAAGGCATAGTCCAGACCACAAATCGAAAGAGTAGCGAAAGCTATAGTGGTAAGTAAAATCCGCTGCCCTAAAGGCTTCCCGGTTCGACCCCGGGTAGGACCACCATTTTATTATTAATAATATTAGTTATAATATCTAAATATTTTTGCGATGTACGTGATTTAAAATATGTTTGCTGAGATGTATTAATAATACAAAGTTCAATACCTCGTTCTAAACACGCTTGCATTTTTCGTTGATCATTATTTTCCATTTTTTCAAGTAACTGCTTACCAAAAATTGGTTCGTAATGAAATATACCATTAAGCTCAAACGCTAACTTTAAATGTGGTATATAGATATCGAGTTCTGATTCAATATCATCTTTTTTGTTAAACTTAAATTGTATATTCGGATATAGAATAATAAGCTGTTCCTCAATCCATTTTTCGAGTCTTGAGCGGCGGGTACCTGATTGCTTATGTGTATTGTTGTATGTAGCGGCGCAACTTTTAGAGCAGAAGTGATTTTTTCGTAGCTTTTGATCACGTTTTCTCACAACTATATTCTTTTCACACTGTTTACATTTACCATTAATACTACCACATCGTACAAACCTATATTTCATTTCACATTGTTTAGTACAAAAAGAAACCGTGCGTTTCTTGTTAATGACATTATGATACCAATATACTTTACTTTTTAGGTATATTTCTCCACAACCATCACATTTAAATTTTATAATTTTTCCGTCGCACTTCTTAACAGATTGAGCTATATTAATAGGAAATAAACAAGGCATAATAATATTTATGCTTTTGAATCTTTATTTTCGAATCCGACCACAGGTACCATTTTTTATATATGCAACTTAAACAACAACCAGAATTAAAACAAACACTAAAGATGAAGCTTGTCTTTAGCTGTTCTCTAGCTATACTCATCGTAGTATCAACATGTCTTATTTTTAGTACTCCTATCAGGAATTTCATTCGTACATATAGGCCTCTACCAACTGCTGAGCTTCATCGTCAATGAAAAAACATAATCAATATTCTTTTACTATTGTTTATAGTGGTATGGAGTTTAATTGTGAAGTTAACGGTACTCAGGTTGCAGTTCAGACACGAGGTTTTCTTGAAGAACGAGCTTGGGATAGTATTAAAAAATATCTTGAAGACGAAGGTTTTATTACGGAATTAGATAAACAAAAAGGTATTCTAGATTTGTTTAAATATTAAACTTACGGGGACGTATCACACCCGCCTTCTAAGCGGTCGTTAAATGTGTAACTGGAGTATGTTGGTTCGATCCCAACCGTCCTCACCATTTTGCTTGCATATACAACTAAATATAGCCATAATACTCATATGAAACTCAAAACACTCGCTATTGCTCTTGTTACACTCTTTCTCTGTAGCTTGATGCCAGCCAAAGCCTACTACTGCGGTGGTGGGTACTATGGCGGTGGGTATTATCGAGGAGGATGCTGGGGAGGCGGATTTGTAGGCGGATGGGGTGGTTACTATGGTGGATATTATCCTTATTACGGTGGGTATTATCCTTGCTACGGTGGTTATTATCCGACCTATTACGCAGCCCCCATTGTTGTACCACCACAACAACCTCAAATTATTGTAATCCGAGGTAAATAATTTAAATGTTAGACGTATTACAATATAATTAATACGTCTAACATAAATAACCGTATGAGAAACTTTTCATACGAACAAATAAAGGGTGCCATAGCTGCAACACTATCAATGCAGGCAGCTGCAAGATATCTTAAGTGCAGTTATAGTGTCTTTAAAACTAAAGCTGAAGAGTATGATTTATTTGATCCTAATCCTGCTGGAAAAGGTAGAGTAAAGCCCAAATCTTATAAAACAGAAGCAGATGTGTTTACTACAAAAAAATTTATTCCAAGCACAACGTTGCGCAAATGGGTTTTTAGAGAGAGAGAAAATAAATGCTCTTTATGCGGTATAAAAAGCTGGCAGGGAAAAGAAATTACTATAGAATTAGATCATATTAACGGTGATAGGTTGGATAACAGAAGAGAAAATATACGTCTTTTATGTCCTAACTGTCACAGTCAAACTGATACATACAGAAAAAACAGATATAAATATAAAGACGGTTGCCCGACAGCAGCTAAGAAATCATACATTAAAAAAATAACGCCTCGGTAGGAGAATTGGCATATCCGTCTGCCTTAGGAGCAGAATTTTGTGGGTTCGACTCCCACCCGAGTCTCTCCCTGAGCACTAATTTGGAACTGTAGTGAAATGGAATATCACGAAACGCTACGGACGTTTAGAACAAGGTTCGATTCCTTGCAGTTCCACCATTTTGGAATCGTAGCTCAACGGTAGAGCAGTTCGCTTTTAACGAATTGGTTTCGAGTTCAAATCTCGACGGTTCCACCATCTTTTATATTGCATATACAATAATAAGCTTATATATTAATAATATTGCGCGAGTAGCTCAGGGGTAGTAGCGTTTCCTTTACACGGAAAATGTCGGGGGTTCAAATCCCTCCTCGCGTACCATTTTCAGGACTATAGCTCAGCTGGTCAGAGCATGCGCTTGATAAGCGCAGGGTCGCTGGTTCGAACCCAGCTAGTCCTAAATAACAGTTTAACGTGATGTCGCCTAGCGGCTATGGCACTTGCTTTGGGAGCAAGGAACCGAGAGTTCGAGTCTCTCCATCACGAAATAACGGAGTTGTAGCTCAGCTGGTTAGAGCGCATGCCTGTCACGCATGATGCCGTGGGTTCAAGTCATTAAGGGAAGTTCACGTCGGTATGAAACTGCAGCGTTTCTCCGTCGTCAATTGAACGCTGGAAAGCCAGCAAGCTGTAAGACGAAGTATCGAGCTCAACGCTCGGATGCTGGTAAAAAGCGGAAATAATCAAATGACTTACGTAATAGAGCGATGGACAGGGAAGAATTGGGCTCCATCGCTCTGTTCACCTTATAAGACAATGGGAGAGGTGAACAAACATTTAAAAGAATATTGGTGGCATTATACCAATGATTTTCCTTATAGGATTAAGGAAAGTAAGCCTAAAAAACAAAAAATACAAACACGATTTACTAAGTATAATTTCCAAGATTGGAATTCTGACAAAGGAATGGCAGTAGTTATTTAACCTTTTTATAGCTTGTACCATAAATAATGGTATATGGCTAATTTAAGAATTACGGATCTCACACCGATTTCAGCAGTAAATCCTGGTGATGTGTTTCCGGTTGTAAATAGTAGTTTCTTTAGTAATTTCTCAACGACTGCACAGATTTCTGCAGGCGCTGTAGCCACTTCGTTAGGAACGTTTTTAAGTGTACCGGTATATAATCCAACACTTAGTAGTTTTCAGCCATTAGTTAATAAGAATACAGTTACAGGTAGTGCTGCAGGAATTCTCGGTGGTATAAATAACACTGCATCCGGTAATTATTCAGCTATTGTTGGCGGTCAAAGTAATACAACAAATAGTCAGTCAAATACGTTTATACTCGGTTCAAACATTAGTGCACCATCACCGAATTATACGTATGTAAATAACCTCTCTTCTCAAGGCCAAGTTTATGCAGCTGCATTGCACGGTGATGGATCAGCAATTACTAATCTACCAGCTTCGGTTTATAAAACAGCTGGATCTACACCGACATTATCTACATCAATCATACCTGGAGGCTTTGGTAACAATACAGCTATAGCAGGTTATTCTTTTATTGCCGGTGGATCTGGTAATTACACAAGTTATCCAAATACCTTTATTCTCGGCTCTGGATTAAGTGCATCTCAAGCAAACACAACATATGTTAATAATTTAACTGCACAGGGTGTTATCTCTACATCAGCTGTTTTTATAACACAACCTGCTATTGCTACCGGCAATGCGTTACCGCTTACCGTTGCATTGTCAGCGCAAGGTTCTGTATTCAATCAAATACAAAATCTTGCACCCTCTGTTAGTGCGAGTACAGATTTAGTTTTAACAAATGATCAAGGGTTAGCGTATTTAGATATCGGTATTACAAGTACACAGTATAACGGTAATGCAGTTACACCGGCGTTTACAGTAACCCAGCCTAGTGATTCATACATTTACGCTGTTGGTGGTAATCTCGACATTGGTACAGCAAATAGTAATAATATCAATTTTTTCACAAATGGTACATTAAGCGGTAATACGGTAGTAGTTATTACAAGTGCCGGTTACGTTGGTATTAACACAACCAATCCTATCGCACCATTAACTGTAAATGGTATTCTTAGTACTAATAATATACATTATGCTTCAGGTGGAAATTCAAACCTCTGGAATTCAGGATATACAAATTTAACTGCTAATTCAGCTAACTGGCAAAGTACTTATACAACAGTTACGGCAAATAGTGCTAGCTGGAATACAGTCTATACTACGGTAAACACTCAAAGCGGTAATTGGCTTGCAGACTATACAGCTGTTACAACTTTAACAGCAAATAGTGCTAACTGGCAATCCACTTACGGCACTGTTTCATCATTAAGTTCTAACTGGTCAACAGCATATTCCTATCTTACAGCTGTAACCGCTACAACTTTATATCTTAACAATCTTACTGCGAGTGGTGGACTAAGTGCAACAAATTTAACTATTGTTGGCAACATTAGTGCTACTGGTACCATCTTTAGTGGTCAAGGCGTTGTAGGTGGTAATACAAGCCCGTATAGATTCTTTAATAATAATACCTCACTTACTGCCTCTATTGTACCTGTAAGTGGTAGTAATACAGCATCTGGAGCTTATTCAATTGTAGCAGCAGGTTCGGCAAATAATGCATCTGGATTCTTTTCTGCTATACTTGGTGGTAGTAACAACAAAGCATTAAGTGCAGGTGATGTAGTTGCAGGCGGGTTTTATAACGTTGCATCTGGTCTTTATTCAAACATTAACGGTGGTACTGTTAACGTAGCAGCTTCTGCTTGGGCTACCGTTGGTGGCGGTAATGTCAATCAAGCTTTATCTGGCTACGCTGTTGTTGCCGGTGGTTGGTCAAATTGTGCTATAAACTGGGCAACTAGTATTGGCGGTGGTTATGGAAATGTTGCTTCAGGATCTGGTTCAAGCATCGGTGGTGGTTTGAGTAATACAACCTCTGGCATTTATTCAACAATTGGTGGAGGTAAGAGTTTAAGTGCTAGTGGACCATACTCTGCTATTCTTGGTGGTATTAATAACTGTGTAACAGGATCTGGTAATTATGCTGCTGTTGTTGCAGGGTGTGCTAATACAGCTTCTGGTTACCGCTCATTTGTTGGTGCAGGGTGTGGAAATATAGCGTCAGGATCTGGATCAGTAATCCTAGCCGGTCGTAATAACCAAGCTACATGTAATAGCTCATTTGTCGCAACCGGTACATGTAATTGCGCTATTAATACTGATAGTGCTGTTATTGGTGGTGTTTGCAACGTTGCAAATTGTACACGTGATACCGTTCTTAATGGTTGCTTAAACATTGCCGGCGGATGTTATTCAACTATTTTAAATGGATTGAGTAATGTTACATTAAGTGCTTTTGACTTTATCGGTAGTGGTGTTGCTAATACAGCTTCTGCTGGTTATTCATTCATCGCTGGTGGTTCAGCTAACTACACATCATACCCTAATACATTCCTTCTTGGTTCAAATTTAAGCGCATCACAATCCAATTTCACATATGTTAATAATTTAAGTGTTCAGAGTAGTGCAAATATTGGTGGCAACGTTGGTATTAATGTAGCTCTTCCGAATCAAGCATTAACCATAGCAGGTTCAATTAGTGCTACAGGTAATATCAGTCTATCATCAGGTACTATTAGTTCACCAAATTCAGCTATAAATCCTTTTAATACAAATTTATTAACTCTAGTAGGTGCAGCAAGTGGATCAGTATTTAAATCAATACAAAATACAGTACCTGGAGTCAGCGCTAGTGCAGATATTTCACTTTACAACAACGACGGTGTAAATTATATTGATTTAGGTATAGCCAGTACAAATTATAATGGTAATCTTTTTACCCCTAATTTTACGACAGTAGGACCTGGCGATGGTTATCTTTATACAACTAATAATAATCTTGCTTTAGGCACTGCAGGTACCGGTAATATTAATTTCTTTACCGGTGGTACGTTGTCTGCAAGCAATACAAGAGCTACTATTTCTAATGCAGGATTAACTGTTACCGGTACTGTTTATGCTTCCACACTAAGTGCTTCAAATACTGTTTATACAAATGCATTAAACACTAATACGTTAAGTGCAACTACAATAAATGCATCTGGTACTGTTTATGCTTCCACACTAAGTGCTTCAAATACTGTTTATACAAATGCTATATCCGGTAACGCTAGTCAAACTGTCTTAACCGATGGATCAAATTTAAACGGTAACGGTACTAATACATTAGCGTTGAATTTTTTAAGCGGTGTATATGTAAATACATACCTTAATGTTGCTTCTAGTATTGTTGCTAATAATATTAATCTATCAGGTGGAATTACTGCAGGTTCTATTTACTTATCTGGTGGATCTAGTTCTGTTACTCAAACAGCATCAAGAGGTACCACTGTTACTCTGAATGCTCCAATGGGTAGTATACAATTATTCAGTGCAGCTACAACCACCGCATACCAATTAACGAGTTTTATATTCAATAATTCATTTATTAGTACCAACGATAATATTCTCTTTACACAAACTAGTGGTACAAATATACAAGCTTTTGGCCTATACAATGTAGCTGCAACACCTGGAGCAGGCTCTGCAACAATTTACGTACGCTCGTTATCTGGTGCAACAATGAATGCAGATGCCCCTACATTCAAATACGTTGTAATCAAAGCAGCATAATATTAGAGTTGCCTGATTGTATGATTTCCAATATACTATTGGAATATGAATTGCCGTATCTGTCAAAATAGTATTGAACCTGAACGTTTAGAAGTACTTCCAAGTACAGTATTCTGTTCAGCTTGTGCTCACAAGCATAATGTCGTTAAGCCAAGAAAAGCCTTTATGGCGTTTGATCATAAAACTGGTGGGGAGATACAAATTGTTTCAGCTGATTTCTACGAACAGAATAAAAAATATTTTATTCCAAATGGATCAAGAAGTGCGGTAAAGAACTTTAGCAAATCAGTCTGCGCTTAAGTAATCACGATAGATAATTTAATTATATATATTAAAATATTCTAAACGCGTGAATAACTTAACACCAAGAGCACAACAGGCCTTAGCTTTAGCAAAGAAGGAAGCTGAACGTTTACAGAGCGGATACGTAGGTACAGAGCACATTTTACTTGGTATTCTCCGTTTAAATCAGGGTCTTGCTGTTAATGTTCTTAAGAAGATTATTAATAATCTAAATGATATATTTGAAACTATAGAGAGGAATGCTGCCAATAGCAAAAAGGTAGTGCCAAATTTAATTTATTCCCCTCGTGCTAACAAAGTTCTTGTATTAGCTGGTCGCGAGGCTAAAGCACTTGGTCATACTTATATTGGAACCGAACATCTTCTTCTCGGTCTTATTAAAGAGAAGGATGGTATGGCAGCTTCTGTGCTTCACAAGCTCAATGTTGATCTTAATATTGTTCGTCAAGAAATTGTTAAAGAACTTAACCCATCAGTTCTTCCTTTTGATGAGGATGAAGACGAGGATGAAGATAAATTTCAATCAGTAGGTGCAGGTGGTGGAAATAGAACTGACGGGAAGCAAACAGCTTTAGATGTCTTTGCACGCGACATTACTAAACTCGCTAAAGAAAATAAAATTGATCCTGTTGTAGGCCGTGAAAAAGAAATTGAGCGAATGATTCAGATTCTTTGTCGTCGAACAAAAAATAATCCTGTTCTCATTGGTGAAGCAGGAGTCGGAAAAACTGCAATTGTTGAAGGTTTAGCACAAAAAATTGTTGATGGAGATGTACCTTCTATTATTGCTAACAAACGAGTTCTTTCTCTTGATCTTACTCTAATGGTTGCTGGTACTAAGTTTCGTGGTCAATTTGAAGAACGGATTAAAGCAGTAATGCAGGAGGTAAAAGAAAAAAGAAATATAATTCTCTTTATTGATGAATTACATACAATGGTAGGTGCAGGTAGTGCTGAGGGCACAATGGATGCTTCTAATATTCTTAAACCTGCTCTAAGTCGTGGAGAAGTTCAATGCATTGGTGCTACAACGTTTAATGAATACAGAAAATATATAGAAAAGGACAATGCCTTAGAACGTCGCTTTCAATCCATAACGGTTAACCCCCCAACAGTAGATCAAGCTATTGAAATTCTTAAAGGTATCCGTCCACATTATGAGACTCACCACGGGGTAATTATTCCAAATAATGTAATTGTAGATATGGTAAAGTATTCCGATCGTTATCTGCCATCTAGATATCTACCTGATAAAGCCATTGATATTATGGATGAAACAGGATCAAGAGCTAAAATCAATGCACTCTCTACTTCTGATGAAGTTCTTAAACTTAACGAACAAATTAAAGAATTAGCACTTGAAAAGGAGAGATTGGTGGCTAAACAGGACTTTGAGAAAGCAGCTAAGATGCGAGACAAAGAAAAAAACTTAGTTAAGAAACGTGATCAAATAAAGAAAGAATTTTTAGATAAAAAAGAACGCTCCGATATTACTATTGAACGAGAGGATGTATTAACAACTCTTTCAACTATTACGGGTATTCCGTTGACTGAACTTCGTGAAACAGGCAAAGAAGAATTGCTTCGTTTAGAATCAACTTTATCTTCTACTATTATCGGTCAAGATGAAGCCATAAAAGAGGTATCACGAATATTAAAGAAAGGTAGATTAGACCTTAAAGATCCAAAGCGTCCCACTGGATCATTCATTTTCTTTGGTCCAACTGGTGTTGGCAAGACGTATTTGGCACAGACTATTGCTGACATTGTTTATAAGAATAAGGATGCGTTAGTAAAGATAGATATGTCAGAATATATGGAAAAATTTGCACTCTCTAGGCTTATTGGTGCACCTCCGGGATATATAGGTTATGGAGAAGGCGGTCAATTGACTGAAAAGATTCGCCGTAATCCCTACAGTGTTGTATTATTGGATGAAATTGAAAAAGCACATCCGGATGTACTCCATTTTCTTCTTCAGGTTCTTGAAGATGGAACACTCACCGATGGTGAAGGTAGAAAAGTAGACTTCAGACATACTATTATTATTATGACTTCTAATCTTGGAGCCGAAGTAATGACGAGTACAAAGGATGTTGCTATGGGATTTAACGCGCATAAACTACCTGAAGTCTCAACGAGTGCCCGAGAGAAAGTACTTGAACAGGCAAAGAGCCATTTTAAACCTGAACTTTTAAACCGCCTAGATGGGCTTATAATATTCAATAAATTAGATAAAGATAGTATTAAATCTGTTATTGCTTTAGAAGCTAAAAAAATTCTTGATCGTATTGAGCAAAATCATAAATTAACCCTTACTATTAATGATGATGTTCTTGAATATCTTGTTGATAACAAATATGATAAACAATATGGAGCTCGTGGTGTTCGTCGATTAGTTGAACACGAGATTGAAGATTTCCTAGCTGAAGAACTTTTAAAGGGTAATTTAAAGAACAAATATAAAATTGGTCTAAAGGATAAGGTTCTTATAATTCTTAAAAAATAAATCTTGCATATTCATTTATTTCTTTTTAATATATAAATCTTAAAAATGAACCATAACTATAAATCATAATAAACATGACTGTAAAAGAGTATCTTAACGACGTATTCCTATACGATAGCGCTCAAAATAATATCGAGATGTATAAGCTATTTGTTCAAGGAAAGGGTGAAGTGATTGCTGAATATAATTTGGCAGATGAAACGGTAAGTCTTATTCATACTGATAGAACCGGTAGAGACTTTAATTACTATGCAAAGGATTTAACTGAACTCAAGGAAACAGTTGAATATTGTCTCGGCCCTATTGTTACAGATACTCAATGGAGAAAAGCTACACAAAATGAGCTTGATCTTAATGACGGTAATGATGATTGGGATCATTTTAATTAAAATAAGTTGCTTTTAATAGCTTTAATTTGTAAATAACCTTATATGACAAAACCCGCCGCAACAACCGAAGAAGCTCTTGCAAGTCTTCAGCTTCAGATCAACACCCTCAACGAGACTGTCGCAGGTCTTCAAAAGAATATTCTTACCCTTGATGGTAATCTTCAGAAGATTTACGCTGCCTATAACAACACTGTTGTTAAGAAGGCTCAGCCTCCTGTACAAAACGGCGGCTGGTTGTAAGAAATGAAGCAGGTATCAATCCGCTTTAAAGAGATACCCAATAATAATTATCCCTGGTCATCCATTGAGGAACTCGATGAAATGGCTGGGGTTTATTATGTATCGACAGTTCTTTTTCCTGGTAAGACAGATTTTGAAAAAATTTTTAATGTTATCTATTTAGATAAATTAGAGTCTTTTTTACAAGAACAAAATCAATATATTGAAGAGTACTACTATGAGGATAAGGGATTTAATTTGCCTGATAGGAATAAGGCACAGAAGTTAAATATAAAGATGGATGATCTTGAAGATATAGAATTGGGTCTTAAGGATGCTATATCTAAACTTAATGAATAACTATGAATGATAGGGAAGTAATTTTAACAGAAGCTATTGCTGATTTATCGCGTAAGAATGAATATTTAGAACAACAAGTTGTTGAACTAAAAACTGAGCTACAACAAACAAAAGCAATGTTACGAGCTTGCCGTTCGAGACAGGTTGAGATAAATTCAGGTATATATGATTAAGGTAATAAGTGCAAATACAGATATAGTAAATCGTAGAGTTATTAAGTTATATAATGATGTGGATGAATCAACATTAACTCTCTCAGAATTCTACACAGAAGATAGAATGGCTGTTGGAAATATGTTAAAAAGTGATTCTTTTAATTTTGCACCAGATCAGGTACTGATGCAACAAATTGTGAATGCAGTTAGAGATTACGAACGAAACGGTATAAAGAAAGAGGAAGAATAAATATTGGTAGTGAACTACCTAACGATAGTATATCCGCAAACAGCTTCAATTCTCCTTGAGGGACAACAATATAGAAATCTTCAACAGGTTTACTTAAGTTCTGGTAGTATACAGTTTCCATCACTGTGTGCTGTTAGTATAGGAACAACAAATCCGAGCGCTTTAACAGCGTTTCCATCATTTTCTGGATATCAGCTACCTGCTAACTACTTCTATACTACAGACGATAATCACCTCTATGTCACTATTCCTAGCTTTAGTAGTGTTGGTACATTCGATATTATTATATTCAATGTAGCAGGGTACGATTCTCTCTCCAAGCACGGATTGCTTATAAGCAACCGCGTATAATTAATTCTTGCCTATTTATATAATAGCATATACTATTTAAATTTATGAATAGGGATTTTATACCTCTAGTAGCTTGGATTTGTGCTATGGCCATTGGCGGGTTAATATGGTATGGTCTTATTAAAGCCTTTCTTGTTCTTTTTTATTGATATCTTATGTTCTAAGTATTCCTGATACTTTGCATGCATATAGTCGTGAAAAATTATATCATTATTCATATTAATATCTATACCAATCATTGCAATATTCTCCTTGCCTCTAAGTTAAAAACTAATATAATTATATTATGGCCAAAATTTTAGCGTTTTCTGACATTCATAATCATATCGCAGAAGCGAGTGCTATTGTCGATAAGTACGATAATACCCATACAATTATTTTCTGCGGTGACGCGTTTGATAATTTTGGTGATTCTGCTATTGAAGCAGATCAAACTGCTAGGTGGGTCAAGGATTTTATCAGTAAAGATAATCATATTATGCTAATGGGTAACCATGATATCAATTACGACTATAGAAATATTCGCGGTAGTAGACAGATTTACAATTGTTCAGGATATTCACCTGCTAAGGATGATGCTATCAATAGAGTTATGACCAATGAAGATTGGGATAAGATTAAGATAGCTCACTTTGAAAATGGCTTTTGGTTTTCTCATGCTGGCTTTCATCCGTTTTGGTTCTCAAGCCCGCCTTATGGTATGGATAATGAGATAATTAATATTAAGCTCAAGAAGATACAACAGGATTTTGATGCGAGAATCTTTAGTAACGAACTAGCTGGAGCTGGAAAGTGTAGGGGGGGCATTCATCGGGTCGGTGGCGCGGTTTGGCGAGATCATTTTCAAGAACCTTATACAGGTTCATACTGGAATGACCAATCAGGTATCAAACAGGTATATGGACATACTCCAATGCGTCATGGTATCGATGTAGAAGAGACTCGAAATAAGGGACTCTGTATTGATATTGATTGTGGTCTTCAACAAGTTCTTGAAATCCTAGAAGATGGTACCTATAATATCATCGATACAGGAGTAGAGAACTTTTATCAAGAATCAGAAAGAAAATTCCAAGAGGAGCAGAAAGCGCTGAAGAAACAGCAGTGGGCTTCTCTTGGAGCTTATGATAATATCTATAACTCTTTAAACAAATCATGAAAAAAATATTAGTTCCAAAATCTTGCGAAGAAGCAACTTATTTTTCAGACTTTACAGGTCAACCTTTTGGTGATCTCTATCATCCTCCTGTAACTCTAAAGCTTGAGTTTAATTATGGTTCAGAATATGATAACTCTGAAATTACTTTACATTTATCAGATCTAGATGTTAAACCTATTCTTGAGTTGATTAGTGCTAAGCTCAACCCTGATTTTAAAAAGCAGTTAAAAGAAGAGTTTATTGAGAATGATGAGCAGTATTTCAATGCCATTGAGGCAAGAGATCCTATGGAGTGTGAGTATAGGATCTCTTGTAATAATTTGTACAAAAAGCTTTTAGGTGATGAAATTCCTTAAAAGATTTCTGAACATAACTGAAGGATTGTCTTGGAGAAAGAGATTCTATATTCTTAGTTATGCTTATTTGCCTTATTGGTTATTTGATATAATATGGAAGGAGAGAAATGAGCAATAAAGCAAACGAAGATGATTTTGTACCAGTTCTAATAGCTGGCCTGTATAAGGGTAATCCAGCTGTTAGGACTCTAGATTTTGAAGAGGGTGTATCTAGTACTCAAGTAGCTGGTTTCTTAACAGCAATCCTAGACTGTATGGTTGATGTTGTGGATGAACAGGATCAGATAGAATTTGAAGAACAGATCTTAGAAGCTTTTAAAATCTTTACTAAAGATAGATTTGGTAATACAAACAAATACAAATTAGATGAGTGATATAAAATACACAATTGTTAAGGATGAAAAGTCCTGTTATGGTCCATCATGGTCTGTTAACGGAGAGTGGCTTAAGGAGGGTCAGTACCTTGAACAGAATGATGAGTTAATTGATTACCTTTTACTCAAAGTTAAGGAAGCCATTAAGGATAATACAAGTAATGTAGAGAGCCTTCTTAGCTGTATTCAATATGATGATTGGGAGGCAGATGAAGGAGAGTCCTGTGAGACCTGTGGTCATTCAGGTGGTGGTAAAACAACTTGGAAAGTTTAAGCTTGCTCTGTCCTTAGTCTGAATATACATCGCTACCGTTCTTTGGTCTTGATAGATTATCTATAGCCCATAGAGGGCGTAAATTAGAATAATGGAAGCATGTTTTTTGTTGTTCCGTATCTTGAAGATCAAAAGTACATATAGGTATAATGTGATCAATATGCCAACCATATTGAGTGTTATTATTCCAATTCATACCAGGTTCGAATTGAGCTTCAAGATGTGACTTTAACACTGCAAGACTGCAACCTATAAGATATTCAACCTTTTCGCACTTTTTTGCTTGCGATTGTTTTATTGCGCTGTATATGCGAACACGTATAAGATTTGAAAGTTTATATTGTATGTCTGTCTTATAACGCTCTTTACGTTTTTTGTTTCGTATTTCTTTATTAGCGTTTCTCTTCTCTCTTGCTTTTCTTTTATTTTCCTCGTGATTAGCAAAATACTCTTCACTACGCTTTTTAGACATTTTCGCTTTATTAAGTCTGTATTGTTCAGCTCTTTTTTGCTTAAGCTCTTCTTTATGCTTTTTATCGTACTCTTTACACGCTAAATTACACTTCTCTTTATTTTTATGGTGATATTCCCGAGATGATGCATTGTAACGTTCTTTGTTAGCTTCTATATGAGCCTTACTCCAAGCTCTAATCCGCTCTCTATACTTACGGTAATATTCTTTACTTTTTTCTCTTCGTGTAGAGAGTTCTTGTGTGGTATTAGTTACGTTCATGACTTAAATATTTAAGCTCTCAAGGTGCATTTCCCTGGCCATAGCCAGTTGGTATTATATTGTTCATGACTGACGATCGCACCTTGAGAGCCTTTCCTGCTTGCGTATTCCACAATAAGCTCTTACAATCGGTCGTAATGAAAGAGTACTTCTATAAACCTGTTAAGATTACTGCTAAGGATCATGATGTGCTCTTCCAAGGCTGCTTACATTATGGTCATGACCCAAAATGGGATATACCTATCTGGAAGACTAGAGGTTATAACAGCTCAGCTGAGCATGATGAGGGTCTGATTAAGAACTGGAACACAAAAGCTAATAAGAACACTATTGGTTTCCTTCTAGGTGACACTATCTTTGGCTATAAGGCTGATGAGAGGCTATTGAAGCTTTTTAACAGACTTAACTTTAAAGAGCTCTATATTCTCCCTGGTAACCATCAGGCTGGATATAAGCAGATCTTTGATTCATTGCATGAGAATGTTCTTAATGTTGATGGTCATGAGAAGCTGATTCATTTTGTTCCAAACTATCTAGAGGTTGTAGTGAATGGACAGGCTATAGTTCTTAATCATTATGCTCAGGCTACTTGGAATGGTCAGCATAAAGGAGCCTGGCATCTTCATAGTCACTCCCATGGCAATCTTTATAAGTCTGAGCTAGGAAAACTTCTTTATAAAGCAAAAACAATAGATGTAGGAGTAGAGGTTTGTCCTGAGCCTATTTCATTTGGGGAGCTTAGAGCTAAATTTAGAACCTATGATCAGATAACATTTGATCATCATAAACCAGAAGTAAATTAATTAAATATTAAAATGAAAGAAAAAGGGCTTGAGTTAATTGTAACAGCTAGAAATTTTGCACAAATGGCTCATACAGGTCAATTTCGCAGGGATGGTAAAACATCATACTTTAATCATGTAGATGGTGTGGCAAGATCTGTTCAGCCTCAGACTCCAGAAAATATTGCAGCTGCATATCTTCATGATGTTGTAGAGGATACAAGTTATAATCTTAATGACTTGTCAAAAATTGGAATGCCTGATAAAGTTGTTGATGCTGTAAACAGATTAACAAAGACAAAGGGAATAGATTATATGATGTATCTTTCTTCAATAAAAAACAATCCTATTGCTAGGGCTGTGAAGATTGCTGATATGAAATATAATCTTAATGATACACCATCTGAAAAACAAAAGAAAAAATATATTGAAGGACTAGAATATTTAGCTTGATTTGTCCTTGAATTTTCTATACTATATAGGAAATGAAGAATCCAACCCTAAAACAAAAAGTTAAAGTGTATGAGGCATTCTTGCATAAGATTAATATGGCTGTTTGTTGTATGGACAATCTAGCTATTCAAGAGCTTGTGCAGAATGCTGATGCTTGGTCTTATTCACACAGATCTGGGAATGGAGAGTTGTCTGATAAAAGACAACAAGAGCTCATTAATGCTAAGTTCTGGAATCTTCTATACACACCCAAAGCTGATAAGACTAGAGAAGAGCGAAGAAAAAGGAGAGCTGAAAACAGTGATCCTGAGATCATTAATAAAGTTTTGAGAGAGGAGGGATTAATATGAAACAAGCACCTAATCTTAGAGCCAATGAAAATGGATGTATCTTTGAAAAAGATATTCTAAGAGCTCTACCTGAAGAGTTAATCCCTTTGTGGGAGAATTATATGAGAGGTAAGACAGTTCAGGATGCAGGCTTTGATGAATGGGAGATTTATGCTTATGACTATACAACTTTTCAGGACCATATTTTAAACCTTATATGGAAAGAAGAAAGGGCTGGGTCATTAGATGAATTAACAAAACAGGCTCAAGAGCTTGATATGGGATACTAATATGAAAGCAGTAAGAGTAGAGTATGATTCAGATGGTGGTATAGGCAATGATGTAATACACATTATTGGTGCAGGTATGGTTCAAAAGTCTATAACTAATCCTAGATTTATTATTATTAGAGCAGTTGATGAAAGCAATCACATAGTAGGAAAACCTATTAAAATTGATATGGACATTGATGTAAATTCAGTACTAGAAACAGAATATCCTTATGAAGATTATGACCAATCTAGATAAAATTGCCGAATTAAATGAAATTTGGTATCTTTCTATTTTAAGTGGTGGCTCTTGGCATAAGGATAGAGATTGTCATTTCTATATAACACAGACCTTTTCATATGGGAAACCTGGTCAGTGGACAGTAGCTCATCATGGTTTTGTTAATCCTAGATATGAAGAGACAAGTTTTGATACCTATGAAGAGTGTCAGGTGGAATTGATTAAGCTTTTAAAGAACTCAATTCTAGATGAATTGGCTTGGTATGTTGAGCATTATGGTGACCTTGAATGGGATCAGCATGAGAAGTATAACCTTGAACAATTAGAAGAAGTTAGAAAGAAAGTCTTAGAACTTGTTCCTAACGAGATGTATTAAATACTTTTATGCATGGTGTAAAGATAGCTTGTGTATGGGTAGAAGATATTGAACAATGGGTTCCTTTATCTCAGGTTACAGCTATTCAGAGATATATGCATGAAGGCAAGAGCTGTCTTCAGTTTAAATTTGAAGATGAAATTTTAGAGAGCTATATAGAGTATAAGGAGATATATTAAATAATAATATGGATCCCTTTACACTCATTGGTCATGTAACAATGGGTTTGTTTGCTGTAGGTATGTTATTGTTCTTTTTAATGATCTTTAAGGGTTTAAAGAAAGTAAAGAAGAAGGGCAGAAAGGCTGGTAGAAGACTTAGAAAGTTTAATATATGGATAAGAGAGTTTGAGAAGTTTAAGAAGAGTTGGTTTTACGAAATTTAATTTATGCATCTACTTTTAGTTATATTTTTAGTACTGTTATCTATAGCTATATCCTTGTTTGGCTTATTTCTTGTAGTTTGTTTTATTCCAGAGATAGAAGCTTTTATTAAAAAGATAAAAGCAAAATTTAAATCTTGACATCATTTAAAATGAATATATCATTTAGGTATGTTCAATTTATTTTCAAAGTTTGGTGGTCCTGGTAATTGTGCACCAACTGATGAGCTCACACAGTTTATAGGAAAGCTCTTAACTGAGAATCAAGGGCTTAAGAATGAGCTTGAAGGCTGGAAAATAGGCAATAAAAATTGGAGAAAGTTATATGATGAAAAAGCAGATACTGTTGATGAGCTTGTAAAAGAAGTTAATGGTCTTAGACATCTCAAGAAAGAGAATGTTGAGTTGATGGAAAGAGTTAATGAGATTGATAGTGATGTAAATAGAGATCTACAGGATCAGCTCTTTACTCTTAAGAATGACTATGCTGTGTTGAAGAATAGAAACACTGAACTTCTTGAGAAGTATAATGGTTTTGTTACAATGGGTGGTTTGAAGTATATGGAAGCAAAGCTTCAGATTGTTCAGAACAATTATAAGAAGTGTTCTCAAGAAAGAGATGAATTTAAGCATCAGCTCAATGCAGCTAATAAAGAGATTGAAGCATTGAAGAAGAAATTCGATGATTCTAAGTTTAGTGATGATCTAATAAATCACTCACTTGACTATGATGTTATTGTTCTCAAAAAGATTAATGAAGAGCTAAGAAGCGAGATTAATGAAATGAGCACTAATTGGCATACAGAAGTTAAGGCTCTTAAAGAGGAGAATGAAAAGTTAAATCTTCAAGTTACAGCTCTTCATAAAATTATTGAAGGTGGTAAGAGTACTATTGATGAGCAGAAAGCTCAGATTAAAAAGCTAGAGGATGATATTGTTGATTATGTATCCGAGAAGACAGAAGAGCAAAAGCATCCTATGTACCCTATTCATTGGAGTGGTTATGATAAGAACATTAAGGAGTTTGTTGAATCTGAACTTAATAGTGAAGATCCTGTAGAGGGTAATTCGTATGATGGAACTGAAACCAGTTATGTCTGTAACAAGTGTGGCTATAAAGTAGCTCATGATACTAATTACTTTGGTGGTTGTGGCTTCTGTAAAGAAGGATTAATGATCGAGAAGACAGAAGAACAAAAGCATCCTATGTACCCTATTCATTGGAGTGTTTATGATAAGAACATTAAGGAGTTTGTTGAATCTGAACTTAATAGTGAAGATCCTTTAGATGAAAAGCAGGTTGAGAAATGGAGTACAACTAAAGTTGCTATGCAGGATGCTGTTCAAGCAAAGCAGAGAGAGGTAGAGTTTGATGCTGAAGAGCTTTTAAAGAGAACTACAGAATTTACCGAATCACTTTCAAAAATACATCCTAATGAATTTCAAAAAGAAAAAAAGTGGATTTGTCCATGCAATGTATATAAAATAGAACGAGGAGAAAAATAATATGCCTAAAGCAATTCTAGAGTTTGATTTGAACGAAGATCAGTACGAATTTGAACAAGCAGTTAATGCTAGTAAATATCGTTCTGTTCTTTGGGACCTTGATCAGTATCTAAGAAAATATATCAAATATCCTGCTGAAGGAGTTCCTGAGCTTCTTACTGATACTATGGAATTAGTAAGAAATGAACTTCATAAGTTGATGGAAGAAAATAATATAACACTTGACTGATGAGACCTACTGTCGTCTGGCTCACAGGATTATCTGGGGCTGGTAAAACAACTGTTGCCAATGCTTTGTATGAAAAGTGCAAGGATCAATATCGAACAGGTATTGTTGATGGTGATATTCTTAGATCAAAGTATGACAAACCAAAAGGGTTTGATATGAAGAGTAGACAGAGAATGGTTTCTGAAGCTATTTACTGTGCTAAGAATATGCTAACATTTCAGAAGGCTGATCTTGTTATTGTCGCTATGATCTCCCCTCTCCGTTCAATGAGGGATGAAGCACGAGATATGATTACAAAGTATGCGAACGCAAGATTTTTTGAAGTCTTTATGGATACACCTCTTGAGATTTGTGAAGAGAGAGACCCTAAAGGTTTGTATAAAAAGGTTCGAGCTGGAGAGATTAAAGACTTTACTGGAATTGATTCTCCGTATGAACCACCAGAGTTTCCTGAAATTAGAATACATCCAAAATCTACACTTTATGGTAAAATGACAGTTGAAAGAGCTGTCGGTATCATCTATACTAGAATGCACACACCAGTAATAATATGAAGAAAACCCTACAACCAACTAACGAACTGTTTATTCAATTCTCTGATGAGGAAGTTCAAGAGCTAGGCCTTGAGCGTGGTCAGCGATATGAGGTTAAACTCAAGGATGATGGAGCTGTAGAGCTTCGACCATATGTAAAGGTTGAGCTTAATATAGGTGAATGGCCTAGAGAGGTACTTGAGATGATTATCAAGAAGTCTCTTGATGAGGATATCTCCGCTAACGATGTTATCAATAATGTTCTTAGAGAGGGTCTTGAGCTATATAAAGAACAGAATGAAGATTATAGTGCAGCTGATATGGATCCTAACTTTACTAATAACGATACAAGTATTACTTACAGTAAATACGATATCTCAACAGCGTCTCACGACATGCTTTATAACCCAGACGCAAAATAAAAATGGACTACTCTAATCCCATTGAAATTATATTAACCGTTCTTCTCGCTGTTGTTTCTATTTGGATTATTGAGAGAATTATTGCAGGTGCTTTTAAAACAGTTGTCCTTGGTGTTTTATTCTTCGGTGTAGTATTTTTATTTACCTATCATAATCATCAGGAGAATAAGTTTAAGCACACTAAGCCTCTACCTCATTTTACTGTTCACGATCTTACTGATTACGAATCGTTTAAAGAGAAGCTTGATCCATATACTAAAGAGACTGTAAAGGATATCAAGTTTAACTTCGATCAAGCTAAAAAGAATTTAGAAAAATAAGCTTGTAGTTCATTAAGAGCTCAACTATATTGATAGGATGACTGATACAACTGGAACCAACCTATACCAATCCCTAAGAAACGATCTCAAGAAGCTCCTTCTTGAAAATGTCCTCTCTGTTGTCTTTACAAAGAAGGACGGTACTGAAAGAACAATGCTTTGTACTCTTAAAGCCGAACACCTCCCTGTTGTTGAGAAGCATGAGGATGAAGATGCTACAAAGGATAAGAAGCAGAGTGAAACAAACATTGCTGTTTGGGATCTAGAGAAAAAGGCCTGGCGTTCTTTTAGGATTGATTCGCTCGTCTCTCATTCAATTTCTAGCTTGTAATTCCTATCGGTTTCCAATATACTGATAGTATGAAAATTGAAAACGCACCCTTGCTAGAATATACCGCTACCTCTACCTACTCTACCCTGGAGAAGGTTACCAAAGCCATGTGTAAGCATAAGAGCGCACAAGGTAACGTCGGTCTGTCATTCTCAATGTTTGAAACAAACAAAGACGATAAAGGAGACCTTAATAATTGGATTGTTGATCATCCTGATATTTGGTCAGATGAGCCGGTATTTCCTGGTCAAGTTATTTTTTATAGTAATTATTGGAGGATCAGCGACAAGCAGATTAATAGTGAAATTATGATTAATCCGCGTTGGTCTGAGATTATTAACGAGGCTGGTCGACAGCTTATAGACGATAGCGACGGATCGACAGCGTGCTTATTTTTGGAAGGTTTTAGGGTTCTCGATCCAAGACCTGATGGAGTTACGTTTATTGAATTTGTGTGGGGATCCTAGTATGATTAAAAGACTACTCTGTCTTCTCTTTGGTCATAGATTTGATCGTGTATATCATATCTACGAGGATCCACATCTTGAATGCTCAAGATGTTCCTTTAAGCAATTTTAATATGTCTGTGGATACGCCTAAAGAGGAAATTAAATCAGAATACATCTGTGAGGACGATTTTCAAAGAATCATTTCTGGAGATGTTAATGAGGTTATCATTGATGGAGTAAAATATAAGAAGGTTACTCAGACAATTACTTCTTGGAGAAAGATTTCTTGACACCTCCTCCTAAAGCTTATAAATAAGATTATGAAATACGAAGTAGAAACAACAAAATGCACAACCCTTATTGAGAGTCTTAAAAAGGATTTAGATTGGCATATGATTCAAATGGTAGGATACAAAAAAGCATTCTAATAAACCGTTTAAAAAGTAATTTTATTAATTAAATATATTTTAATATGTCATCACTTCAACTACAGGGTCAATTTCGATTACAAAGAGTTTTCTCAGGAAATTCGATTATTCCTTTGTGGTCATTTCCTACTCCTACTACTGGCACGGGGCTATCAGGGGTTCAAATTGGAACAATAAATGGTAGTACATATATTTATTGGGGAGACGGTTCATCAACACTTGCACCTGCATTTTCGTCTGTAAGTAAAACATATTAAGTCATGGCAATTATTTCATTATTACCTAGAAGCGTTACAGATTCAATTATTTCTATAAATTTAGGGTCTTCGAATCCACCTCTCTCAGGAACTGTTGATATATCATTTTTTCCAAATCTTACATCATTTAATACTGGTGGTGGAATTTCAAACAACTTTGTAACATTAAAACCGGGATTTGATAATTGTCCAAATCTAACATATTTTTATACTTATGGAAGTTATATACCGGGTGATTTTTCATCATATTTTTCAACTTTAAGTTCAAGAATTAATCTCACATATTTCAATATAGGGATAAGCCATTATTCTATTACTGGGAGTCTCCCACCATTAACCGCACTTACCAACCTACAAAACTTTTCGGTTTATAACTCTAGTATGTCTGGATCTTTACCTGTATTACCGAATTCAACCGCAACATCTACTACATTTAGATTTGACGATAATTATTTTTCAGGACCAATACCACCTTTTGGTTATTTGCCTAATCTTGCATTATACTATTGTTTTAAACAAAATGGATCAATAAAAATAAATGGAACAATACCTTCACTCAGTGGTTGTACAAACCTAAATACATTTTGGGTTTATATCAATCAATTGTCAGGATTTAATTTAAATCCAGTTCCTAAAACATTAAAAAGTTTTGATGCACATAATAATTATTTTACACTAACAGGTGTATATTATTGTTTGTCTGCTTTTGCTACAATGGTTTCTCAATATAACACTCTTAGTGGTACTATTAATTTAGGTGGACCGAATATGCCAGCACTATCCTCTTCAGCTGCTGGGCCCATAAACGGAGCAATTTATTCTTACGTTAATTATTTAACAGCTTCACCACAGGGTTGGTCAGTTACTCTAGGATCATCGGCAATACCAGGATAATTTTATGGCTACACAATTAAACAACACAACGGTTACTTTAAGCGGGGAATATGCTGTATGTTGGCGATCCGATAATATTATTTTTCAAGGGCCAGAGCAAACTTTTGGTACAATATCTACACCGTTTAATATATTTTATGACAATGATTTAGCTGTTGTCGAGCAGTTTATTAAAGATAACGAGCTTATTTTACCTGAAGTTTGTTAGTGAAATTCATTGCAGAAACTGGTTGCGTATAGGCTTGCTTTGTATTATGAATTCATCTATACTTCTAAATACTCTCTCATGTATTGTTTGTGTTCTGTAGTAGCTCTTTTCTTAGCGCAATAAACACGAGATCTTTCCTTATTTTCGGTCCTTTGTCTCCTCTCTTTTCCCATTTTAGCTAAACGTTCTTTGTTAGCTAAATACCAATTACGAAAGTATTGCTTATCTTTTTCTTCCTTTTTAGACAGTTCTTGTGTGGTTAAATCATCATTCATTGCATATATATTTATGTCTTCAGGTGCTCTTTTCGTATACATACTACGAGTTGTGTGATCATTCATTGCAGAAGATACAGCACCTGGAGACCTTTTTATCTTGCTCTTTCCTGCTTCTGTCTATAGTATTATTAGTAATGGAAGATACACCGTACTCAATTGCTCTCTGGTGTAATGAACAAGACGAGAAAATTAAAGCTCTTCAAGATATTTGTCTAGATAATCCTTTAGATGATGAAGCTAAAAAGATTCTAAAAAATCTTATTGATATCCAAGAGAAGCTATCTAAACTGTATAAAGATTGCGAAGAACAACTATTCCTATGATTGACGAATACTACGAAGGTAAAGGCTGTAAGTGTCATGCACATGGTGAACACGAATGTGTTTGTGGGGTAGATTGGACTGATCCTGAAGTCTATAAGCTTCGTAAGTGGAAGGAAGCTGTTATTGAAGAATTAATAACTTGGCACATTTATAGTAAGGAGCATGAGAATGACCCAAAAAAAGCTTTACATGATTTGGCTTTAGTAAATTCTGATGTAGCAATTTATTTTCATGAGCAAAAGAAGTGGCATAAGAAGCTAAAGAATAAAATTATTGAAGTGTGGCATATGACACCATTTCCTTATTGGCTGTATAAGATTGGAAGGATTCAGCCTCCTTTATAGTTGACATCTTCTCCTAAAACATATAGAATAAGAATATGACTTACGAAGAGCTTCTTGAAGAGAATAAAAGGCTTAAAGAATTAGTTAATAGGCAAACAGATGCTCTTGCAAAGAATTGTGCAAAGATAATTGTAGAAGCAAAAAAGTATATTGAAGAGCACACTAAAAAGGATGAAGATAGTGCTGATTGGTGGAAGAAATAATTTTCTTGCATTGTCCTGAAAATCTCTATACACTAAAGGTATGAAGAATAAAAATCCAGATCCAGTATTTCAAATCTTTCTCGGAATTGTAATAGCTAGTGTTCTCTATGGAACAGGAGTATTTGAAAAACTTGCTGATGGAATTCAGCATGTTCTCAAATAATATGTTATCAAAAGAAGAAATAATATGAAAAGCTTAGAAACAGTTTTAGACTTTGGAAAGTATAAAGGAAAGACTTTAGATGAAGTTGGAGACATTGATCCAAGTTATATCTGTTGGCTACATGAGAATGTAAAGACAGTAAAGATCCCTAAATGGTTTGCAGTAGCTTGTGAAAGAGATGTAAGAGAAGAAGATGAAGAACTGAATGGAGATATGTGGAGTGCCATAGAATCATACCCTTATTAATATGAAAAGAGAAGAGATTAAAAATTTCCTAAAAGAAGTTCTAACTGGACTAGAAGAACATGATGAGCTTTCTGTTATTAGAAGTAATGTAATGAAAGCTACAACAGAGTTTATTACTACTTTAGCTGAAGAGTTAGAACCATATGATATTAATAAAAGAGATATTATAATTTCTGCTCTCAACAAGTTTGATAAAGAGGTAGAGAAAGCATTTAATCTATGAACAATGACATCTATCTACCTGTAAATGATGTACCACCAGATATCATTGCTGCTGCTAAAAGGCTATATAATTGGATGGAGATGCATAATGTAGAAGCATTTGATGGGGTTGTTAATAGAAAGAAGTATGAAAAACTTTCTGATCTTTACTATGAGCTAATTCTAAATGTTTCTAGTTGTTATGAAAATGAGACTAGACATCAGACAGCTTTGAGATATATTAAGCAGATGGAAAACTTTGCTTATGATGAGACAACAGAAAAGGCTGTAAATTAATATGATCCTAGCACTTACAATTTCATTCTCATCCATTTGGATTCCTATTATTCTATCCATTGCTTGTGTTATCTTTGGTCTGATAAATCTAAATGATGCTGGTAGTACTTGGCTTGGTGATCTGGGTACAGCATTACTTGGATTCTTTTGCCTCATCTTTGCCTTTTTTGTCTGGACACTTTACTTTACTGTATTATACTTTTTGAAATGAAATACAAAATCTTTGCAAAGGTTAGTGAAATAGAAACAAATAATGATGATGGTATATTTCATTATCCTAAAACACATATGACTCTTTGGGGAGTTGGTGATAACATTCCAGATAGTAATTTTAAGCTACCAACACCATATCCTTTTATGAATTTACAAGATCTAAGAGACTTAGATGTAGAGATCACAGTAAATGTAAAGAGAAAAAAGTAATATGGAAGAAACATTTTTAATTGACTATAGTACAGTTCTATTCAATACCAAATATACATTTAGAGTCTCTTGGAGACCTTTTGTAAGATTCTTTGGTACACATAACTATGAGTATTCTAGTCCTAAGAAGAGTACAAGATTTGTTGCTATACAATGCAACATTGGTAATTTAGGACTACATTTCTTTAAGGTAGGTTAGTATGAGTACAAACAGGAATAATTCTTGACAATAGAACAAATTAACATATAATCATTTTATGGCTAAGAACCCAAAACTCCAAAACAACACTGAGGAATTTATTGAATCTGTAGTAGAGAGGATTCTTCAAAAACAAGCAGCACAAGGTCAAACAAGTTATTCTCCTGAAGTTTCAACTGATGAGTATATAAAAATGCTTCAAGAAGAGTATCACAAACAAACAAAAGATAAATTATCTGTTTCCACTAGTTGCTGGAATGATGAGCCTAATCTTGCTGCAAAGAAAGCTAGTCCTGTTGATGATGCTCTGATGAACCTAGAAGAGAATATTCATCATACATATGATCTTATTCAAAAATTGGTTAAGAAGCTTGAGCCTGTTACATTCGTAGCTCCAGCTTGTGATGATCCACAAGACATTAAGCCTCAACACTCGATTCCTCTGTGTGCTACTATTGAAAGAAATACTAGTATTGTTGTTAACATTAAAAAGGAGATTGAATATCTTTTGGAATATGTAGGAGTCTAAAATGGACTTTGAGTTATTTAAAGTTATCTTTGGTATAGTATCTATTGTGCTAATGTTAATTTATGTAGCAACTCTTTTTGTAAAATAAAATGAAAGACAAAGACTTTACAGATAAGATTCAATACACTACAGAATTTACTAATAGTGGTAGGATTAGACATAGAGCTAAACTTGAATTCTTTGCAGAGTATTATCAAGAACCTCTGACAATGACTGGTAATAAAATAGCAGAGGAACTCATTAAGGATAGATTGGCTAAAGATCTTCATAGACTCATTTATGAAGAAAGGAGAGAAGACTTAGGTAAAGCTATTGATAAGCTTCTAAGATGTGTTGAGCCTTATTTTTTACCATCTGAAAAGTTATTGGAAGCTAGAGATGAAGTTTTACAAGCTGCTGGATATAAACCAGGAAATAGATTAGCATCATAGTATGAAGAAGAAAAAGATATTTTATGATGCTACAGGTTTGCCATCTACAATGATTGGTCAATTAAGAGGGAAAGGATATTACTGGGAGACTTATTATAAAGGTATGTTCTATTATCTAAGCTGTGAAGAGAATTGTACAAGTAAAGAACTCAATGACTTTCTAAAGCCTATCCTAGAAAGACTTGAAAAGAAATATGAAGCAGAGGGATGGGACATTAGTAAGAACCTTCCAGCCTGGTAAAAATAATATGACTCCACAAACTAGAGATTTAATTTTAGAGCTTTGCTTTTGGTGTCCTTTTCTTTTTGTTCTAGGAACAGGAGTAGGGTTACTTGCATTAGCTATGCTTGGATTCTTTGATAAGGATTAATTTATGAACATCCCACAACAATTAGATGAACTAACTAAAAAGATTGATGAGCTTCAAAAGCTTGTTAATCATAACAGTGACTGTATTATGGATCAGTCTATTATCATTCAGAAGCTAATTGAGAAGCTTGTGTGGACAGGTCATAGTCCTTATTTGGATGAGAGGTTTACTGGTCCTATACAACATGACAAATGGAAGCCATATAAAGGACCAGATTGTGCTGATGGTTTTGTAAATACATCAACAGAAGGAACAGAGATTAGATATGAAAGAACAAACACCAACCTTTACAGTCAATGACTTTATCAATGATATGAAAGTTGAAGGAGAACATATTAGAACAGTATTTGAGGGAGCTATTGATAAGATTCATATGAAAGAAGCAGCAGAAAAGATTAAAGGTCTTATTGACATCCAAAAGCAGAATGGCAACTACAACTGCAATGAGTATATGTATGGTATGCTTATTGGATTGGAGACAGCTTATTATAGTCTCTTAGGAGAAGAAGGAAAGTTTACAGAGAGACCAAAAGAGTGGTTGGATGATAACATTCCTAAAGATTTTGTACCAACAGTTGCTGAAGGATGTGGACATTACAGATGCTATATTGTAACAAATCAAGCAGGAAATAAAGATCTATTCTGTTCTGATTGTGATGCTTTTATTGAAACAGTTTTATCTGAAGAGAATAGAGATTCCTTAGATGAGTTTACTTGGAATGAATTGAAAGATAATAACCTTGACACCTCCTCCTAAAGCATATAGAATAAGATTATGAACACACAAAACAGCAAAATAACAGTAGATCCAGCAGCATTAAAGTATATTCAATTGCTACCAACATTTAGTCCATATCAATACAATGATGAACCTCCGACTCCAGTTTGCAAAATTGGTGAGTTGAATGTTCCTTTTGGTATTATTGATGTGTTTCTTGACACCTCCTCCTAAAGCATATAGAATAAGTATCAATAATGAAATTTGATGAGGCTATAGAATCATATTTACAAACATCTTTCTTTGTTGAAAGTCCTATGTACTATGATGCTGTGTTTAATGAGCAAATGAATGACATTAAACATAATAGAGAAGTAACTCAAAAAATTATTACAGATAATAAACCATTTGACAAATTTCAGAATTGGGATGTATACAAAGTTCAAGATGGGTTTAATGAGGATCAAGTAACATTTTGTCTTGTAAAAGATAATCTAACAGATGCTTTTATGGAGATTGCATCTAATAAAGGTAATAATTTTAGTAGAGGTGTGTGGCAGAGGAATACAGACAGTAATACAGGTTTGATTAGAAACTTTATTCTTAACTTTTTACCAAAATATTATACATCACTAATCTCTGATAAAACAGCTAATAAACTTGGTATTGAGTTTTATAGAAAGCTTCTAAATAATTGTATTCAAAAAGGATTAAAGGTAACAGTTCTAAGAGGTTCAATTAAGAATGAAATTTCATATAATCCTAATGACTTTGATAATTATTGGCATAATGTTAACAAGGATGTACCAACTCATCCAACATTTGTTACAACAAGGGATGATCTCTTTAAAATCTATTTTGCTTGACACCTCCTCCTAAAGCATATAGACTATAATAATGGACAATTATAAAATATCAATTGATAGGAATAACAATCTCATCAGTCTCATTTATTGGGATGGAGATAGTGCATTGCCAGTTCCAAAGGATCCAAATGATCCAATGAAGGGCTTTGAAGGCAATGTTTTAAAGACAGTAATTAAGATTGAAGGTTCAGTTAAAGAGAGTATTGATTCTCTTCTTGAGATGATTAAGAATCATATTTTAGAATAAGATTATGATTCACAATTTTATTAAAGAAGATCATAAACAGATCAAAGAAGATGTTCAAGAGATGAAGAGTTTTGTTGAACAGTTTGAAGCTTTGAAGCTAGAGAAAGATGCTCTATGGGTCAAAACTCAAGAGGATGAGAGGGAGATTAATCAGCTAAGGGATGCTGTTGATCAGTGGAAAAAACTAAAGGAAGTTTGGGAAAAAACTGCTCATAAATATTCTGAAAATGCATCTTATTGGAGAAGCAAACATGAAGTGCTTGCAAAAGTTATTGTAGAGAATACACCTATACCAAAAGTATTGATTCCTATTCTCAGAGAGTTTCCAGAGATTGTTCAGAGTGCTATTACACCTGTTTCAAAAGAAGAAAAGCTTGACACCTCCTCCTAAAGCATATAGAATAAGATTATGAAACAACTTAAGAACCTTTTTTATACAGTCATTGCAACTATTGCAGCACTCTATGTCTATTATCTGATCTCTGGTGAAGTAATTTGTTTTAAGCATCTCTAATATGATTGGATATCAAGATAAGATAAATCAAATCCTTAGAGGAGCAGAGACTATAAAGAACACAAGAGATAATAATATGAATTGTCCTTATGATTATGATAACCCAGAGTTTAGGCTTGAATGGTTTGAAAAGAAGCTAGAAGAAAAAGAGGAGCTTATTGATAGAGCCTTTGATGAATGGGCTTATGATGACACAAAGATTGAAGAGATGCTAGAGCCTATTATAGGAAAGGAGTTTATTGAAGGAGATAGCTATTGTGTTCCTGGAACATTAGCATGTGTTGAGGAGCTTGTTAAGAAGTATGATGAACTTAAATTAGAAAGAGATGCTCTGTGGGTCAAAACTCAAGAGGATGAGAGGGAGATCAATGATCTCAGAGATGTGAATAATGAGTTGAGGCAATGGAAAGAAGAAGCTCTAAAGGTCATGAATCAGTGGAATGAAGTCTCTGATTATATTAACTTGAATGCTGAAGTTGAGGATCTTGGTAGGTTTGTTCCTCAGATCTGTTTGAAGTATCTTAAGGAGAGGGATGAGTTAATTCTTCTAGAAGAATCAATAAAGGTGTTAACTGATGAAAGAAATAGATGGCATGAATTGTTTGAAGAAGGTGTAAAGCAACAAAGAGAGGTTGAAGAGCAAAGAGATGAAGCTATTCGATTGGCAACTCTATTCCAAACTCTTTATCTCAGGCTAGGAAAGGCTGAAGATGAACATTACAATACTCTGATGGTACAAGGAGCAGCAAAGTCTTTAGCAGAACTCAAAGGTCTAAAGTTCTTTGGAGAAGAAGAAGCTTGAAGTGTCCTAAAAATTCCTATAGACTATAAAAATGAATAAAGATTATACATTTGGAGTTATTACTTGGGTTCCTAAACATATCGAAGATGGGAACAAGTATGATGATCTTCTTGTAAGAGATAGAAAGACAGAAGAAGATGTAATGACTATGGCTAATGCTTGTGGTTACAAAGCTTATAGGTTCTATGATGATGAAGAGAATGATGGTATCTCAAGGGAAGATGTAGTTCATGTTTGTCTTCCTGTGTTTTCTCTTGGGGAAATTCTTATTCTTGATGTTACTGGAAGAGAGGTAGCAGGGAGAAATAGAAAACCATCAAAGTGGTCTGTGACTTGTGAGGAGTTTGATAACCTAGATGATGCTATAGATTGTGCTCAGAAGCTTCTTTATTCAGATGAAGCTTGAAGTGTCCTAAAGAATCATATAGACTGTAATAATGAAAGCAATTAGAGTACAAGGCAGAGTTGTCATTGAGATTGATGAGATCATGGATGTAGAGGATGATCTTAAAGGTGTAGCTCTGTTCAAGGAGTGTCACAAACTTTGTAAGGATTTAGCCAAAGAGTATATCTATGATGCACCTGTAGAGATTGATCTGATCAGTGATGTAGATTTTGAGCTTGAAGAGTCCTAAGGATTCATATATTATAAAAGCATAATGACTACTAAAGCACAAGCTAAAAAGAATCTCAAGAAGGCTGCAAAGAGCTATAAAGAGAAAGTTCGACAGCCTGTTACTATTGAGTTTCAGAATAAATAATAATATGAAGTTTGATAAACTAGTTGAAAGTTTTATGAATAAAGTGTATGTTGTATTTGATGGTACAGGGGAGTTTGATACTCCTAGTGTTTATAAGATTTTTGCTGAAAAGAATAATGCTATTAATTTTGTTGTAAATGAGATTTTACTCAAGAAGAACAAAAGTATGAATCCTTATCTTAAGATGAGCAAAGAAGATCTTGTTAGTGAAGCTCATGCTTATATTGAAGAGTTTGAAGTGTCCTAAAGATCACTACCATCATGGGGCCTGGATACATTATCAGGTCCCCAGAGAGGTCTCAGATTAGTATAGTGAAAGCATTTCTTTTGTTCTTCTATATTGGTTAAGTCAAATGTATTACAAGGCATTATATGATCAACATGCCAACCATTTATAGTATGATTCTCCCAAGTCATCCCTGGTAACCATTGGGATTCTATATGCTTCTTTAGATCTTCTATAGAGCATCCAACAAGAGCTATAGCACTTAATTGTTTCTCAGCGTTTTTAGCTTTTAACGCACTGTATAATCTATTACGTAGCTTACGTTTTATCTTATGCTTTGGATCTTTAATATATTTTCTATATAAAGCTCTAGTAAGTTCGTTTCTACGATCTTTTGTTAGCTCGTTATATTCCTTATAGTACTCTTTCATGCGCTCTTTAGTCTTAGGATCTTTGAGATAGTTTCTTTGATACTCTGCTGTTCGTTTTTTGTACTCTGGATCCTTACGCCTTTCTTTACCTTTTTCTTTATATCTTTCTTTATTTCTCTCGTAACACTCTTTAGACTTTATACTGTGATATTCTTTATGCTCCAAAACATATTGTTTTTTGCGTTCTGCAGTACCTGGCTTTATTCTACCTTTCGCACGACACGCCATTGAGCAATATTTTGCTTTCTTGCACTGGAAGAAAGAAAACTCTTTATTACAGATTTTACAGTTAGCTGTTACGGTTAATGATGGTCGCTTACTTGCTGCATGAATCCCCGAACATTTTCGTGAGCAATATCTTCTATTACGCGAAGGAGGGTAAAAAGAAAACTCTTTGCTGCAGTATAAGCAGTTGGTTATTACAGTAGACGGTTGTTGAGTTGTGTTGTTCATCGCATAAATATTTATGCTCCTAGGCGTTCTTTCCGTATACATTCTACGGTTTGTGTTTGTGTTCATCGCAGTTCCAACAACGCCTAGGAGTTTCTTCTTGCCGATGCCTACGATATCATGTATTATAGGTGTATGAATAAGAAAGCCGCAAAGACTCTTAAAGCAGCTGCCAAAAGCTATAAAGAAAAGGTACGTCAACCGGTTGTTGTAGAATTTCAAGAGGAACACCTAAACGTAATAATCCGTGCGTTAGAGGTGTATCAGCGCTTACGCTTGGGCCAGGTTGATTATGCTTTGAGCGAAGCTTTCGATCATTGTATCGATTATGAGGATAGGAGGGCTTGTCATAAATTTATAAGAGATACTCTCTTTAAGGATCCAGACCTTGGAGGTCATCTCGACGCTTCTTGGGGTATTTACAATCAAGAGAAGGTAGGCGATGCTACTCTTGGATATGAAGTTCAAAAAACTCTTAGAAGGTACAAAGCTTTTAAGAGGAACGACGGATGGGCAGACTATACAAGGGATTTCGACGCTCCGCACTCACACACTGGTGTTCCTTTGCCTGTAGTTCAAGGAGCAATTGAGCATAAGGACTTTAAGATCCCTAAGAAGCTTTGGAAGAAGATTGCTAATGCTATTGAGAATAAGGACACAGCTGATTGGAGTGATATTTGGAAGAGCATTGATAAAGCTATGCCTAATTTGCCAAGAGGAGAGAAGTCAGAGATTGTTAATCTTCTCTGGGATGTTAGTGAGACTGAATCTCAATGGGTAATAAGGGTGACAGCGGCGATTCGTCCAAAAGAACATCGCGACCATCCTTAGGTCTTTTTAAATTATCTGTAGCCCAAAGAGGTCTCAAATTGGTATAATGAAAGCATTGTTTTTGCTGCTCAGGATCCGATAAATCAAAAGCATTACACGGCTTGATATGATCTATATGCCATGTTTTATGGTTGTAGTTATCCCAACTCATTCCCTCTACGAATTGTGATTCGATATGCTCTTTTAAAGTAGTTATATCACACCCTACAAGCTTCATAGTAGAAGCACTTTTACATACGTTATGATTTTTTACAGCATGATTAATACGGGTTCTTAATGTATTGCTAAGCTTATACTGGGGATCTGTTTGATATTTTTTGTTTGTACGGCTTCTTATTCTTTTTTTATTTTTCTTTATCCATTCTGTGGTGCTTTCTAAATGCTTTTCATATTTGTCAGGATTGGCTTTGAGCCAATTTCTTACATATTCGCTTCTCACTTCTCTATTATTCTTTTGATATTCTTTTGCTTTCTTTAATTCGCGTTCTCTATTTTCTTGATACCATTGTTTAGTGTATTCTTTAGTTCTTTTTGTTCTCTCTTCATCACTACGAATACGTTCTCTATTTCTTTGATACCAATCCTTGTAATGATTTGGATTAAGAGCTTTCTTTTTTAAAGCGTATTGCCTATAATACTCTCTTTTAGCTTCTTTGTGTTTTAATATCTTTTCGTCAACAGACGATTCTTGCGTGGTATTATTTGTGATCATGACTAAATTATTTATGCCTCCGGGGTACATTTCTTACAGCCATAGCTGTTTGTATTATATTGATCATGACAGACAATCGTATCCCGGAGGTTCTTCTTGACACCTCCTCCTAAAGCATATAGAATAAGATTATGAAGACATATAAAAACAAAGACACTAATGAACTAGTATCATTTGATAGAAAGGAAAATGGTGTTGTTTATCTTAATAAAATTCTTAATGGTAATGAGACTAGGGAAAGTCTTGGAAAGGTTACATCAGAGCTAATCATTGTATCAGATACCAATTTTCCTCTGATATATGAGGAGGTATATGAATGACTAATATGAATTGGATACCACAAAAGATTGCAATCAGAGAGTCTCTTTTAGGTCTCCTAATCAAAGAGAAGAAAGAAGAGATTACTATTGGCTGTGGACTAAAGGCATTGGATCAGATTATGCAGATGTCAGAGTATATCAGATCACTTAAGAGTCTCTATATTGCTGATTGCTATATTAAAGCTGAAAGAGACTTTGAATTAGATCCTTGGGATATTGTGTATAATGGCAAAGTAATTTTTGGTTAATATGAAGCATTTTAGAATTCAAAGATACTTTAGTAATTGCTGGAGCTTTATAGATGGTATTGAGTATAATTCATATGAAGATGCTGAAAAGGCTATTAAGGAACATTATTCAGAACAAAATACAAGAATTATAAACATGGAAGAAGATGACATTGACATTGGAGAAAGCCCTTATTGCCCAGTTTGTGAAAGCTGTGGTGAGGAAGGATGCTGTAGTGTAGAGAATTCTCTTTGGAAACATGGTTGCAAATATGGTGAATGGTATGCAAGGGATGTTTATCAGAATGAGATGATCATTGATGAGTTCCATAAGCTCTTTGATGAGAATGGAAAGTATCTAGGATGTGATGGTAATCCTATTGAGGTAGTGTATAATAATGCTTTTGATAGAACAAAGGAGAAATATGGAAAAGGAAATTGATTGTAGCTATACTGATGAAGTAGTTTGTCCTTATTGTGGTCATGAGAGTGGAGATTCTTTTGAGCATTTTAGAGGGCATAATGATACTATTGAAGTAGAATGTGATGAGTGTAATAAGAGCTTTGCAGCTTATGCAGAGCATGAAGTACATTATTTCACATACAAAAAGGAATAAAAAGATAAATAATAATATGAAGTTTGACAAATTGACAGAAGCTTATATGAATATTGTTAATGAAGATATAGACAATAAGGTTTTTGTAGTATTTAGCTCCAGCGAAAATAATGATGAATTTAAAGCAGTCTGTAGAACAGAAGAGGCTGCTAAGGAGCTTGTTAGAAAATTAGATTTAGATTTAATCAGAAGAACAGGTATTACTGATTCTAAAAAAGTTGAATCCTTTTTAAGTGAGTTTGGTCATTATTATAGTGATGTGAATTTAATTGGGTAAAAAATCTTGACTAGTCCATAGAATGCCTATAGTATTAAGGAATGTCTCTTAAAGGTCATATCAGTCACTATACTATTGAAAAGGATACAACTGGAATTGTTGTAGCTGTTAATTTCTCTTTATTACGTAAGTAATAATCTCTATTTCTATCTTTACTTTTCTTATTTTTAGAGAGTTCTTGTGTGGTAGTTTGATTGCTCATGACATATATATTTATACCTCCGAAGCACCTTTCTTGTGACCATAGTTATAGGTAAGTTTATTGCTCATGACAGACAATAGTGCTTCGGAGGCCTTTTTTTCTTGCTTTCATAATGAAAATGCATTATTATGCATGTATGCAAACTAGAAATAGAAATAGAATTACAAGTACTGTCCAAGTCGAGCTTTTTGAGAGCGATGCTCGAGAGAGTAATCAGATTCTCCACATTCGACCTTATAAGGATAATGGTGAACAATGGTCAGAGTTTGCTATAGAAGATACCGATCCCGGTCACTTTGATAGGAATCCAAAGCCTGCTACAAAGATTATCTTTGATAACTGTAATCTTGATTCCATTATTGAAGCGTTAACTATCTATAGAGATAATCAAAAGAGAATTAAGACTCTGTAATATGCTTCAATATATTTTTTGGTCTTCGGTGTTAGGTGGCGACAATAAACCTGTTGTTCATCATGGTCATATTACTGTAACACCTCCTGTGGATTGTAGTTATTCTATGTCTCTTTGTTTGATCTTTTTTGTTGTTATACCTTTCCTTGTTATTGGAGTGCCTATTATAGCAATTTGGTGGGATATTAAGAAGCATCCTAATAAGCCAGTAAAGAGAGTAGCAAAGAAATAATATGAGTATTGAGTATACAATTAAAAAGAACTACTACGCTGTTACTACTGACAAGTATGAAAAACCTATGTTTTGTACTTATCTTGGTGAGTTTCCTGATTGGATTAGAACACTCGAAGATGGTAAAACGTTCGCTGGCTCTGGTATAAATGCAGCTAAGGATAAAGCCGATCAGGTTTGCAAAGGGTTCTATATGGTTTATGATGAAGCAGAGATGAATCTCTTCTATTCCTCCATCGGCCAAGCTCTAGCAGAAGGTGCTAAGAGTTTTTCTTAATAAACATATATTGAAAACTATATGTTTTATGATAAATAAACGTATAGTATGTCAATTTCCTTACAAGCAGATCAAACAGCTCCTCAGGGATATATCCTAGTTAATGGTACAACAGCTGCGACCGTTAACGCATTTGGTAACCTGACAACTACGAGTTTAAATACCAATACTGCAACCATAACTAATTTGAGTAGTGCGAGTTTAAGTGCTGGTGCTATTAATATAACTACACTGCAATCTAGTGGATCTGGATTATTTGGATCTACTGCAGGAATCGGAATTGTTAATACAGGGTTTTTTGGCGATCAAACAAATCTTGCTTTACGAATTCCGAGTAATACCGGCGCCATTTATATTCAAACAATTGCAGGTAATACAACGTATATGTCTTTTGGTTCTGCAGGGATAACCTTTTCCGATAGCAGTACATTATCATCTGCTCCTATTGGCTCTTCAGTTCAATCGTGGCAAGATGTAACATCTAGTAGAGCACGAAATACTACGTATACTAATTCAACAAATAGACCAATTATGGTAAATGTTACATCACCGGCAGCGGCGAGCGCGGGATTCATCTTAGTTGTAAACGGTGTAACTGTTGGGGTAACATCATCGTCTAATGCCTACTACCCCGTATCTACAACTTCAGCTATTGTACCTGCAGGTGGTACATACAGTATCACGACCTCTCAAACGCCTGGGTTTAGTAATTGGTATGAACTTCGTTAATTTATGAATCATTACATTGACACAAATAATAAATTATGGGGATTTGACGAAACACAAATCAGTCTGATTCCAGCTGACGCTGTAAAGATCTCTGATACATATGCCTTTAGTCAATATCCTTATTTAACTCTTGTAGACGGTGTTATTAATTATGATGCTGCAGCTTATGATGCTGCAATTGAAGCAGAACAATTAGCAGCTTGTAAGACAAAAGCACAGAGCTTATTAGCAGCAACTGATTGGGTAACGTTATCTGACATCACAACAGGATCACCTAAACTAACTAATCAAGCAGAGTTTCTAACCTATCGCTCAGCTGTAAGATCCTTAGCTGTTAATCCTATAACAAGTCCGAATTGGCCAGTATTACCAACGGAGCAATGGTCTAGCTAAAATCACAGACAACGATTAGAGCTGTTTATTTCTAATAGGTTTGTTTATTTTTAGAGTTGATTATCTATCAATTTGATGCTAATATATTGACATCATGCACTTCTGGCCTAACCTTTCTATTACCCGCGCTTCTAAAGCTTTTAACGTTAATAAGACCCTTGCCAATAGACCAAAAGGACTTAAGGACGAGGAGTGGAATGCTATTGTAGCTGAAGAGAAGCTTAATAAGAAGATTATGCTTAACACTGTACCTAAGGAGTCTAGAAAAAAGGTAGAGGATAGGAAGCAACGAAATTAATTTATAATGCCGAGTAGCTCAGCGGTAGTAGCGGGGTCCTGTTAAGACCATGGTCGTAGGTTCGATCCCTACCTCGGCAGCCAATTTAGAGATGTTTGGGTCGCACCCAACTGAAGGGCAAACACAGGATCAGGCCAACGAGATAAAAACAAACCCTGTACAATTTAATACGAGATAGCTCAATTGGTAGAGCCCCAAAATTTGGATTTGGTGGTTGAAGGTTCAAACCCTTCTCTCGTAGCCAGTTTATTCGTCAGACCATCTACCCCAGGTACTGAAGCACAGGTAAACAATAGCAGCAGCTAATCCTGTAGCTAACCCGGTTTGAAATTTATCGTGAATTAGATGAAGAAATTGCATAATAATTTACTTATTAACAATAACGTGCAATCGCTAGAACAGCTACAAAACAAAGTAGACCTAGAAATATTTCTTCCATATTCAAATATGGTATAGGAATTCTATTTGTACGCAAGAACAAAATATTTGCTTGCTACTTCCTTTAATCTTATCCATAATAGGTGTATGAAAATTAAGCACACCCACGAAGGAGCATTGATTAACCCTGCTGTTGCTGCAGAAATTGAGGCTCTTTATCAAGAGATTGAAGATCTAAAGAAGTCTCTTAATTTGACAATCGATGTTCTGAAAGATACAACCTGGGCACTTCGTTCCATTAGGGAGCAGCGCTTGATGGATGCCGAGAGAATCATTCAATAATTTGCTTGTAATTTCCTTTTAACCCAGCCATAATAATAGTATGAAAAATAAAGAACAACAAGAACACTTCCTGAAGACCGGTCATCTTATCAATAAGAAGATTCAGTGCAATAAATGCGAAACCGACGTTACGATGTTCGGAAGTAATCTCGAGAATCGGATTAAAAAGTTCGGTACTCTTTGGAGTCTTCTCGACGAGTTTAAGTGTCGGAAGTGTATTAGTGCTTCCAAGCCTGCAAAACCTATCAAGGAGAAGAAGGTTCGGAAGGTTAAGCTTCACAAGAAGACTAACGAACAGGGAGAGGTTATCTATAGTATTCCAACTCTCAAACCATATGTTTCTCGTGAGGTCTTTTTAAAGGATTCACCGGAGCAAGTAACTAAATGCACGGAAAATGGCACATGCATTCGACCTGATATCTATCTCAATAATAATAGAGCTTGCAGGGATTGCCCGTATGCGGTTAACTGCAAAGCATCGGTTAAGCGTCTTATATTCACATAATATCGGAACCATCATAGGGTCTCTGGTGATGCTTGGGTCTATGGTAATGCTGAGGTCTCTGGTGATGCTTGGGTCTATGGTAATGATAGGGTCTATGGTAATGCTAAGGTCTATGGTAATGCTCTGGTCTATGGTCATGCTAAGGTCTATGGTAATGCTGTGGATAAACCTAAAAAGGAAATCAAATCAGAATACATCTGTGAGGACGATTTTCAAAGAATCATTTCTGGAGATGTTAATGAGGTTATCATTGATGGAGTCAAATACAAAAAGGTTACTCAGACAATTACTTCTTGGAGAAAGATTTCTTGACACCTCCTCCTAAAGCATATAGAATAAGATTATGAATGAAATACTAACAGACATAACAAAACAATCAATATTAAAATTAACTGACATTGCTTTAACTGAATTTGAAGAATACTTTAAAAAAGCTGTTAAGTTTAAAGACTTCAATTTTATAATTGTACCAATCAATGACAAATACAATTATAGCTCAAAGCAATATCTTAATTTGTTAGAGTATTATCATACATATGTAGAAAAAATGAGTTAGGCATATAGAATATAAAAATCATGAATAAACAATTTACAAAAGTATTTGATAATGTTAGTACCCAGATTGAAGATGCTATAGCTCCTGTTTATGAGCTTTTTGCAAATGAAAAAATTACAAGTAAAGAATATGTAGATTTTTTATCTTTACAAGTGGAATGGTTGAATGAAGAGATTGAAAAACATCAATAGAACTCTATTAAAATAATATGACTAAAGAAGAATATGATTCGATTCCTTTATGGAATTCAAAAGATGATCCTTGGGGACTAGAGAATCTTTATTAATATGAAATCAATTCGAATACAAGGTAGAGTTGTCATTGAGATGGATGAAGTGATGGATGTTGATGATGATATTAAAGGCCCAGAATTAGGTAAAGCTTGTTTTAGACTCTTGAGAGAGTTAGCTAAGGATTATGTCTATGATGCACCTGTAAAGATTGATAGTATTTGTCTTGAAGGAAAGGATGAAGAACTTGATGCAGGGGATTATTAAGCTTGAAGTGTCCTAAGGATCCATATAGTATAAAGGTATGAAAAAGAAAATAGATGCAACCCATAAGGAATTCTGTGAAGATGATTTTCAGATGATCGCTGGTGATGCAAAAGAGGTCATCATTGATGGTATAAAATATAAAAAAGTTACAAATATCATCACTTCTTGGAGAAAGATAGTGTAAAAAAAATGAAAAATTTTTTAACCTTTTGCGGCGGGGCTATTGTCCTTGCTCTTACAGCGTCGATAATTATGTTTCTTATCGCTGGATCGGCTTGGATTTTTGCTGAGATTGTTTGCCACATTCCCAAAATATGAACAACAAAACTGATCAACTGGATGAAGAAATTCTATTTTTAACTAAAAATATTGATGATGCTATCATAGAAATTATAAAAAAAGAGTGTGATATGATGTCTAGAGATAAGAATAAATTAGAACAATATGCAGAAGCCATTGTTAAATCTATTTTCAAGAATATTGAGCTTGAAAAGGAAATTGAAAGGCTTAAGAAAGAACTAGATAATTCAAAGTTTGGTGCTCAATGTAGTGTTCATGAACTTGAATATGACAGAAAGACTCTTATAAAAGAGAATACAGAACTTAAGGAAGAAATCAAAAAACTAGAATCTAAAACCAAATACTTAATTCCTTATTGTTTTGAATGTGGAGCAGAGTATGAGGATGAATCATGTTATCCAGACAAATCAATTAGTTATATTCATCCAAGATTTTTAAAAGAACTTAAAGAAGCTAAATTTGGTGTTCAACAATTTAGATCTTGACACCTCCTCCTAAAGCATATAGAATAAGAATATGAAGAAGAGTACCAAAGACATTATACATATATCATTTGTATTGACTGTTCTTTTTTTATTAGTTTTTATTGGAATTACTTTTCAATTAATCAAAGCATTAGCCTATTGGAAATTTTTAACTCATTAATACCATGATTGGATACCAAGATAAGATAAATCAAATCCTTAGAGGAGCAGAAACTATAAAGAATATGACAAATAGACCTAATTTAACAGAAGAAGATAAGGAGCACTATAATAAGGTTGCTATGGATAAAATATATGAAAATAAGATTATTGATGCATTGGAGACTATAGCTAATGCTGCTGGTCATGGAGATTTTAATGCTATTATAGATGCTCTTGAATATGGAAATGCTATTGATCCAGAGCTGAATGAGAAGTGGTACAAATTATACACAGAAAGAAACAATATGGAACAAGAGATTTCTAAAGACAACAGTATCAAAAGAAATAATAGAGAAGACCTTGATGAAGATATTTTAGAGCTTTGCAAAGGTACAGATGATGCAATAAGAGAATTGATTATAAAGTATATTGACAGCAAAGAAAACAACCACAATGAGTAGTTTAAGGCATTTTGAATATACCTTTTAATATTTTTCTTGTCACCTCCTTCTAAAAAATAAGATTATGAACGAAGAAAACAAATTTACTGAAGAGGATATAAAAGAATTGATTTTTGACACTTTATGTGATTGTCATCAATCAAGCACTTTTGTATACAGAAAAGGCGATAAAGCAAATTCGTTTTTTATTGATACACCAAGTTACGAAGATATCTTTGAAATTATCATAAAGAAGCTTGACATCTCCTCCTAAAACATATACCATAGGAACAATGAATAAATTTGAATTACATAAATCACCATTATTCACTTTTAAGTGGGCTGGTTTTAAGAACATCATTACCGATAAAGTGGAGTTTGAATGTCACTATACTAGGTATGCAAATTTTGGATTATTTAAAATTGGACCTATAGAATTTGGTTTTAGAATGCCTTGGTTAAAATATAGTATCTGGATAAAAGGATATGAAGCTGGATATAGAGATGGTTGGGATTATGGTGTAGAGGCTGAGTGGATAAGTGTTAAAGATTTAGAAGAAGCAGAAAAGCAAAAAGTTAAAGGTGCTGATAAAGAAGCAAAAATGAGACTTGAAATTGAAAAGCAATTAGCTAATGCACAGCACACAGTTGTCAATACCAGAAAGTTTGAAGAAAAAGCTTGACACCTCCTCCTAAAGCATATAGAATAAGATTATGAAAAATAATATGAAGTTTGATGATTTAGTTGAGAGTATTATGGAATCTACTAATAAGACTGATTTACATAGTGAGTTAATGCAGATAAAAAGTAAGCTTAAGATGCTTAAAAATCCATCACATGATGCAGATTTTTCCATCAGTCCAAGTGCAGTCTTAAAAAAGAAGAAAGATCTTATGGACAGAGAAAAAGAAATTCTCAAACAATTAAAGGAAATTTAATAGTAAATCTCTTTGTAACAGTAAATCTACCTAGTTTACTGTGATATAACTAGTTTATTGTTTACTGAAAACATGAATTTTTACTCATCAGTAAAAACAATAGATTTTAGTAAAAATTCTTTTCTTGACACCTCCTCCTAAAGCATATATAATAAGATTATGAAACAACTTAAAAACCTTTTTTATACAGTCATTGCAACTATTGCAGCACTCTATGTCTATTATCTGATCTCTGGTGAAGTAATTTGTTTTAAGCATATCTAAAATGGAACTCATTAAAGAACCCTATCCTCATTATAGAGAAGAAGACATCTTCAGCATCCTCAATGATGTTGAGAAGAAACTCTGGTGTAGCTTCATTTATGGTCAAACTGTTCTAGTAAGAGAGGATGGAGGTTCTGGAATCTATGAGACAGATTGGGATAGGTTTGAGAGAATTCTAAAGAAGCAATCTTTAAATGAGTTAACTAAACAGGCACAAGAGCTTAATATGGGGTATTAATATGATTGGATACCAAGATAAGATAAATCAAATCCTTAGAGGAGCAGAGACTATAAAGAATATGAATGATGATATTGATTTGGAGTTGTCTGTGTCTGTATTGACAAAGACTCTAAAGGATGTTCAGCTGGAAAGAGATGCTCTGTGGGTCAAAACTCAAGAGGATGAGAGGATTATAAATGATCTGAGAGATGTAAATAAAGAGTTAAGGGATAAAATTAAAAAGCTTGAATTGTCCTTAGAATCTCTATAGACTGTAATAATGATTCACAATTTTATTAAAGAAGATCATAAACAGATCAAAAAAGATGTTCAAGAGATGAAGAGTTTTGTTGAACAGTTTGAAGCTTTGAAGCTAGAGAAAGATGCTCTGTGGGTAAAGACTCAAGAGGATGAGAGGGAGATTAATGATCTGAGAGATGCAAATAAAGAGCTAAGACAATGGAAAGAAGAAGCTCTAAAGGTCATGAATCAGTGGAATGAAGTCTCTGATTATATTAACTTGAATGCTGAAGTAGAGGATCTTGGTAGGTTTGTTCCTCAAATCTGTTTGAAGTATCTTAAAGAGAGAGATGAGTTGAAGAAAGTAGAAGAACAGAGAGATGAAGCTATTCGATTGGCAACTCTGTTCCAAGCTCTTTATCTTAGATATGGAAAGGCTGAAGATGAATCTTTTAATACTATAATAGTAAAGCAAGCAGCAAAGTCATTAGCAGAACTCAAAGGTCTAAAGTTCTTTGGAGAAGAAGAAGCTTGAAGTGTCCTAAGGATCCATATAGTATAAAGGCATGAAGAATAAAGATTACACATTTGGAGTTATTACTTGGGTTCCTAAGCATATCGAAGATGGGAACAAGTATGATGATCTTCTTGTAAGAGACAGAAAAAAAGAAGAAGATAATATGACTATGGCTAATGCTTGTGGTTACAAAGCTTATAGGTTCTATGATGTCTATGATGATGAAGAGAATGATGGTCTCTCGAAAGAAGATATTATTGATGTAAGACTTCCTGTGTTTTCTCTTGGTGAGATTCTTATCCTTGATAATTGTGGAAGAGAGGTAGCAGGAAGAGGAAGAAAGCCTTCAAAGTGGATTGTAAATTGTCAAGAGTTTGATAACCTTGATGATGCCATAGCTTGTGCTCAAAAGGTTCTTTCAGAAGAAGCTTGAAGTGTTTTAGACATCGCTACCATCATGCGGCCTTGACCTATTATCAAAGCTCCAAAGAGGTCTTAGATTAGTATAATGAAAACATTTCCTTTGCTCTTCTATATTGGTTAGATCAAACGTGTTGCATGGTTTTATATGATCAATATGCCATCCGTTACTTGTATGGTTTTCCCAGTTCATACCCGGTAACCATTGTCTTTCAATATATTGTACAAAATCCTCAATAGTACAACCTAATAATTCTAATGTTTTGATATCTTTATTTGTTTTTTGTTTTCTTAAAGCTGCAAATAATCTACATCTTAGTATACCAACCATTTTAAAGTGTAAGTCATTTGTTCGCCTATATTTAAATCTTTTGCTTATCTCTTCTTTATTAACGAGTCTGTGATTTTGGGTGTATTCTTTAATTCGCTCTTTATTCCTACTATAATATTCGTTATGCTTCGCTCGCTGTCTGCCGGATTTCTTATATTCAGCACAGTATATTTTCATTTGTGCTAAACGTTTATCCCGATTTCTCTCATGATTAGCTATTGCAGCTGCTCTTTGCTCATCTCTATTTTGTTGGTACCATTTTTTTGCTAGATCTAGGCGTCTTTCTTTATTTCGTTTATAACAGTCAGTAGAAGACTTTATTTGTTTATCTCTATTTTTTGAGTAATATTCTTTACCGTACTTTAAACGGCTTTCTCTATTGTTGATATAGCGTTCTTTTGCTGCAGCTGCTAATTTCTCTTTATTACGTAAGTAATAATCTCTATTTCTATCTTTACTTTTATTATTTTTAGAGAGTTCTTGTGTGGTAGTTTGATTGCTCATGACATATATATTTATACCTCCGAAGCACCTTTCCTGTGACCATAGTTATAGGTAAGTTTATTGCTCATGACAGACAATAGTGCTTCGGAGGCCTTTTTTTCTTGCTTTCATAATGAAAATGTATTACTATGTATGTATGCGAACTAGAAATAGAATTATAAGTACTGTCCAAGTCGAGCTTTTTGAGAATGATGCTCACGAATGTAATCAGATTCTTTACATTCGACCTCATTATGATAATCCTGAGGATTGGTCAGAGTTTGCTATCCAGGATACTGACCCGTGTCACTTTGATAGGAATCCGCAACCTTGTACAAAGATTCTTTTTGATAACTGCAATCTAGATGCTATTATTCAAGCTTTACTAATCTATCAAGATAATCTCAAAGCTATTAACGATCGATAGTATCACTGCCATTCTTAGGTCTAGATAAGTTATCTGTGGCCCAAAGAGGTCTTAGATTGGTATAGTGAAAGCATTGCTTTTGTTGTTTTATATCAGTCAAATCAAAAGTGTTAGTCGGTTTTATATG